GGTTCTATAGGTATAGACCGAATAGGTGAACGACGACCTGTGTCAGGTGGTGGAGTTTCAGGTTCTATAGGTAGAGATCTAATAGGTGAACGACGACCTATGTCAGGTGGTGGGGTTTCAGGTTCTATAGGTAGAGATCTAATAGGTGAACGACGACCTGTGTCAGGTGGTGGCGTTTCAGGTTCTATAGGTATAGACCGAATAGGTGATCTACCAAAAGATGGTACAGATGATGGAATAGGTGTTCTAACAGGTGATCGACGACCTGGGTCAGGTGGTGGCGTTTCAGGACCTGTTTCAGGTGGAATAGGTAATCTACCAAAAGATGATGGAATAGGTGATCGACGACCTGTGTCAGGTGGTGGCGTTTCAGGACCTGTTTCAGGTGGAATAGGTAGAGATCTACCAAAAGATGATGGATTAGGTGTTCTAACAGGTGATCGTGTTGTACCAAAAGTAAAAGATTTGTCAGGTACTAGAGGTAATTGTGGATTTGAATCTAAATCAGAATCAGAATCAGAATCGGATTCAGAATCGGATTCAGAATCGGATTCAGAATCTAAATCAGAATCTTCTTTTCCAAAAATTTTGACTATGTCGGACTGATCATCTGAATCATCATCAAGATCTGGTGTTGGAACTTCTTTTTTCGGAACTTCTTTAGTTCTAGAATTTAAAGATTGTTTAAGTTTTAGAACATTTTTTGGCATAGAAATTGTTCGTTGTTCAGGAGAAATATAATTATGAGTACCATTATTAACCATTTGAGCGGCCAATTTACTTGAAATACAAACTCCTTCTCCATTTGGATAGTCTACAACACTCGCATCGCAAACTAAACCATTTTCACAATCCCAATTTGGAGTTTTGCATTTGTTAGTTGAACATACATATTCACTCATAACATCTTTTCGTTTATTAGGACCCATTAGGTTTAATGTTTTATATAATTTTTTCATTTCTTCAACCTTCATATCTTTAGATTTTTGTAAACATTCTTCATAAGCAGATTGTGTTGAATTTTTGCTACTACTAGCAGATGGTGTAGGTGATTTTTTGCTACTACTAGCAGATGGAGCGGGTGTTTCATCTGCTCCACACGCACACGCATCTAATGCTTCAGCAAGTTCTGTTGCAGTAGCAGATTTTTTGTATTTTATATTTTTAACATCACACATTCTTTTTAAATCATCAATTGAATATGTTTTTACTAAATCTTCTACAGATGGAAGATTATGCATATTTGTAAGACAACCATTATTTGTTTGTTTATTTGTACAACTGTACAATGCATTCACAAAATCATTTTTCTTCCAAGAAGACAAATATGCCATATTTTTTTGACCAAACAATAATTTTAACTGTGTTATACTTAATTTGCTTAATTCTTGACGAGAAATGACATTAAGAACACAAGGCTTTTTAGTTTTTGATGCACGTGTAGGAGACGAAGGTGTAGACGAAGGTGTAGACGAATGTGTAGACGAAGATGCAGACGAAAGTGTAGGTGTAGACGAAGATGAAAGTGTAGGCGTAGGTGTAGGTGAAGCACCAGAATAAGTTCCTGTTAGAACAGCTTCGGCTATTTTATCACATAATTCTTGTTTAGTATGTTTTCCTGTTGTTTCAACACCACATTTTTTAGCCAACGATTTAATTTCATCTAGTTTATAAGACATACATTTCTTTGGATAATCTTCATCACATTTACGTGTAGGTGTAGGTGTAGGTGTAGGTGTAGGTGTAGGTGTAGGTGTAGGTGAAGCACCAGAATAAGTTCCTGTTAGAACAGCTTCGGCTATTTTATCACATAATTCTTGTTTAGTATGTTTTCCTGTTGTTTCAACACCACATTTTTTAGCCAACGATTTAATTTCATCTAGTTTATAAGACATACATTTCTTTGGATAATCTTCATCACATTTACGTGATGGTGTTGGTGTTGGTGTAGAAGTAGAAGTAGAAGGTTTATAACTTCCATCTAAAACAGCTTTTGCTATTCTAGCACAAACGGTAGCTTTATTTCCCTCTGTAGATACGTTACATTTTTGAGCCAATAAATCAATTTCTGGTTTGCTATAAGTATTGCATTTCTCCGCATTTTTTTGATTACATTCAGGTGTTTCCAAATTAAAGTCTCCTTTGCCAATAGCACCTGCTATTTCATTACATAACTGGTCACGACCTTTTTTACCTATTTCTATTCCACATTTTTTTGCTAATTCTTGAATATCTTTTGCATTATACATGCTAGCGTTTTTACAATATTTAATTGATTCGTCTGTATTAATACCACACCCTACTTTTGGAGGAAGTTTCGACATTTATTTATAATCCACAATTATTTTAATTTAATTTTATTGATTTATATAAAATATTTTAATTTAAATTTTTATAAACATACATATAAAAATTTATTATTAAATTTTAACGAGAAAATTAGATTTGTAATCTCTTATTTTATCTTTAATTTTTCCTTTTTGATTTCCAACTAAGCGGCATCCTTTGTCAGAAACAAAATCAAAATTTTTATGTACGTGACCACATATCCATGTTTGAACAAAATTTACATCAAGTAAATAATCTAAATCAGTAGCGTATATAGACTGAAATTTTTTTTTCTTTTCACATGCATTTTCAAGTACTTTTTTTGTAGGTGGATAGTGTGTTATAATTATTAATTTGTGATCATTTTTTTTGCAAAATTCCATCATTTTTTTTAGATATTGAACTTCTTTTGTATGTTTTTCTCTATATTCTTTAGTACGAACACCATTAATTCTAACTATAAAAGGTGGTATTTGTCCTTCTGGATTGCTCCATAAAGTACAACCTGCAAAACAAATATTGTCAATAAGAACACTAGAGCAATTAAGTATTTTAAGATTTGGTATTATCTTTTCTATCATCTTCATCCTTTTTTCTAATGTTTCCCAAGTTAAATGTTCGTAACCTGGAACAGTATACCATTCGTGATTTCCAGGAACATATAACACAAGTTGAAAAAAAGAACATAATTTTTTTAAAAATTCTGTTAATTGTTGAATTTTATAGAATGAACCAATGTCACCTGCAAGAATCAAAATATCAGCAGACGGAGTAATAAAATCCAATGGATTTGGAATATTATTATTTTTATACTCGATATGTAAATCAGATGCTATTTGTACTGTGACCATCTTAATTTTAAAAAATATTTCTTTTGATGTATATAAATTTCATTTTTAAAATTTGTATTTTGTAAAATGACAAGGCAACTTTATACATAATTTCATACTAAGCCAAAAGTTAGATCTAGTGTAAATTAAATTAATCATCAAGATCCGGGATATCAACATCTATGTTAGGACCTTTCATTTTTCTTTTACGTTGTACAGGGTTTGATGATTGTGCTGGAGAAGTATTCATACTATTAACCATACCTAAAATATTTGCACCCGTCTTTTTCATAATCATTTTAGAAATAACAAAGAACGCTGCGTTCATAATAATCATAAAAAGCAAACGTAATTCAACAGGCCATTTACTTCCTGTTGGAACATAACTTTTTTCTCCTAATTCAATAAGTAGCTTTTCATAAGAGTTCATAGATAAAATTTGTTGTTGTGTAAAACCCTGCATATCAAAACCTAAAAAGTTTCCAAAAATAAATTCACAACCCATAAAACCATAAACTATATATGTTTTATAATTATCAACTGAAGAATCTAAAGAAAGTCTTCGTACACTATCTCCATAAGATTTTTGCATTGTTCTAATATCTGTATGAATAGTGTATTCTGGAATAATAGATGATGGATAAGATTTTCGAAGAAGATCAAATTTAAACAATAATTCACGCTTAGAATCTTCTTCTCTTTGTTCATTCATTGTGGTTTGATTAATATCTCTTAACTCTTTTCTTGGAATATACCCACCTTGTTTTTCTAATTCTGATAATGTTGGAGCAGAACTATTATTTACCTGTTGGTAAGAAATACTATGTCCTTTAGAATCTCTGTGACGACTGTATTTATCTTTACTTCTTTTAGATGAACGGTCTGATGATTTATCAAAACTTACTTCACTCGCACTATCATCATTTAATAGTTCCTTTAATCTTACAGATAAATCTTCAGAATCGGCTGAAGACGAATTATCTTTTTCTTTTTCTTTATCTTTATCTTTTTCCAAAATTGAATTATCACTATCAGAAGAAGATCCTGAATCCTTTCGATTAGATTTTTTTATATCATCTTCACTGTCGTCATCTAGTAAAAGATCCATTTTTTTATTAAATTCTTTGTCTTTTTGTTTACGTTTGTTTTTATTTTTTGACTTTTCTTGTTCAGAATCAGAATCATCTGTGTCGGAAGCTTGGTAACTATTTTCACTTTCATTGCGATCGATTTTTTTGTATTTTTTTGGAGTTATATTTTCTATATTTTCTTCTGAAATTGGAGGAACATATTCTTTATTAATTAAATCTTGTTTAATTTTAGCTTTATTTTCTATCAACTCTAGATAAAGCCTTGGCATCCTTGGAAAAACTTGAGGCCTATCGATTGGCAATCGTCTTAATGGGACTTTTATTACTTTAATTTGTTGATGTTTCTTTACCATTTTTAGATGAACAATAGACTACTTTAAATACCATTAGTTGTTAAAATTTTTAATTTTTTTTAAGATATTTAATCATATTTTTATTAATAATAAGTACTATTTATAAATTTATTTTAAATAAAGGTTGAAACTGATTACTCTTGTAATTTAAAAAAAATTGATTTTAAAAAAAAAGTTTTCATCTTTTAGTAAGATGAGCACTATTTCTAATCAAAATGGTACCGAATCAAAAAAAATTGATTTAGATCTAAATTCTGAGAAAAATTCTGAAATTAGTAAAACTTTTTTTGAAAATAAGGATACGATCGCTACATTTTTTGATAATGTAGCTGAAAGTTTGAAATCACTTCCTTCTATTTCATCAAATTCCGATACAGAATCAAACATATCAAGTGCTGAACTTCGAGAAATTGAAGAGTTTGTAGAAAAATCAAATCGTTTACGTAGTATTTCAGAATAAAAATAAAATATTTTGTTTACATAAAAATGGTAAATAAAAGTAATTTGTTATGTAACAAACCTCAAAAATCATGGAAACCTTCCAAAAAACGTGTAGTTAGAGCTTGTTCTAAAGGTAAAGAAAAAATTATACATTTTGGAGCAACCGGATATGGTCATAATTATAGTAGTGAAGCTCGGAAAAGTTTCCGAGCAAGACATAAATGTTCTTCTGCAAATGATAAATTAACTGCCCGTTACTGGGCTTGCAAGAATTTATGGACAAAAGGAGGATCTAAACAAACTTGTCCAAAAGGTATAAGGTGTAAAGGTACATCTCCTAAACTACGTAATAAAGTACGTAGTAAAGTACGTAGTAAACGTAAGTCTCCTAAAGTACGTAGTAAAGTACGTAGTAAAGTACGTAGTAAACGTAAGTCTCCTAAAGTACGTAGTAAAGTACGTAGTAAAGTACGTAGTAAACGTAAGTCTCCTAAAGTACGTAGTAAACGTAAGTCTCCTAAAAAATAGAATACAAATCTTTTCTAAATAAAAGTATTATACTTTTATTTAGAATTAAACAGAGTCAAAATATAATTATGTTTGTAATTTAAATAAGTATAAATAAAAAATATCTATATCTAATTAAATGGATTTTAAAGTAATAGACACAAATGCTGCCGATTTTTTTGGCATTAATAGATTTTTAAATCTATTTGGAGATATAACTAACTCTTCTAAAGGCGATATAATCGTAAGTAACGGGTCTGTATGGGAAAAATCTAGACAAAGAAATATTTTTATAAATCATAAAGGAAATACTGATGATATTATTCTAAAAATAATAAATAAAAGTAGTCCACCTATTGAATATATATTAAACATAAAAGGATATATAAAACTTAATGAAGAAGATCTAAAAGTAGACTTATCATATATTGTAAAATCAAATTTGTTAGAAAAAGGACCTGGATTTAATGTAGGAAATGGATTACTTACTTATAATATATCAAATAATATAATAAATAATATATCAAATCATCATTTAACAGTATTTCTTGCAGAAACTTGTATATATAGTTTGGAATTTAAAACATTTCCATATATTGGAAAAATAGATAATTTACAAATACAAATTGATACAACAGATAAATCAAAATATTTTATGTTTATACCTTAATTTTTATTTATTTTGTGTAAATATAAATTCTTTTCTTATATTATTTCATAAAAATAATATAATATTTAGGTTTCTTGACAAGCAAAAATCCTAGTTTTCATAAAACAAATTGATTTTAGTTCACGACGCTGATAATGCGAGCGGGCTCGGAACCACGTCTTCCAAAATGACCGATCATGCACAGGACTTTGTCACTTGGGTTAGAGATAGTTCCTGAAGCGTGTACAGTCCAGGGGCCAGACACGCTAGAAGTTGAGACCGAAATGTTCACCGCGTTGCCTGAACGCACGTACTTGTACCATCTGACTGGGTATGGCCCTACTCCTTCCTGATTATACCCCGTCTCGACACCGTACGCACCAATAGTCCCATACCCGCCACCGGACCCTCCTATCCCGACGAAACCCCATGGAGGGTTCCACATAGCAAACCACGCTATGTCCTGGTATGTCGGGTGGTGCTCATAATCGCGGATATCGGGGTTTGCTTTCCACCCCATCCCAAAGCTTACGTAGCTGTGTGCCCATGAGAGAATGATTGTGAAGTCGCCTGTGAGGATTTTGTTAACAACCACTCCAACAGCACCTTCCATTCCGTACGAAGGATCCGTTATAACCCACGACGGAGAGGGACGGTAAAAATATCCAAACGGGTACCACTCCGTCCCGCAATTTCGTAAAATCCCAAGACCGTTGTATGTACCGCTCCAATTAGGAGGTGAGGGTGTGAGCCTTCCTTTGGCATCAGCGGTGTATATTGATGATCGGTAGCTAGCGAGCGCAAAAGAAACATTTGTTTGCGTAACTGGTGATGCTACTGCAAGTGTGAGAGTTGCTGCAAGTGCGCCGCTTCCAGATCCGGAAAGTACGCGCACAACAAGTATTACAGAACCTGATGTACGAGGAGTTAGAGAAAATGTTAATACACCTGTGTTTGAATTGTAGTCATTCACAACTCCATCAAAAGGTGACGTCACAGCTTGGATTGTTGCAAGAGAGCTACCAGTTGTAACTAAAAACACAGTGAAATCTGAAGCTATGTTCATATCATATGAGCCACCAGAGATAGTTACTTTACATTGTGTAGTCTGTAATCCTACCAAAACTGGTGCAAGCCCAGTCGATGCGTCAACAAAAGATGCAATTGTAGTAACATTTGTGTATGATATTGATGGTACAGTAAAGGGCCCAGTGTACTTTGCAACGGAATACATTCGAACATCCTGAAGACTACCGTGCCAGTCAAATGTTTCACCGGTACGGGAAAAGTTTAGACCTCCAACGCAAAACTTTGTCATACTTTGCATCGTCCACGCTGGAAAAATTGCACATGAAACGCCGTTTATATATACATTGAAATTGGAGCCAGTGCGTACGAGCGCAAAGTGACTCCAAGTGTCAATGACTAGAACCCTAGTCGTATAATGACTCGTTGCATTAACTCGGTTGTAAAATTCAAGACGTCCTAAGTTTGATGTTGAGTATGCATTCATATTGCAGTGAAGTTGTATTTGTCCCGGTTCTCCATAATTGCCAGTTTGTAGTAGTGTGTTTGCCATATTAAAGCCGTTGGTTGGACGTATCCACATCTCTAGAGTAAAGTTGGCGTTAAAGTACTCATGTAGCGGCGTGCTAAATCCGCTAACAAAAAAAGATGTGTCCTGATTAACAGGAGTGTTCTGTGTTCTAATTGTATAGCTAGTTCCGTAATATCTGGAAGTAGTGCTATTGAGGTACCCACTACGCCAAGTTATTGTCTTTGTATTTGTTGATGTATTGATTTGACTACTAACTTCCGTTTGTGAATCTAGTGGTAATGCAAGAATCAAATTTCCTGAGTTAGAGTCGGATGATAAGCCAGATGTCTTGATTCTCGTGCGAGGGTTAATGTTATATATTGAACGAACTGTTTGTACACTTGCCGTAATTTGTGATGACGGTATCACAACAGACATTTCCGGGCCTGACACGTTGTCTGGTCCGAGAAGTTTAACTTTAAGAGTTAGGTCAGATGTACTCGAAGGAGTTAGTGACGTGATTGTGATAGTTTCAAGAGTATCCGAGCATGTCAACAAAGAAGAGATGATTGTTGTTTCGTTACTGTTTTGCACAAATTTGACGTACGCAACTTGAGTTGAAATAAAGTCTGAATGAATCATATCACCGCCTGTAAAAGTTAAAGTTAATGAACCAGAAGTAGACTCTTTGAGATGAATATTAGTTCCAAATCCATTTGACGTCCCATTATAAGTAAAGCTACTTGGAAAAGTGTAAATGTGTGCATTTGTAAGAGTACCAGTAGACCATAAGTACGAACGCTGTATTGGACCGTATGTTAATGTAACTGAGCCAGTATGTACAACATCGTGATCAATTTTTAGTGCATACGTTACATTTGTACCAGAGATGGTTGCTGGTGGAGTTAAGGCAGTATATCCAGTTGGAATGATGTTCACAGTAGCTGTCACTGATGCTGGAAAACTCGCAGAAAAGGTAGACGTAAGAGTTATCGTCTGTTCTAGAGTCGCTACATTGACGCTACGTGTTGTTGTGTTCATTGTTGGAAAAGTATAAACTTCGGAACTTGCAATCACAAAGGTGTATGTTGAACCGTACTGAGTTGAAAACTCGAAAGTTGTTGTTTCAATAGAATTTGCAGTGTACGGAATACGTACTGTAAGAAGTGACGTATCTACAAGAGCACCAACAAGGCTTCTAACTGTATTATTAATACGTAATGAAAATAGACTTGTCGCGTCTGTATTTGGAAAACCAGCAACAGAGTTAAAGCTAAAAGTAAGCTGTGCTGTCGATTCAAGAACAAGCTTATGTGGTGCTGAAATATTTGATGTTATAACACCAGCGCTTGTAGGAACCCACTGAGGTGCGATTGCATTTGCAAGAATTGTAAACGTAAGCTCCGGACCATCACTACCATTTGGTGCACGCAAGGCTACTTTTATAATTAAATTTTCAAGTAAAAATGGTGTTATTGAGGAAATTGAAATTGTGTTTGCCGATTTTGAGCAAGAAAGATTTGAATCTGTAAATATAATTTCTGATGTACCTTGTATGTACTTTACATATGCAACTTGTTGTGAAACAAAGCTTGAATGAAAACCGTCTCCTCCAGAAAATAATAAAGTTAGTGGACGTGGTGTCAATTGATGCAACCATCCAACTGTTGTGAAAGCACTTGGGTATGCATATGGAATTTCAAAAATTAAATTACTTTTAAAAAGAGTATATTTAAAATTATTTAAATCTTTTGCTTGATTAATGGTAATTGTTTCATTGTTACTTTCTGCAGTTGGAGTAAAATTAAAATTGTAATAATACTTATTAAGAATAGTACTTGTTGATACATTGGAAATTGTTCCTTTTGAGCATGTAATGGTTGTCTCTGATAAATCACTCGATATTGGTTTTGATACTTGTAAACTCAAATATACCGATGTTCCAATATCAAAAGTTGTTTTTACCACATTTTTACTAGAAAATTCATATAAATTAACAATGGTTTGACTGTATACTAAACTAAACGTACGTGATAAAACGCTTTGGCTACCATCTACCGTAATTATATTATTAGTTTGAATAACAAGAGACGTATTTCCATTATTAACAGGTGTTATAGTAAGCTGCGCAGTGAAATCATTAATCATTGTTACAACACCAAATGCACAATTTTCATCATTTGGAACAAAGGATAAAACCCCAGAAATTGGTTTAGAAAGAATAATTTTAACTTTTTGGGGTCTTTCTATCACAAGACTTGACATTTCGAGATAAGAGCCCGATAGATCCGTTTCAACTTGAACAGATATAATTTTTGCTCCAGCAGATATATTAACATTTTCTGATTTTATGCTTCCATCTAAAGCAGCAATATTCTTTAAGGTATATACTGTAGTACTTGGTGTTGATGAAGTTGTCACAGTAAAATTAACTTGTGATCCACTTATAGAAGTAAAGACAGGAGTTATTCCATTAGTAGCAGTAATAATAGGAGTTCTTGAATTAGATAATTGTTTATTAAAAAGAACAGAAAGATTATATAGTGTATTTTCTTCCGTAGGTTGCGAGCCACTCCATCCTACAATAATCGGTGGTATATTAAGAATAATAGGTCCTACAGTTGTAAAACCGTTGACATTTGCATCAATTGAACCATCCATAGATTGAAGACCATTAAATATGAAATTAACACTTCCAGTATTGAGAGATGTCCATTCAAATGTGATTTGTTTTCCAATAATGCTAATAGGAACAATAGTAAGTGGTGTTCCGTTAGTTGCTGTAATAGAAGTACACGTTTTAATATCTTTGTTAAATACAGCAACAAGAGAATCAGAATTTGTATAAGGAAAATTTTGTGATGCTGGTGTAACTATCCAATTAGAGAAATCAGGTTCTTTTAGCAAATTTTTGATTTCAAACGTATGAGCTGATGCGTTAACGTATTGTATATCTGCTGCTTTACAACTAGTAAAAATGATGCTATCACTAGTATCTGTAGTTGGAGTAGTATAATCAAATGTACAAGTTCCATTAGAAAATGATACGTTAGAGACAGATGATTGAGATGAAGAAGTCGTGACTACACCTGCATCTACACCTCCTTCAGAAAAAAGCATTGTAAGGCCAGTGTATTTATTATTAAGAGTGTTAATGGTTGGATTGCCTTGAATATTTGTAGGTACAACATCAACCGGTGAAATCGTAATAGGCATCACAATTGTTTTGTTTAAAGAATCATCGGTTGAATAAATAGTAAATGTAAAAATGTCTGTTAGTTGCGGAGGTTTGTAGTAAACAAATATATTATTTGCTGTTATCGTAGTTGGAAGATCACCTCTTCTTTGAGATGATACTTTTGTTTTAGACCCAAGAATAAAATCTAGTGCAAAACCAAGGGAAGGATATGTTTGTCTGACAAAAATTTCAGACGGAGTCATTGGTGATTTTAGAAAATCACCAAGATACCCTAAGTTAGAATTAACTCTACTCGTACGTAAAAGTTCTTTTGTTGTATCATAGTATAGCCAAACTCCAACAGTAGACCCTACCTCTTGTATTTTAAATGCTTTTATTAATAAATCAGCGTCAGTTGTAACTGGCATTATTTATATAAAATAAATAAATAATTATTATTTATTTTTTTCTTTTGTAATAATATTTATAATCAGTGTAGATTAATCAAATATAATTATGTAGAAGCGTCTGATCCTAATAAATAATTTGAGCTATTTTCAAAATGAGTTAAAGCTCTATTATATGCATAAACATTACCAATATTAATATCAATCCCTTGATTTGATGAACCATTATAATAAGCTGCAAATAAATTGAAAATTATAGATGCTTGAACATTGGTTGCCACAATTGTAATATGTTGCCAAGAAGATGATACACTATTAAAACACGTTTGTATATTACTAATTGGTTGAGATAATCCACCATTAAAGTAAAATATTGCATTTGACCAAACACTTCCGATTTGACCATAATATGCATTTATATAAGTTTCACTTGTTGTTTTACGTCCATCAAGTATATATCCAAAGGTAAGAGAAGTTATATAATACCAAATTGAAATAGTTTGAACATTTGCTATTGGTAAAAATAATGTGGAAATGTTAGAAAAAACGTTACTATTTGTATTAATAAGGTGAATTGCTCTTTTTCCTAGAATTGTTACAGATTCATAAGATCCATTTATTGTACCTGTTCCACCTCCTGATGCTAAATTAATTAAAGTTGATCCCGATCCAGAATAAGAAGACGATTTATTAGGTGCTATAAATATCACAAGTCCTGGTGTTATTATTTTTGTCAAGTTGACAAACTTTTCCATTAGATACGAATTAAGATTTGCAACTTCAACACCATTTAATGCAACGTTGTATATCCTAAGTTCAGCCATATTCATAGTCAGCCTGTAAATCCCTGCACCGTTGCCTCCGATTTTGATATCTGGATCGCTCGTCATTGCCTGCTCAGATATTACTGGGTTCATCGCAACTCCGTTAACATACGGTCGCATAATCCCTCCAGAGTACGCCATACACAGATGAGCCCATGTGTTGTTAATAGTGAACGTACGGTTAGTTCCTACATTGGTCACATGCATATTTCCTGCCCATCGATGTGGGTGGTTAAATATTTGGAACGTATTTGACCACATGCCAAAGAACAGAATGTATGGAGGATCAGTTGGGCCACTGACAATGCCTCCGTTTGTTGGCTGGTCGTAGCTTGTAACCTTGCACATTACGCTGATTGTGTATGAAGTGTAAGGAAACGTGTTTGAGGAAAAAGGAATGCGTGCGACTCCAACGTTTCCTGGAAAAAATACGGATCCTTTTTTGATTCCCGTGTCAAAGTATCTTCCCTTTAAAGAGTTGTAGTTTTGATTAATTTCGGATGATGTGAGAATACGGTTGTACACAGAAATGTGTGATATGTAGCCTTTAAAATTCGCGCCTGTATCAAATTTCCCTATTTGATATGCAGATGTTGGAGAGATGTTCCAATATAAGCTACCGGTTCCGGTGAGCAGAGTTCCATTTTTATATGCGTATATTGATACAGCACTTCCGGTTGTTACACCAGAATATACAATTGTTGCATAAATCCATTGGTTTAGGTGGTCAGATCCTAAGTTTACTGATGCGGCTAAAGTATTGCCTGCTACATGTAATTGAAAAACAGTGAGAGTATTAGGGTCTCCAGCAAAACAAAACATTGAACCACCACTGACACCAACGCTGTTAGAAAATAAAGCTGTCCAACTGGAACCGGCAGTTCTATAGAACCAACATGATATGGTATGTGGACCTGTAAAAGTAGAAGAAGCAATTGTCCCTGTTACAATATCATTAGAACCATCAAATATAATATATTCGCTGTTTGCATTGCTATATGTTGGTCCGTTTGTCAATGTCCCATTGTTCCCATTACCGCTAAGATCAGTCCATAAGGTCCCATATCCTGGATATGATGACCTATTGCCAGCGTCGAGCAAAAGCGCAAGATTACTCGTAATTATCGTGGAACTGTTAAAATTACCTGATTTATAAACTTGAACTGTCTGTCCAGTAGTAACTGGCACACAATGTTTATTACTTCCACTTTTATCTACCCATGAAGTTATTGTTGTATTTTCAGCTGGTTCTATTCCAGTACCAAGAGGATCAGAACCATCAAGCCATACAATAAGGCCTGACACCGGTACATTTGATAAACTTTCAATTTGTGCTGACGGAATTACTACAGAAATGTCGGAGCTGAGAACACCATCTGGCCCTCTGAGCTTGACTTTAATTGTTAGATCAGATGTGCTTGTTGGAGTTATAGAAGATATTGTAATTGTTTCAAGTGGATCAGAGCATGAAAGATAATCTGTGTTGATTGTTGTATCCTCTCCACCGCTCTGTGAAAATTTGACATATTCAATTTGGTTTGCCACTAAACTTGAATGTATTTTATCACCAGTAGTAAATGTTAGAGTCAAAGAACTAGAAGTAGATTGCCTCAATGTTCCGCTGTATGTAAATGTACTTGGGAAAGTATAAATGTTAGAAGATGTGAGAGTATCAGTGTTCCAAGAATACTCACGTTGAACTGCACCATATAAAAGTTTTATAGTTCCTGAATAGGAAACATCATATTCTACAGTAACAGAATATGTTATACTTAAACGAGAATCAGAAATGATTGTTGTAGGTGATATAGTAGTTGAATATCCAGTTGGCAATATACTTACTGTATTTGTCGCACTTGTTGGAATTGCACTAGAAAAATTTGATGTAAGAGTAAGTGTTTGGTTCAATGATACAAAACTCACGTTGCGTGAAGTTGAAACCATTGTTGGGAAAGTGTATACTTCAGAACTTAAAACACTAAAAATGTAATTTGTTCCGTAAACGGTCGAAAACTTAAAAGTTGTTGTCTCAACGGCAGATATTGTATATGAAATGCGTATAGTACAAAGTGAAATGTCTACGAAAGCACCTGTGAGACTTGTTAATACATCATTAACACCATTATTAACACGTAGTATAAAAAGTGTAGTAGCATCAGTACTCGGAAAGTTTGTTGCAGAATTAAAACTAAAAGTAAGCTGACAAGTTGACCCGACAACAAGCTTATGTGGTGACGGAATATTGGAGGCTATAGAACCAGCACTTGTGGGAACCCATTGAGGCAAAATCGCATTTGCAAGAACTGTAGATGAAATTTCTGGACCAACACGACCATTAGGTGCAAGTAATACTACTTTTATAATTAAATCTTGAAGTGAAAATGGTGTTATTGAACCAATTGAGATTGTATTTGCAGAGCACGAAAGATTTGAATTTGTAAATATAATTTCTGTTGTACCTTGTATGTACTTTACGTATGAAATTTGTTCAGAAACAATATTTGAATGAAAACCGTCTCCTCCAGAAAATAATAAAGTAAGTGAGCTTGATCTGATATGTTGTAAAGTTCCACTAATAGTAAAAGAAGTTGGATATGCATATGGAATTACAAAAATTAAATTACTCTGTGAAAGATTATATTTAAAATTGCTTAAATCTTTTGCTCTATTAATGTTAATTATTTGATTAGTACTTGGTGTTGTTGGAGTAAAATCAAAATTGTAATAATACTTATTATTAATAGTGCTTTGTGATACATTGGAGACTGTTCCATTTGAACATGTAATGGTTGTATCTGATAAATCACTCGATATTGGTTTTGATACTTGTAAACTTAAAGCTACTAATGTTCCAATATCAAAAGTTGTTTTTACCACATTTTTATTAGAAGATTCATATAAATTAAGAATGGTTTGACTGTATACTAAACTAAACGTACGTGATAAAACGCTTTGGCTACCATCTAACGTAATTATATTGTTAGTTTGAATAACAAGAGACGTATTTCCATTATTAACAGGTGTTATAGTAAGCTGCGCAGTGAAATCATTAATCATTGTTACAACACCAAATGCACAATTTTCATCATTTGGAACAAAGGATAAAACTCCAGAAATTGGTTTAGAAAGAATAATTTTAACTTTTTGGGGTCTTTCTATCACAAGACTTGACATTTCGAGATAAGATCCCGATAGATCCGTTTCAACTTGTACAGATATAATTTTTGCACCAGCAGATATATTAAGACCAGCGTATTTTATGCTTCCATCTAAAGCAGCAATATTCTTTAACGTATATACTGTAGTACTTGGATTTGATGAAGTTGTAACAGTAAAATTAACTTGTGATCCACTTATAGAAGTAAACACAGGAGTGATTCCATCAGTAGCAGTAATAATAGGAGTTCTTGAATTAGATAATTCTTTGTTAAAAAGAACAGAAAGATTATATAGTGTATTTTCTTCCGTCGGTTGCGAACCAGTCCAACCTACAATAATCGGTGGTGTATTAAGAAGAATAGGTCCTACTGCTATTAGGCCGTTGACATTTGCATCAATTGAACCATCCATAGATTCAAGACCATTAAATGTGAAATTAACACTTCCAGTGGTTAGTGATGTCCATTCAAATGTCACTTTATTCAGCATAATGCTAATAGGAATAATAGTAAGTGGTGAACCGCTAGTTGCTGTAATAGAAGTACACGTTTTAATATCTTTGTTAAATACAGCGACAAGAGAATCAGAATTTGTATAAGGAAAACTTTGAGATGCTGGTGTAACTAGCCAATTAGAGAAATTAGGTTCTTTTAGCAAATTTTTAATTTCAAACGTATAAGGTGATGCGTTAACATATTGTATATCTGCTGCTTTACAACTAGTAAAAATGATGCTATCACTCGTATCTGTAGTTGGAGTAGTATAATCAAATGTACAAGTTCCATTAGAAAACGATACGTTAGAGACAGATGATTGTGATGAAGAAGTCGTCACTACACCTGCATCTACACCTCCTTCAGAAAAAAGCATTGTAAGACCAGTGTATTTATTATTAAGAGTGTTAATGGTTGGATTTCCTTGAATATTTGTAGGTACAACATCAACAGGTGAAATCGTAATAGGCATCACAATTGATTTGTTTAAAGAATTATCTGTTGAATAAATAGTAAATGTAAAAATGTCTGTTAGTTGCGGAGGTTTGTAGTAAACAAATATGTTATTTGCTGTTATTGTAACTGGAAGAAGACCTCTTCTTTGAGATGATACTGTTGTCTTAGAACCAAGAACAAAATCTAGCGCAAAACCAAGTGAAGGATATATTTGTCGCACAAAAATTTCAGATGGAGTCATTGGTGATCTTAGAAAATCACCAAGATAAGCTACTGTAGTGTTAACTCGAGTCGTACGTAAAAGTTCTGTTGTTGTATCATAGTATAACCAAACTCCAATTGGAAAGTCTTTGTCTTCTATTCTGAAAGCGTTTATTAGTAAATCAGTATCGGTTGAAACTGGCATTTTTATTATATATTAAATAATAAAATTTAAATATTTTTGTAGTTAGGAAATTTAAATAATAAATTAAGGTTTTGCTGACTTATAACTATGTGTTGTTGGAAGTTTTGACACAAGACCACATTTCCAACCAAGATATCCTTCAATGAGTGTACATTCAATAATTTGCACTTAAGTTTGATTTTGAACAAAAAAAGTAATACAACTTTTTGATATTAATCATTTTTTGATTAACATACAAATAATTTATAACTCCGATAAGAGATACTTTTCTTCTAGTAAAAAGTGTCACCAAGTTCAGAAAACACATATACTATTCTTTATTTCAAGCCCCGACAGACACAACCGCCACTTGATGCACTCCTGCGTACATCATTCCGACACCGCAAATGATCTGGTTGTGGTTACTATTGACAGTTTCACTTTTGATATTGTTCCATGACGAACCATTCGAACTATTCCGAAGTGTAATTGTGTTTCCTCTGCGTTGGTACTGCCAGTAAGTTGTCGGGAGATAGACTGTATAGTAACTACCTCCAGGATAGTTATAATTGTAGTGGTTCATAGCAACTGTGTATCCTGGAAAATTGCTTCCTACGTATGAGTACCACTCGACTGTATTATTGTAAAAGTTGGATGTGCTCAACGACGAACCTGATATCATCACATGGTCGCTGGCTTTCTGAAATTCGAAATCGCCATTGAAGCTGTATGACAACACGAAAGTGAAATCTCCTGTAAAAACAGTATTCAGAATTACACCACAATATCCATATGCCGTTGTCCAGCTCCCATCTGCGTTGATTGTCCCTTGACTGTTGTTGTGGTTTGTCGGTAGCTTAAACTTATATATTTGCGGCAACGGAACAATTTGTGCCGACGGAACAACTGCGGATATCTCAGAGCTGAGTGCACCGTCCGGCCCGCGCAGTTTCACTTTGAGTGTAATGTCTGATGTGCTTGTAGGAGTCAACGAAGAAATCGTTACTGTTTCTAGAAAATCTGAGCAGCTTAACAAAGAAGAATTTATAGTTGTAACTACGCTATTCTGAACAAACTTGACGTACTCTATTTGAGTTAATAAAATGCTCGAGTGCAGCAAATCACCTCCTATGAAAGTAAGTGTCAGGATTCCAGAGATTGAGTCTTTCAGATGGAATCCCGTCCCGTATCCGTTTGTAAGACCGTTATATGTAAAGCTGCTAGGGAAAGTGTAGATATTAGAAGAAGTTAAAGTATCTGATCCCCAATTATATGGATTGCTTGTGCTACCGTACGTAAGGTTCACCAATCCTAAATGATTAACATCTCTCTCAACTTTATGATAAACAGATACACGAGTAGTACCTATGTATAGGGCACTAATTTGTTGAGATGTTAAGTTTGCGTTTGCGTAGAAACACACTTGTCTTAACGAACCTGCAAATTCGGGGTCTGCTTCAAACGAGTGTCCCAAGTAACCAACAGACAAGTTGAAATTCACAGGTTTTGAACTTATAGAACCTGAACCGTAGTTACCTATATCACCAGAATTGAGCACCCAGCTTAATGTTGTTGCAGTAGTGTTTATTGCGATAAAGTTCCAAGTATTATTGTTAATAGTAGTAGCCGTTGTAATTGTATATACATCGTTAAAGTTTAGAGAGTTTGATCCAGTGATGTATAATCTGAAAGTTCCGTTTGTTGCCATATCGATAATACGAGTAGAAGATGGATTGTTGTTTGACTTAAACCAGCAACTAAAAGCAGCTGTATTTCCAGATGAGGTGCTTGGTAATACTATGTATGAAGCACCAGCAGCATTACGTGTAGTACTTCCTGTCAGTACCAATCCACCATCAGCAAACGTAGAAATTCCACCAGTTGTATTACCTCCAACACCAATTGTCGCATCAGTTACACCAACGCCGCTAGCATAGTTTTGTATGTTAGAAGTGAATGGATAATACCAAGTCGGAGTTGTGACATCAATTAATGAACCTGTTGATATAGTAGCTATATAAGTTACGGGGGTATTATTAAAAGGTGTTACTGTAACGCTGGCTGTCATTGATGATGGAAGACCTCCTAGAAAATTTGAAGTTAATGTAAGAGATTGTCCAAGACTTACTATTGGAATACTTCTTATTGTGTTAATTATAGTTGGATACACATATACTTGATTTGATGGAATTATAAAATTAAATTGTTGATTGAACCCATAAAATACAAAAGTATGATCTACTACTGAAATAGCAGTATAAGGAAGAGTTATTGAAATTCCACCAGCTGTCGCAAAAGAGAGAGATAACGGATTGCCGTTGACAGTAGCAGAAATTGAAGAAATAATTGTAGTAGAAAAAGCTGTAGTTACACTAAAATTAAAAGTTAAATTTACTGAATTATTAACAACAAGTTTAAAAGGTAAAGGTAGACTGAGTGATGTCACATTTACAGCAGTAATAGGACTTGCAAATTTATCAGACGTTAAGGTATTAGAAATTTCTGCACTCAGTTCTCCTTTTGGAGATTTTAATTGAACTTTAACAATCAAATTATTTGAAGTCAATGGTGTTATACTATTTATCGTTATAGTGTTTAATGTTTTAGAGCATAAGAGTAAACTAGGTGAAATTGTTGTTTCTACATTATCTTGTATATATTTAACATAAGAAATTTGTGTTGTTACATCATTCGAATGTAGATTATCCCCTCCTGTAAAAGTTAATATTAAAGAACCAGTTATTCCTTGAGAAAGATATCCTTGTCCGTAGTATCTGTTATTATTTGTTGCCAAAAAATTAAAACCAGTCGCAAAGATATATGGATTTATAAAAATTAATCCACCATACGAAATAGTATAGTTAAAATTACTTAAATCTTTTGCTCTATTAATAGTAATTGTTTGATTAGTAATTTGTAAAGTTGGAGTAAAATCAAAATTGTAATAATATTTTTCAAGAATAGTACTTTGTGATATATTAGAGACTGTTCCGTTCGAACATGTAATGGTTGTATCTGATAAATCACTCGATATTGGTTTTGATACTTGTAAACTTAAAGCTACTAATGTTCCGACATCAAAAGTTGTTTTTACTACATTTTTATTAGAAGATTCATATAAATTAAGAATGGTTTGGTTGTATACTAAACTAAAAGTACGTGATAAAACGCTTTGGCTACCATCTACAGTAATTATATTATTAGTTTGAATAACAAGAGACGTATTTCCATTATTAACAGGTGTTATAGTAAGTTGAGCAGTGAAATCATTAATCATTGATACAACACCAAATGCACAATTTTCATTTGGAACAAAGGATAAAACTCCAGAAATTGGTTTAGAAAGAATAATTTTAACTTTTTGTGCTCTTTCTATCACAAGACTTGACATTTCGAGATAAGATCCTGATAGATCCGTTTCAACTTGAACAGATATAATTTTTGCTCCAGCAGATATAGTAGCACCAGCTGATTTTATGCTTCCATCTAAAGCAGCGATATTCTTTAACGTATATACTGTAGTACTTGGTGTTGATGAAGTTGTCACAGTAAAATTAACTTGTGATCCACTTATCGAAGTAAACACAGGAGTGATTCCATCAGTAGCAGTAATAATAGGAATTCTTGAATTAGATAATTCTTTGTTAAAAAGAACAGAAAGATTATATAGTGTATTTTCTTCCGTAGGTTGCGAACCAGTCCACCCTACAATAATCGGTGGTGTATTAAGAATAATAGGTCCTACTGCTATTAGGCCGTTGACATTTGCATCGATTGAACCATCAATAGATTCAAGACCGTTAAATGTGAAATTAACACTTCCGGTGCTAAGGGAAGCCCATTCAAATGTAATTTGTTTTCCAATAATGCTTATAGGAACAATAGTAAGTGGTGATCCGCTAGTTGCTGTAATAGAAGTACACGTTTTAATATCTTTGTTAAATACAGCAACAAGAGAATCAGAATTTGTATAAGAAAAATTTTGTGACGCTGGTGTAGTTAGCCAATTAGAAAAATTAGGTTCTTCTAGTAAGTTTTTAATTTCGAAAAAATAAGGTGATGCATTAACATATTGTATATCAGCTGCTTTACAACTAGTAAAAATGATATTATCACTCGTATCTGTAGTTGGAGTAGTATAATCAAATGTACAAGTTCCATTAGAAAATGATACGTTAGAAACAGATGATTGAGAAGAAGACGTCGTCACTACACCTGCATCTACACCTCCTTCAGAAAAAAGCATTCTAAGACCAGTGTATTTATTATTAAGAGTGTTAATGGTTGGATTTCCTTGAATATTTGTAGGTACAACATCAACAGGTGAAATCGTAATAGGTAACACAATTGATTTGTTTAAAGAATTATCTGTTGAATAAATAGTAAATGTAAAAATGTCTGTTAGTTGTGGAGGTTTGTAGTAAACAAATATGTTATTTGCTGTTATCGTAGTTGGAAGTAGACCTCTTCTTTGAGATGATACTGTTGTCTTAGTTCCAAGAATAAAATCTAGTGTAAAAGACAGAGAAGGATATGTTTGTCGAACAAAAATTTCAGACGGAGTCATTGGTGATTTTAGAAAATCACCAAGATACGCTAAATTAGCGTTAACTCGACTTGTACGTAAAATTTCTTTTGTTGTATCATAGTATAGCCAAACTCCAATTGGAGATCCTTTCTCTTCTATTTTAAAGGCTTTTATTAGCAAATTACCGTCAGTTATAGCCGGCATTATTTATTTATATAAAATAAATAAATAAATAAATAAATAAATACTTCTTATTATCCTACTGTAATATAATTTACACGAAAAGTCAGCATACCAACATTCTTAGAAATATTTTTCATATAAAACTCAGGTACCTTATCACTTTCCCATCTGACCCACACTTGGCTACCATCATCTCCTTCAGTATGAACTCCGAAAGATGAAGATACAGACTTTGCCGGTGGGGATAAACCATCGGGACCAGTAGCAGCAAGACCAGTATCTATTCCTGATTTAACTATTTTGTAATTATAAACACTTCCACCATTATTTACACTTTCAATCTGGAATTCGTAACTACCACGATTTTTATTAATTTCGGGTATAGTAATATATTGATTCTGAATTCGCCCATCAAGCTGAAATTGTTTTGTTCCAAAATTTGTCAAAGTTATATAACTAGCAGTAATATTTTTACATTTAATATCTGAATAATCTTTTGTAATAAGTACAGGGCCTGTTGCACTTGATGATTCTGTTGTAGAAAAAACAAAGGCGGATTCAGAATTTTTGTAATATAAAGCAGTTGAAAGAGCACCGGTAGCTGCAAATACCATACCTGCATCTCTTCCAGCTGCATCAGCACTATTGAGTACTATAATATTATCTTTAACTAAAAGATTTTGGGTGTCAATATTTGTTACAGATCCTGAAACTGTCAAATTTCCGCCAATTGTACAGTCTCCCGATGTATTTAAGGTAGATAAAATAGTATGTTGAGTAACTGACAATTTTCCTTGAACATTTGTATCTTGACCAGCTCGAGAAATAGTAACTGTATTTGAAGTTTTTCCGATTTCAACAGTAGGTGCTTCAACTTTTGAAATAGTTGAACCCGATAAACTAATATCAGGTGCAGTGAGACTTATACTATTACTACCGGTTGAAGAAATATGAGTAGCTGATGTGTTTACATTAGGACCAACAACTGTAACAGTTCCCGAAGATTCAATTGTTGTAAGGTCAGTGCCTTTAACGTAAACGTTTGTTTTACCAAGTAATTCTACTGCACCTGCGGCACCGGTAGCATTTAATTGAACCTTACCAGTACTTGAAGTTATAGCATAGTTACCAGTACTTGTAGCATTAACAGTCCCAAATGTTTCGGTTTTAGTAGCACCATCAAGGTAAACAACGCCTGACGCTTTTACGGTTGCATTACCGCCAGTAGCTTCAATTTTTACACCTTCATGACCAATAACAGAAGCAAGTGTTTTACCAAAAACACGTGCTTCTCCATTGTTTGCATTAAATATAGCATTTCCACTAGTTGATGATATAGAATAATCAGTTGTGCTGCTTGCAAGAACATTTCCAAACGCTTCCTGTTTAGTAGCACCAGACAGAAACATTGTCTGAGCCGCTTGAACAGTAACAGTACCCGAAGTCGCAATAAGTGACGCTGGACCACTGTCTGCGGTAACTGAAGCTGCTGTTTTACCAAGAACATAAGCATTTCCAGTTGTAGAAGTTAAATTGGCTGAAGTACCACCAACAACTGATACACTACCTGTTATAGCAGTAAGACTAGCAGAAATACCACTGAGAGTAACGCTACCCCACGTCGAATTAATACCAACAGCACCTGTTGAAGCTGTAATAGTTACAGTTTTGGCGGAAGCAAGAAGATTTTTAGCTGACTCAATAGTTAAATCAGCATTTACGTGTGTGGACTTTACAAATTGGTTTTGTGAGCCAAAAAACTCACAACCATTCTCTACAATAAGTGATCCTTTACCGTATCGGTCACTGTTTGTAGAACTTTCAACTCTAAGAGAACCATCTAATACGGAAGAATATGGATTCGCGTATGGTGGCATTTTTATTATATTGAAACATTTTAATTTTTCAAAAAAATTAAAAAAACTATTTAAAGAAAATTTTTACTTGACAAAAAGAGTATAAAAAAATGTATTAATAAATAAATTTAAATTTATACACATATTTGCAACTTGAAAATCATAGAATACCAAGTGTTCTCATAACTTGGTCTTGCATGCCTTGCAATCCTGGATTATCTCGCATTCTTTGTTGAAGGTCATTCTGTGGTTGTTGTTGTGGTTGTGGTGAGAGAGTATTTATTGTAGGATGTTGCCAATGTGATTCACCTGTTATTGAATTATAATAATATGGAAGACCACTACGACTAATATGTTCAGACCAATTGGCTGGCAGATTCGAATAAGTGTTTCTATTAATATACATTGGTGAACTTATGCTAGTATTTGGGTAAATGTTTCGATCTATAATGTTTGTATTTGTATAATTGTTTCGATCTATAATGTTTGTATTTGTATAATTGTTTCGATCTATAATGTTTGTATTAGGATACCTTGAAGAACGTATACTAGTTGTGTTAAGCCTAGGTGTATTAATATACCTAGGTGAACGTATTCTTCTAATTATATTAGAATTATTGTTCGGATAATCATTGTTATACATTTTATTATTATACAATAAAATTTTAAATTAATTAAATTAATGTAATTGAAATCATAAATAATCTAACTTTTTTAGAAAATTGATTTTTTTCTTATTTTTTTAAATAAGAACAAATGCCACAAGTCTATTATATGTATTGGGAAGTTGGAGATCACAGTCGTTTTTCATCAAGTATATCTAATACTATTTTAGAAGGAATACGTCTTGGAATGCACACAATACAATTTTTTATGGGAGATCCAAAAGCAGCTTGGAAACGTGATGAAATTACTAAAGAAGACATCGAAGCCTCAAAAAAACTTATTGATCATTTTCCAATGAATGTTTTTACACATTATCCTTTTTGTGCTAATTTAGCAGGACAATCATCAATTGGATGCTTGGCTTGGAATGGAGATTCAACAATTGATAGAAAGTTGAGAGGTATGATAAAAGCATTGGAATACGAATTGGGTGTTGTGGCAAATTTTTCTCAAAAAAGGTCAGGTGTTGTAATTCACCCAGGTTCTTATCCAAATAGAAAAGAAGGTCATGAAGCGGTTGCCAAAACTTTGAACCAAATAAATTTTCCTAATAATTCTGTTCTTCTTTTAGAAAATTGTGCAGGTGAAGGTAATAAATTGTGTCGCACTTTTGAAGAGATTAAAAATGTTATGGATCTTGTAGATCCAGATAAAAAAAATCATATAAAAGTTTGCGTTGATACAGCACATATATGGGGACAAGGTGATTATGATTTGCGCAAAGTTTCAGAAATTGATAGACTGTTTTCTGATTTTGATAGGTTATTAGGAATTAATAATTTTTATCTATTGCATTTAAATGATAGCAAAGTTCATTTAGGATCAAAAAAAGATCTACACGCTTGCCTTGGAGAAGGATCGATTTGGGAAAATAGTTTTGAAAGTCTTATACATCTTTTAAACAAATGCAAAGAAAATAAAATTCCAATGGTTTTGGAAACACATGGTGCAGATATGTTTACATTAGCAAATTTACAACCGTGTGAGCATTGAAAAATAAAATTGAAATATTGGTTTAAGAAAGTCAAAGGTAATAAGAAAACCTTATGAGCTCTGCTAATTTTGAATCCGAAATAGTTAATAATTTGACAAACGATAACAAGATTACTCGTGCAATTATTGAAAATTTAGGAAATCGTGTAAGTATGACCGACTTTGATGAAGAAGCTAATTTGCAGTTATTTTGTTATGTTCGTTGTTCTGCAGAAGATGAAGATAATATTAAGCAATGTCGCGGAGTTGTTTTTAACAATGAAAATGTTGTAATGCAAGCGTTCCCTTACACAATAGAAATCGCGCATACAGAAATGGCTGATATTGAAAAAAATATTGGTCCTATTTTTGAAAATTGTAATGTCTTTGATGCATACGAAGGAACACTTATTCGTGTGTTTAATTTTGCCGGAAAATGGTTTACTTCTACGCACAGAAAACTAAATGCTTTTAGAAGCAAGTGGTCATCAAAAGAGTCGTTTGGTACAACGTTCAAACGTGCTCTTGAATTTGAAGTTGAAAATAATGAAAAACTTAAAGCAGCTCTTCCACAAAATGGTGAGTGTTTGATTGAGCGTTTTCAAACAATTCTAGACACACAAAAACAATATATGTTTTTGATTCTTCACAATGAAGAAAATCGCATAGTGTGTGACGCCCCTTCAAACCCTACTCTTTATCATGTTGGAACTTTTGTAGACAGTCTATTAGTAATGACTGAAGATATTTTTATTCCACAACCAAAGAAACATAATTTTACATCTTTGAATGATTTGGTTAATTATGTTAAGAACATTAATATTAGAGATATGCAAGGAGTTATTATTTTTGCTCCTAATAACAAACAATATAAGATTATTCATCAAGAATACCTAAACTTTTTTAATGTTAGAGGTAATGAACCAAGTGTGAAGTATAGATACCTTCAAGTTCGTATGGATAGTTTAATGTGTAACAATCTTTATCATCTTTATCCTAAATCTGCTTCTGATTTTGAAGAGTATGAAAATATACTTTATGCAATTGCACAAATGATTTATACTTCTTATGTTGATCGATATATTAAGAAACAATGGGTCACTGTTGAAATTGAAGAATTTAATGTTATGCGTAAGTGTCATTCAATTTATGAAGCTGATCGTAAAAGTAGAATTACACTAAATAAAGTTATCGAAGTTTTGAATCAGCAATCTCCAACAAATTTGAACAAAATGATTAGACGTTTTCAAAACAAAAAGACTAATAATCAAAGAATTCCAGTTACAAATCTTAACAAACATAAGCGTGTTCTTACAAAGGAACAGTAAATTTTAATTTGAATTATATATCTATAACTATAATATAGTTATAGATTAAATGACAATTACAGTCTTGTGCATCGGTGACCCTCACATTCAAGTATCGAATATAATAGAAACAGATCTTTTAATTAAAGAATTAATTAATTTAGCTACAGAAAAACAACCTGACTTAATAATTATTCTTGGAGATGTTCTTCATACACACGAACGTTTACACACTATAGCTCTTAATAAAGCCTATGAAATGATTGATAAGTTGCGTATTATAGCAAAAACGTATGTTCTTGTTGGAAATCATGATATGATAAACAACCAAGTTTTTTTAAATGAAAATCATTGGCTTTCAGGTATGAAAGAATGGTCTAACACTGTTATTGTTGATAAAGTAATATGTGAAACAATTAAAGCAGAAAAATTTGTTTTTATTCCTTATGTTCCGAATGGAAGATTTCAAGAAGCTTTAAATACTATGGATGGTGAGTGGAAAGATGCTAGTTGTATATTTGCACATCAAGAATTTGCTGGTTGTAAAATGGGTGCTATTATTTCGGTAGAAGGAGATAAATGGCCAATTTCATATCCACAGATTGTTTCTGGACACATTCATTCTAGACAAATTCCTCAAGAAAATATTTATTACACTGGATCTGCAATGCAACATGCATTTGGAGAAAGTGAAAAAAATATCATAGCTTGTTTACGTTTTAAAAATGGTAAGTATGAAAGAGAAGAAGTTGATTTGCAACTTCCGAGAAAAAAAATAATATATATGGATGTTGAAGATTTGGATACGTACAAAGTTCCTGATACAGAAGATACTCTTAAAGTAACAGTGTCAGGTAATTACGATCAATTTAAAGCTTTAAAGAAAACAAAAAAATACAAAAATTTATTGGAAAAAGGAGTAAAAGTAATTTTTAAACCCAAAAAAATAAAAAAAGAAAGTTCTGAAACAGAAGATGACAAAAATTTATCCGGATCTTCCAATTTTCAAACAATTTTAGGATCGATTATTAATAATCAAAAAGATCCGTATCTTTTAAAAGCGTATGAATTAATTATAAATGGAAAAGATATAAAAGTTGATGATGTTATGTTTTTATGATTTATTTTTCTAGTTGTAATATAAAATGAGATACAATAATAATGTACAGCAAGTCACACCTATTGAATTTTTATCAGAGCTTGAAGAATTAGAATCTGGAAATCACAAATCAGACATGCCAACTCCTCATCAGGACAATAACAAATATAAAAAATATATTCGAAATGAAAATCATAAAATTTCTTCCCATGCTGGAATGAATCCAGCTCCAATACAACAACGTACATATAATCACAATCAGAACATTGATCATAATAATTCTTACAGCACGGAAGTTTATGGAACACAAATTAAACACGAAAATGGCGTTAAAACTTTTAATATGCCTATTAATTCTCCAAGTTGTTTAGATGTAGCAGAACATATCGCTAACTGTCCAATTTGTTCAAAATTTTACAATACAGATAAAACTGTCTATATTATAGCGATAGTTATACTTTTTATTATTGTTTTTCTTTTACTTAAAAAAATTTTAGATATATAAATATTTTAAAACTAAAGTTGCCTTAAAGATACATACATAATTAAAAAATGGACGAAAAAGATAAAATCGAATTTTCTACACCAGAAATGATAAAAAGATCATCTATTTATTATGACACATTGGTTCTCTCAGGAGAATCATCTAGATCTTTTGTAACTCTAGGTGCTATTCAATATGCATTTGACAATTATTTGTTAAAAGATTTAGTTAATTATGTAGGAACTTCATCTGGATCTATTATTTGTTACTTACTAGCAATTGGTTACACTCCTATTGAAATTATAGTTTATATATGTACAAATCAACTTATGGAAAAAATGCAACATTTTAATATTGTTGCAATGATTCAAGGCAGAGGAGCAACATCTTTTTCAAATATACAAGAACAATTAGAAAAAATGACTATATCTAAAATTGGATATCTTCCAACATTAAATGATTTAAAAGAAAAAATGAATAAAATCCTTGTTTGTGTTACACATAATTTGACTGAAAATCGAACAGAATATTTATCTTGGGAAACGTATCCTCACTTGCCTTGCATTACAGCTTTACGCATGTCTTCTAATTTACCTCTTATTTTTGAAAACTACAGATATGGAAATTCTTTGTATGTAGATGGAGGTATTTCTGATAATTTTGCAATTGACATCGGTGAAAAAATGGGAGAAAAAATACTCGGTATAGTTCTTAATTCAGAATGTGCCAGTTTCAGTAACGATACGGAAGTTAATACATTAGAATTTATTTACAAACTTATATACGTTCCAGTTATTCAAGCAATAAATCATAAAATACGTTTGACTTCTGCTTCAAATAAATGTAAAATTGTAAATATAAAGAATGTCACTGCAAATTTAAAATTTTTTGAATTTAACGTTGTTTCTTCTACAAAATTAAATATGTTTTCGAATGGTTATGAACAAATGAAAGAACATATTGAATAAATAGAATTTTTATTTTGGTATCTAAAATAAAAATGAAATCACCTCTTCGTAAAATTATGAAGAGATCTCGGTCAATCCGTCACAAATCACCTAATCGTAAAATTGTAAAGAAATCTCGGTCAATCCGTCACAAATCACCTAATCGTAACATTGTAAAGAGATCTCGGTCAATCCGTCGTAAATCACCTAATCGTAAAATTATGAAGAGATCTCGGTCAATCCGTCACAAATCACCTAACCGCAAAATTATGAAGAGATCTCGGTCAATCCGTCACAAATCACCTAATCGTAAAAATATGAAGAAATCTCGGTCAATCCGTAGTAAATCACCTAATCGTAAAAATATTCGCCTCAGAGGAGGAGTAGCAGATCAATGTTATGTGTGTGGGACTACAAAAAATTTAAAGCATGCTGGTACTTGGAATAGCGTTCCTTACTACCAATGTCAAAAAAAAAAGAAATGTGATGAACAAATTACACTTAATGAAGCAAAAAAGAAAGCTGAAGAGACAGAACTAAAGAAACAAAAAGACCTAGCTGCAAAAGAAAAATTAGAAAATGATAAAAATCTAGCTACTGAAGTAGACATTATAATAAAAGATATTAAAAAATGGGCGGACAAACGTAAAAGAATCGTGAAGAAAAATTTTGCGGCTGACGAGGCATTTTTACTTCAATGGAGCGACGAGAATATTCGTGATCTTTATATGTACGATATTACGATGGAGATGAATGAAAATCTACAAAAAATTGACGAACTTGCTTCCATGCAGATTGACTTTATTGAAATACAGTCTCCTTTTTTTATGGTTGAAAAACTAAGAAAAAAAGAAGAAGCGCAAAAGGCAAAAAGAGAAAGAGAACGTGCCGAATACGACTCTCTTCAAGACTTTCGAGATAGCTTAGGTCTTAAGATAAGAAAAGGCAGTTTATCAGTCGAAGAATTGGAATTAAAAAAGAAGCAACAAGCTGAACATAAAGCCTATCAAGAAGAAAAAACACGTAAAAGAATTGAAGACGCTATAAAAACTGATGAGTATCAATTAAAAGGGAGAATGCTTATTAGTTACGGTGTAGACTCAATTAATAAAATAAATCCGCGATTTTCAATGCCAAATGCTCATTCTATTGAAGTACATTGTACTTCATTACGTCTTGAAGTAGCTTCTGGGCCATTAGGTGATATTGATAAGTTTTTGGGTCATGTTAGTTTATATATATATAGAAATGTTCCATCTAACCCTGAAATATATCATTACGGTATTAATCCCGATACCACGTCTGCAACTACTCTAGAACCAGAATTTTGGACTAAGAATGATTCTACTGGGAGGATTACAAAAAAATTAGAAAATAATGAGATATATCTTACTAATGTTCCCGAATATCGAAGCTTTTTTCCAGAAGGTAATTCTGCACGAGATTTATTGCTATCCTATTATCACTTTTGTATAGCAGCTTGCCCTTTAAGATCACTAGGACGTAGTAAACAAAACCTAAAGTCTTTAAGAGAAATGACTTCTTGGGTACCTAAAGATGCTACATATTATACTGAAGATCAAGATCTACGCGAAATAGATCCACACATTGAAAAACTACCATACGATGAAAGACTTAAAATAATAAAAAATATGGGTTTACAATTGAAAAATACTCGAGAAACAGATTCTACAGGAAAACAAAAAGAGGAATTAACTTATGACGATGTATTATTGGGCCGCACGAAATAGATCCACTCATTGAAAAACTACCATACGATGAAAGACTTAAAATAATAAAAAATATGGGTTTACAATTGAAAAATACTCGAGAAACAGATTCTACAGGAAAACACGAAAAAGAGGAATTAACTTATAACGATGTATTATGGGGCCGAAACAAATTAGTTTAAAAGTACATAATAATAATTATAATATGTTACAATACAATATTAAATTAGAAACAGTTAAAAAATCGTTACTTTTTTTTGTACAAAAAGAAACATGTAACTTATATAATATTCATCATACTCACAGAGAATTTAAATTTAACGATTTTATTATGAATATAGCTGTTCATTATGTTTTAAAGTTTAATGAGGAATTTTCTGAATATATAAATTACGATACTGTTCTTCAATTGGAATGTGCTGCTAGAAATATTGGTTACGCTCTAAAAACATATTTTAAAGTTAATCCAAACTGTACTTTATCGAATCTTGATAAATTTGCAAATGAATTTATAACTATTCAATTTGATGATTTTGATAATTGGTGTTACGATTTATATCTATCGTATTGCGAAGAACAAAAGAAAAAAAATGTTTAAGTGAATTATAGACTTTTTTTAGAACTAAATTCTAAAAAATGAAAATTCTAATTGCACTTAATTTTTCAATCAAACTGATTTTTTTGTAAAAACATTTGTTTAGTATTAGATTCATACGAAACGCTTAAGATTTTTAGCTTTCTCTAAAAAAAATTCAGTTGCAGAGATTATGTTTTCATCACTCTTAATCTAATTTTATTTCTAAAACTAAAGACTATCTTACTTTTGAGTACTCCAATTTAGAAGTAGAACAACCAAGATCAGATAGGTTAGTATTTCAATTGGAATTGCGAAAAAAGATAAATTTGTTAGAGCTTAATATCTATAATCTAAAAACTTTTTAAAACTAAATTTCTAAAAAGGCGGAGGAGGAGGAGAAAAATAAAAAAGATAATCCAAAGGAAATTTTCTACGAATTTTTGAAATTATTTAGAAAACAAAAGAAAAAGATTTTTTCCTCCTCCTCCGAACTTTTTAAAAATCCGGAAAAAAATCTTTTTTGGAGAAATGTCTTTTTAAAAAGAGTCTTACACACACACATTTTCAAAAATAATGAAAAATAAATTTAATCAGAGAATTGTGACTATTTTTATTTTTTTGTTCCAATCTCGGACAATCTCGGACAATCACGGACAAATTTTGTTTTTATCAGAGATAACTGGTGTTTTATGTTAAAAAGAATGAAAAATTTCATTCTTAGTTTAAACAAAAGAATGAAAGGAATAAAGATGGAACAATGTCAATTTTGTAATAATATGTTTGGTGATAGTAAGATGCTAAAACAGCACCAGAAAAAAACCAAATATTGTCTAAAAATCCAAGAAGCCCAAGCCAAAGAAAAGGCTGATGCTAAAGAGAAAGTTGAAACAACAAAACTTCAACAAACAACTAGTGAATTAACTTGTCAGTTTTGCAACAATCAGTTCAAGACCAAATCTCATTTAAGTAATCATCAGACACAAGCAAAATATTGTCTCAAAATACAAGAATCTCAAAATTCTGAAGCAATTATAGTATCTTTAATCACATGTAAATTTTGTAATAAAAATTTTTCATCTAGGAGTTTTAACAGACATGATTTGATTTGTAAGAAAAAAAATCAGGCTCTTATAGAAGAAATTGCTATTCTGAAAATTCAAAAAGATGAGGAAATTACCAGAATGAAAATTGAGAAAGAAAAAGAAATTAGTTTGATATATAAAAATTATGCCGAATCTACAGCCGAACGTGCACAGGCTACTATCGTCGAGATAGCTAAACAACCGACTTATCAGAAAAATAGCACAAAAAACATTCAAAATAATCTAATGATATCAAGTCTTACTCCTCTTGATTTAAGTCAAGCTCGTGTTGACAGTATAATCGATGAAAAATATACAAAAAACGATTTTTATGAAGGTCAGAAAGGAGCAGCACAGATAATTCATAAACATATTCTCACAGACTCAAACGGTAAATCTCAGATAGTTTGCACTGACACAGAACGTGGTACATTTCATCACAAAGATATTAATGGTGAACACGTTGTTGATTATAAAAATACCCATTTGATAGACAGAGTACATTTACCTCTTAAGAGAAAAGCGAGTAAATTTGCATCAGAAGAATGTGTAAAAAATCCAACTGCTTATAAAGATATTGTTATGAATGAGAGTTCTATCAGAGAACTACAAACAAAACCAGGTTTGTTCAATAGAACAATGGCAAAACTCACAGGAAAGAATTGTGTTAGACCATTATCAGTTAAATCGTCAGAAAATATTGATTTATCAATCACTGAAGACTGGTTAATAGAAAACGCAAAATTTTTAACAATTGATCATATATTAAGAGGACCAGAAGGATATGCGGATTACGCTTTATCTTATCCTTTAAATGATAGACTTATAGAAGAAGATTATTCAAATCCTGTATTTATAAAGTATAAGGATAGATCTGGTAATATAATAATCGATTACGGTGGAAAGATGTTGACAAAGATGTTATTTGATTCAGTAAGAGAAAGAACATATAAGTTAATAGAATCGAACAAAAATATATCATTTGAATACGGAAGTATAGAAGATTCTATTTTTCAAAATGAGTTTATAAGTATTGTGATGACCAATATATAGACAAAAAAAATTATTTGATAATTTTTTTGTTAACTCTTACAAACTTTCATAGTATGCAGTTGCTTTTGGATGTGCTTGAATATAATCATAATTAATATCAATTATGCTCAACCCTTCAAGACTTTTAACTCTTGATAGTGCTACGTACGATTGACCATATTCAAAAACACCAGACAAATCAATTTCTGCATAATCAAGAGAACAACCTTGTGATTTATGTATCGATATAGCATAAGCAACTTTTAAAGGAATTTGTTGAGCCCTCAGAATTTTTTTATCATTTTCTTCAATTTCCCAGACATTTTGTTCAATTACACGTTCTTCTCCATTTAAAAATCGTACTGTTGGCATTTCGGAAACAAAACCAGTCACAACTCCTCTGCTACCATTTGCAAGACCATTAGGTATATCCAAATTTTTTAGCAACATAACTTGTGCTCCTATACAAACTTGAAGAATTTCTGGTGCGGTGCAATATTTTTTAAATTTTTCTAAAGCGGCTGATTTATTAGTCACACCAGAATAAACGACAGTGTCCATTTTATACTCGTAAAATTGTCTTCCATCTGTTGCAAGATTATCTAATTCTTCGTCATTTATTAAATCAACATCACTATTGTGTGAATACAGACCTGTTGGTTTAATGCCGTATTCATTATTCAATTTTACTCCAATTCGAGAATTTAATACTTTTTTAACTTGTTTATCTATTTTACCAACTCTAATTTTATTTAAGACTTCTTGAAAAATATTATCTCCTTGACGCATAATTTCATTAAGGTACACTGTTTGTTTTATACATTTATTCCAACATTGAGCTTCAAAACAAAAATTATTAGTTCCAACACAAGGCAATTGTAAAAAATCACCTGAAAGTACAATCTGAATACCTCCAAACGGAGCTACATTTCGGCGTACAATACGGGCTATTTCTTCTAACTTGTCAAATACTTCGGGATCCATCATACTAATCTCATCTATAAATAAACACTGCAAATCAGTCCATCTTTTTCTCAACCAAGGCCATGAACAAATTTTGTCGGTCATTGATTTTACAGTTCCGTTTCCATACCCAATACCTAGATAAGAATGTATTGTTGTACCATTTATAAGTAATGCAGAAGTACCGGTTGTTGAAGTAACAGCTATTTGTCGAGAATTTTGATATACTTTCATAAACATTTTAATTACAGCAGTGTTATGTGTTACTATAAAATTTCCAAGAACAAAACGGTGATTACCGTCAATTTCAAACCCATAATATGTACCAACACCAATTTTTTCTATTTTTATAGGAGATGATAAAATAAAACGATCATTTAATAGTTCAAATCCATACGAAGCTCCTCTAAAAATTGATTTTACAGTAGCTTTTTTGGCAATTAAGACCGGAATCGTGTCAATTCTTCCGTATACAAAAATTTTTGTATACGTTACATTTTCTAAATTATATGTTTTTGTAAAACTATGAAATCCAAGACTCTTTACAACAAAATAAATATCACTTGCTAATATACTATTTAATACAGTTATTTCGTAGCAATCAGATAATAAAATACCTACAATATCTATTATACCAGCTAATAATTGCAATCTTTGATTACGAGAACTTGTTTTATATTTATGAGGAATAGTGTTGTTTGTTACAATTTTTAAATCTAATAATAATTGATTTAATTCATACTTAGGACCCGAATTTCCACCTAATAATATAATACCAAGCATATAAGGGTTAATTTCAAGAGATTTTTCTGAAAATTCAACACTTGTATAAACTCCATGAAAATATTTAGTATTTTGATTATAATTAATTATAGGTAAATCTACAAAAAAAGGTAAAAGCAAAGATTCTTCTTCTGCTTCTTTTCTAGAAGAAAAACTTTTACTTAATACATTTCCAAATTCATTCATCCAAGATAAAATTGTTTTTCCTTTTCTGTATCTAAAATGTTTAATTGATACAAAAGTAAGAATATGTGCACTGTTAACAATATACGAATCTCCAAAATTTGTTGAAACTTTATATAATTCATCTTTCCCACTTGTTATAGATAATACTCTTCTGCTAGAAGAATCATCTCCCATAATTAAGTCATTTGTTTTTACATCCTGGACCATTTTAATTGAACCATCAAACATTATAATTGGCGTATTTAATCCTAAACATTTTCCAGTGCCAGCAGGACCTGTAAGAAAAATGCTTTCTCCTTTTGCCATTGATGCAAAAGCTTCTTCTTGTTTTGGCTTAAGTTTAATTTGATTTTCATTTGACATTTTTATATTATTTTTAGTTTCAAAATCTAACATTTCAGTTTTAATTTTGCAACTGAATATTTAGATCTAGTCTTTTTTTTGAAATTGAATTATTATATCTTTTTTCTAATTAAGTATAAAATGTTTCATAACATCATTTCTAAATATAACAAGACAAACGACAAGAAAACGGCAGACGAGAAAATAGAATTTGTGAATCAAATGACAGAAGAAGTAACTTATTATATTGCTTTATGTTTTGAATCAGACATAACAATAGAATCTCCTATAGGAAATACAGAAGGAGATACTATTATTAATTTAGTGATGTTAAAAATTATATTATTCAACAAAAAATATTTTGATAAGTGGATAGGTGAAAACTTGACAAATAAAATAATTTTTATTATTCCGTACCTTCACCTTCCATACTCTAATTATATTAGAAATTATACAAGAGATATATTTATGATACTGTTATCAGACATCTTTTATATTCCAATTTCCAATTTTGTTATTATTAGAAACGCTATTGAGGAAAGTTATAACAACAATCCAATATTATATGATGATAATATAGATTTGGAAAAAATCTTAGAATTTTCTGTTTTTCTTAGTGATGTATTTTCTAAAAATTCCGACAAAATAGAAACGTACGAAAAAGAAAACCCAAATTTTAAAAGTAAGTATGTTAGTAGGCTTGATAATATATCTGGATCTCTTATTGGCAAAGCAATTGGCGACTCCATTGGTTTTTTAATTCAAGGTCATTCTGCCGACTCTTCTTATGAATATGTAGAAAAAATAGTAGCATCTAAAAGTGTCCATTTATATGGAGTCGACAAAGATATAGGAAGAACTGGCAACCCTCGTTATTGCAAAATTGAAGGTAATCAAAATACAATAGCTTTTCAATATGGACAGTACACAGTTAACACTCAGTGTTCAAGAGAACTATTATTATCAATTGAAAACGGAGTTTTGAATATCGAATCTTTTAAAAAGAGACTGATGTCTCTTTACGGACTCGCTGGATTAATTGTCTCTGAACAAAATAACATTTCAAAAACACCTCTTATTGGAACTCCTGAATCATCTTTTATAGAGAATATAAAAACAGGTACTCCTTACAAGGAAGAAAAAAATGAACCGTGTGCAAGGGCAGCTCCTTTAGGAGCTGTTTATATGAGTAGAAAAGATGTTTGTAAACTATCTACAACTAACCAAGCTAGTGTGACTAATAGTTCTGAAATAGTAATAGCTTGTTCAATATTAATTGCAGAAGCGACTAGGCTTGCTGTTGAAAATAAAATAAAACCATATTCTAGATATGATATTCTAACTAGCCCTCATATTTTTTGTCAACAACTTTCCAACTCAATAATGCCAATTAATCCAACTTTAGGAACATATGTTTTGAGCATGCCATTTTTAATAAAAACAAGAAAAAGTATAATTAAAGATTCAAAACTTGAATATATACTTGCATCTGCTTTTGCAGATAGGCAAATAATTAAAATAATTACAAAGGAGTGTAATAAAATGTTTGGTGAACAATTATATAATGATGGCGAGGTAATTTCATACGCACCTGTACAATCTTGTTTATTTGCAATTTTTTGTTTTATGTGTATTCCAAATTTTTTTGTTTCTTCTATTTGTATGTCTGTTAGGTCTGGTGGAAATGTTTCAAGTATAGCATCAATAGTTGGTGGAATTGTTGGGGCAAGGGTAGGTTTAAAATCAATACCTTCCTATTTTATCGAGAAACTTAATGATCAAGGGACTTACAAATCAGATGAATTAATACATTTGTGTAAAAATTTATGTGAACCAGATATTATTCAACAACCAATAAATACTTTCGAAACACAACAACAACCAAGAAGTGCTTTTGGAACACAACTAACAAGTACTTTCGGAACACAACCAACAAATACTTTCGGGACACAGCCAACAAATACTTTTGGAACACAACCAACAAGTACTTTCGGAACACAACCAACAAATACTTTTGGAACACAACCAACAAATACTTTCGGAACACAACCAACAAGTACTTTCGGAACACAACCAACAAATACTTTCGGAACACAACCAACAAGTGCATTTGGATCACAACCAACAAGTACTTTTGGAACACAACCAACAAGTACTTTCGGAACACAACCAACAAATACTTTCGGAACACAACCAACAAATACTTTCGGAACACAACCAACAAGTGCGTTTGGAACACAAGCAACAAGTACTTTCGGAACACAACCAACAAGTGCGTTTGGAACACAACCAACAAGTGCGTTTGGAACACAAGCAACAAGTGCGTTTGGAACACAAGCAACAAGTGCGTTTGGAACACAAGCAACAAGTGCGTTTGGAACACAAGCAACAAGTGCGTTTGGAACACAAGCAACAAGTGCGTTTGGAACACAACCAACAAGTGCATTTGGATCACAACCAACAAATACTTTCGGAACACAACCAAGTTCTTTTGGAACAAATAAACAAACAACAAGTGCATTTGGAACACTTAGACAACCGCAAACTACATTTAAACCTCCTTCTGCGAATCCATTAACATATTCTTTTGGATCAAAATAAGTTTTGCTGTTCATAAGTTAATCATTCATTGTGTAAATGATCTCGATTAAATAAAACAATTGTATCATAATCACTGTTCATATGTTATATATTTATATATAACATAACAAGTTTTAATGATCTAAATTTAAAAAAAACGTATTATTTATTTTTATAATTCTAAAATAATATTTTATGCATTTAATAAAATGGAACAACTTATACTAGCAAGTCAACTATACTCATTACCAGAATCAACTATTGTTAAAGTTCTTAAAGCAGCTATTGATCAAAACCAAGATAATAAATCATCTATATTATTACCATATATAAATTCAGAATATAACTCTGTAATATTACCTGCCATTTTAGCATCTGGTAGTGTGCGTGCATTTGGTTTAATGAATACTCGTAATTGGATATTGTTAATACATGATATGGGATACAATCCAGACTCTAATACTTTTGAAAGACCAGTAAACGTAATAGGATTTGAATGGAAACCAGATATGGTTAATTATATTATGACAATGGTTAATGAAAGACAATATACAAGTAGAGTGCATGATCTTTTAGATATTCAGAATTCTGATGCATTACCACAGTGTAGAATTATTGCAACCAGACTTTTACAGAATCTTATTGAGAATGCAAATTCTGAAGAAGAAAGAAATTTTCTTTATGGAAGAACTCAGTGTTTCAGATATAGAACGAAAGAAAAGCTTCAAACAGATTTAGATCTATATATTAATTATCATGACATGTTAGCTTTCAATGGTCCTCGCGATCCAGTTACAAATCGACTATGGCGTCGACCAAGACTAATACCAATTAAATATTGGGATGTAAGAGGAGTTAATGATATGAGTAGTTTATTTCGTTACCAACTCCACTCAGAAGACATTTTTGTAGATTTAACTTATTGGGATACAAGCAATGTATCTGATATGTCAGATATGTTTAATTTTGATTTTGAAGAAGATGAAGATGGTGAAACAAAACAGGGTCTTATAACTGTTACTGGGTATGAAAACTGGAACACTAGTAAAGTAACAAATATGGCTGGAATGTTTAGGAATTCATTTAATGATGATGATGAGGTAGACATTTCTCTTTTGGATACTTCTTGTGTTAGGAATATGTCTTATATGTTTGCAGATACATTGATGGAAAACAAAAATATTTCTGAATGGAACGTGTGTATGGTTACTAATATGTCAAAAATGTTTGACGGTTCAGATTTTAATGGAGATATTTCTCGTTGGGATACTTCAAAAGTTATGAATATGGAATCTATGTTTGAAGGTGCAGCAAACTTTAATTGTGATATTTCTAATTGGAATGTGAGTATGGTTAGAACTATGGAAAAAATGTTTGCAAATGCTACTCTTTTTAATAAGCCACTCAATAAATGGGATACAAAAAACGTTACGAATCTATCTAAAATGTTTTATAACGCAATAAGTTTTAACCAGCCTCTTGACAATAAATGGAATACTTCAAAAGTTATCAATTTGAGTGAAATGTTTGCTAGAGCTACCTTGTTTAACCAACCTCTCATTTGGAAAACAGACAACGTAATAAATATGAACGGCATGTTTTATAGTTCTGGTATTAATAACCCTATTACTTTTATTAATGCAAAACAAGTTACTTCTGTTATAGGTATGTTTGCAAGAGCAACAAACTTTAATAGTCCGGTAATATTATATGATACTGAAAGTTTAACTGACGTTTCTCAAATGTTTTTACATGCAACTTCTTTTAATAAAGTAATCACATTAAATGAGACAAGCAGAATTACTTTGATGAGTAATATGTTTGAAGGTGCCAGGTCTTTTAACCAACCATTTGGTGACTGGAATTGGGACTTGTCAAGAGTTAGAAATATGTCTAAAATGTTTAAAGACGCTATTAATTTTAATCAAAATGTATGTATTAACAGATTAAGAGTTACACATCTTACAAATGTGTCTAGAATGTTTGCCGGTGCAATAAAGTTTAATCAACCTATTCATAATTTAAATCTTTCTGGAGTATCTAATATGTCAGGTATGTTTCTAGATGCTAGCAGTTTTGATCAACCAATTAATTTGCCTGTAGTTTTATGTAATATGGCTAAAATGTTTAAAGGTGCAATCAAATTTAATCAACCTTTTATCAGCCAACACGAAGTAAGGGTTATGATGCCAAGCAATATGTCTAGTATGTTTGAATTGGCGATATCTTTTAATCAACCTATCAATAATTTCAATACACATTATGTTACAGATATGTCAAAAATGTTTAAACATGCACATGCTTTTAATCAACCACTTAATAGTTTTGATACTTCAAGAGTAACTAATATGTCTGAAATGTTTAGTTACGCAATAAATTTTAACGGTAAGATAGGATATTGGAATATTATTAGTGTAGAAAATATGTCAGATATGTTTTCTCATGCGTATGCTTTTAATCAATCACTTGATGACTTGTATTGGGAATTTTCAAAAGTTAATAATATGACAAGAATGTTTTATAATGCAACTTCTTTTAACAAACCTATAAAATTGAATGCACGATCAAGAGGTAGAATTAATACAACAGACATTTTTACAGGTGCATCATCTATTACTTTTGATGAAGAAGAAATTTGGGTTTAAAAAAAACAGTTCGTATAATAACAATGAATAATTATCTATGTCAACACTGTTGTTCAAACTTAGACAAAGGAGATATATTTGATCATTTTATGTCTCAATATAATGATGATAGAAAGGCTATGAACGCTGCAGTTATGTATGGGTGGTCAGAAAAAGATAAAAAACATTTTAATCGTTCTATTATTGTTCAACCTGATAATTTACCTCAATATACAATCTGCCCTGATTGTAAGAAAACAGACCCTTTTAAGGAAGGATAAGATAAATTTAAATTTATCACATACTACTTAAGAGTTAGAATCAAAATAGGTAAGTTTTGTAACATTTGTAGAACTAGTATAGAGATCATATGCTTTTTTATAGTCCATTTCGGGTTTTCCGTAACGTTTATTTACATAATTATGGAAAGATACAAAGAAATTAAATAATTGCTCTCTGCCACTAACAATTTCGTTCATTCTGTAATAATTTTGTTCAATATGAGCAATCGCATGATCTTGACATTTTTCACAAGGTATCATATATGGCATACCCATAATAAATCCTTTCATACTTTCTTTACAAATAGGAGACGCTTTAATAGGATAACGTGCTGCACCATTGTGTAAAGTAAACCAAAAAGCTGGACCCCATACGTTAGGATCGCTTGAATTTGCATATTTAAGAGTAGTCCATTTCATATTCATCTCTTGTGAATCATTTTTTGATTCATCTACAAATTGTTTTTTATATGTAGATTCGCCATTATCTTCTTGCATTTTTGGCTCATTTGTCTCATTCGTCTCATTTTTTTTATGTGGTGATGAGATCATTAAAAGATTTGATGTTTTGTAATAATTTCCTCGAGGCATTTTATTACAAAACCTTATTTTTTTTTAAAGAATATTTGTTGTTTTTTATTCTTCGTCTGAATCTTCAAAAACAATAATATTGTGTGTAAAATCTTTTCTAAGTTTTTCAATATTTACTTGAATTTTTTTAGATATTAAAAATTTTTCTAAACTTGAAAAATCTGGACTTCCACAAAATGGAATTTTTGCAATTTCTTTATTTTCAGTTTCAAAGTTCGTAAAAAGATTTCGTACACGTATATGATTAAGAATAGAAACATCAATTGATGTATCTGATAATATCTTTTCAATACTTTTATGTTCCGCTATTAATTTGTAAGCAGTTTTACTTCCTATTTTTGGTATATTAGGATTATAATCAGTGCCACACATTATGCAAAGATCTAAAAATTGTTCTTTGCTTAGTTCAAGACCTTTCAATACTTGACAATGCGTAATACGAACACAAGTGTCTGCACCAGTGTCAATTTTTGTAAGAAATACAGGAGAACCATAAGCCATTACATCTGTATCTTCAGATAAAACGGCTGATACAAAACCAGCAATGCATATAGCAGTACACATTTTTTCAGCCTCTCCTGGTGCAGTATAATAAGGAACTTTAAGAATATTAAAGAGTTGTTTTGCAGTTTCAAAATCTTCTGATGAAATACTATAGAGTTGACTTCGGCGTTGTTCAATTTTTTTTTCAATCCAAACCATATCAACTTTTTCTGAATTTTTTACAAGAAGACGTTTTGGTGAACGTCTTTTCTTATAAATATCAACAAGACAATTTTTAACAATACCTGTTTTATTATATTCGTCTACTGCTTCTTCAAGTTCATACAGTTGATGATCTAATTTTTCTCGACTATCTCTTCTTTTTGCTTGTTCGCCAGATTTTTCTGGTGGTGCTGGACCATCAAAAATAAAAACGCAATGAATTTCATTTCGTCTTAGGCTAGATATTAAATTTATAAAAGCAGACAACCATCGATCTCCACATACTGCTTTAAATTTGTGCATATATAAGGAAATATCAATTGCTACTTTCATAAAACTATATTCAGAAATGTGAATAGGTTCAAAAATATCAGGACATGTTTCTCTTAAAAAATTGTTAAACGAGCTTTTGATACCCATCTTTTTAATTTATTAATTTATATACTTTTAACTTGATAAGTTCATTTTTACTTTTGAGGATGCAATTTTCTTAATCTTAAATTTCTATTTTCCATCTTTATTATAAAAATGACAAAATGCCCGCCTGGCACAATTCTAAATCCTAAAACTAACAATTGTGTTTTAGTAGATGGTCGATTAGGAAAAAGTATACTATTAGAACAAAAATTAAAACGTAGATCTCCAAAATCTCGTAGCAGAAAAAAGTGTCCACCTGGTACAATTCGAAATCCTAAAACTAACAATTGTGTTTTAGTAGATGGTCGTATAGGAAAAAGTATACTATTAGAACAAAAATTAAAACGTAGATCTCCAAAATCTTCTGGTAGAAAAAAGTGTCCACCTGGTACAATTCGAAATCCTAAAACTAACAATTGTGTTTTAGTAGATGGTCGTATAGGAAAAAGTATACTATTAGAACAAAAATTAAAACGTAGATCTCCAAAATCTCGTAGCAGAAAAAAGTGTCCACCTGATAAAATTTTAAATCCTAGGACAAAAAAGTGTGTTTTGAAAGATGGTCGTGTAGGAAAATTTATAGTATTAGAACAAAGATTAGAACAAAAATTGAAAGGTAAAACACAAATATCGGGTTCGGGATCTACTTCGGGATCTAGTTTGGGATCTAGTTTGGGATCTAGTTCGGGTTCCGGTTCGGTATCTACTTCGGGTTCGGGATCTGCTTCGGGTTCTACTTCGGGTTCTACTTTGGGTTCTAGTTCGGATTTCGTTTTGAGTTCCGGGTCTGGTTCAATAGGATCTGGTTCAACTTCCCAATCCAGTTTAACTTCCGTATTTGGAACTGTATCAAAAAATGTTGCGTCTAAATCAAAATCATGTCCACCTGATAAAATTCTAAATCCTAAGACAGGACTTTGTGTTTTGAAAGATGGTCGAGTAGGAAAATTTATATTGTTAGAGCAAAAATTTAAAGAATCACAACAAAAAAAATCTCAGATTCCAATTCCGAGTCCTCCGACTCCAACTCATCTTACTCCGACTTCATCAATTATAAAGTCAATAATAAACAAAACACCTGGAATTGTGAGACGTCCCCCATTGAAAATAAATATGAATCCGACAATTATAAATGGTGTTCCGATAATAAATCCTACACCAGTTGTGTCTAGTTTTTTTCCAGTTAAAGAAGATTGTAGTCAAATTGATAATTGGAAAAAATTGCGTACACTTGGTAAAGGATCGTATGGAATTGTTTATTTAGTCTTATCCAAATATGACAACCGTGAATATGCTCTTAAAGTGCAAAAAAATAATAATTCTTTTTTAACTGAAATAGAAGCATTAAATGACCTTCAAAAAACGAATATTGTTCCTAAAATATATGCATCTTGGACTTGTAAAAAGCAAGCCTTTATTGTAATGGAAAAACTAAAACACTTTGAATATTCAAAATTTAGTCATCATAAAATTTGGAAAAAAGTAGGAGAAAGTTTAGATATAATTCGTGATGCTGGTTGGTTACATGTAGACACACACGATGAAAATGTTATGTGTACAGATGATAATAATCTTGTTTTAATTGATTTTGGTTTTGCTGTAAAAAGAACTAGATTACACAACTTACAAACGTATCCAGACCACTTAATGTCTGCAAAGAACTGGTACAATTTCGCTCTTACTTGGGAATTTCTAGAATCAATCCAGAATTATAATTATCAATCAAGTTTTAACCCATTTTATATGAGTTATGATTTAGTAAAACATAAAATCCCAACAAAAGAAGAAAAAATTGCATATGAGACTGCATATAAAAACTATTATAATGGAAGGAAAAAATTATGTAATCAAGGATGTAGATATGCCTGTTAAATTAAAAAAGATTCTATTATCTAAACAATAAAAATTATTTGCTAAAGGTTGCTAATGCTAAAAAGAGATAGACAATTAAATGATTTTGGAAAAAAGAAACGACCTAAAATAGAAATTTTTGATGCACCGCCAATTAATTCTATTAAAGATCTTATTCAATTAGGAAAAAATAACACTTTTTATAAAAACATTGATACAATAATGCTTTGGCGTCTAACTCCTCATTTAGATGAATTAAATAATCTTATTGGTATGGAAACCTTAAAGGAATCAATTTTTTATCAAATTTTGTACTATTTGCAAGGAATGCATCAAAGAAACAAATCAGATGAATATTTGCATACTATATTAATGGGTCCACCCGGTACAGGTAAGACTACCGTTGCTCATATTATAGCAAAAATATATCAAGCGATGGATATTTTGTCTCCATCTGGTCCTTTTAAAGTAGCTCACAGAGATGATTTTGTTGCTGGTTATCTTGGTCAAACAGCTCTTAAAACACAAAAATTACTTAATTCATGTATAGGTGGTGTTTTGTTTATTGACGAAGTCTATGCTTTAGGGCCAGGTGAAGAAGACAGAGATTCTTTTTCTAAAGAAGCTATTGATACTTTATGTAGTTTTTTGTCAGAACACACAACTGATTTTTGTTGCATCGCAGCTGGTTATGAAAAAGATATCCAAAAGTGTTTTTTTGCAGTAAATGATGGATTAGAAAGTCGTTTTCAATGGAAACATAAAATTGAAGAATATACACCAATTGAATTATCTGATATCTTTCTTAAAAAAGTTAAACATATTAATTGGGAAATAAAAATTGATAAAGAAATAATATCAAAACTAATAGAAACAAATAAAGACCAATTTTCAAATGCTGGAAGAGACATTGTAAATCTTATATCTAAATGCAAGATGGCACACGCACGACGTGTTATCGCATTAGATAAAGAACATAAGTTTATTTTAACAGTAGAAGATTTAGAAAAAGGTTTAATAATGGTTCAAAAAACGAAAAAAAAAAGTAAGATAAATTCACCTCCAATTGGTATGTATATGTAATTTTGAGTTTTAGTGTACATTTAGTTTAAAATAAAAACAAATTGACTTAAAGATATTATGATACTAAATTAAATGCCAAAAAAAGTAGAAAATATTATATCTGAGAAAAAAAAGGCAAATCAGATCGAAACTCTTTCTAAAGAGGAGGAATTATCTAGTCCTATTCCTAATCTTACTGATACAAGTGTTTCAAAAAAAGAAAAAGATCTTGCCAGTAGAAAAAATATTTTGGACGAGTTTGATTTACTTATTGATATGATCAATTTAGAAATTCAAAATAGTCGTGAAAGTTCTTCTAAAACAACAAATGTTAAATTTCTTCGGTTGGTGAATAAAAACATTAAATCTCTTCAATTACAATGTGTTCGTGTACTAAAACAAAAAAATACAACTGTTCGTCAAAATAATAATTCTGGATTTCAAAAACCTGTAAAACTTTCAAGTGAACTTGCTAAATTTGGTGGATGGTCTGAAAACGAACTTCGGTCTCGTGTTGACGTTACAAAATATATATGTGATTATATTGCGACTAATAAGTTACAAAATCCAGAGGATAAACGACAAATTTGGCCAGATTCTAAACTTCAAAAACTTCTTGGATTTAATCCGGAAAAAGCAGAAAAGCCTTTGTATTACTACGGAATTCAAACTTATTTGAAGAATCAAAATCATTTTCCAAAAGACTAAATTTTAATACTTTAAAATATTAAAATAAATGTAACTAAAATGTAACTTACTTTATTTTACTTATATAATAGGCCTTGTATGTACAAGGACGTGAGTATTTATTCCATATTTCTGTTGGAACATTTTTTTTTGACATAGTAGAACGAGACATTTCTTTACGCCGAAGAGTAAATTTTGAACTTGTGATTGTATTATTACCTTTTTGATCCATAATACGATTAACAACTCGTTTATATTTTTCTATATTTTTTTCTAATTCTGCAATTTCTGTTTTAGCATCTGCCCATTTTTGAAGAATATCTTTTATTTCTATTGTAGATGTTGACATTTAAAAATAATCCGCAAAAATAAAATTGAAAAAAATTAATATAAGTTTAAGGAAATAGCAGAATAAAAGAAAACAAACAAATGTCCGATAACGAAAACACGCAATTGACGCCCGCCGAGGGTTATAATCCTAAACAGCGTATGATTTTTTCTGAACCTATTGTTGGTAGTATTCCAGATAGCAAGGTTAAGATTGAATTTAAACGAATTAATATTTCTACTCGAAATGAAGATGGAACAATTGGAGAATTAATTATTCCAACAGAACGTCTATATTCATTTGGTGTTTCTGAAAATACTAGTCAAGAAACTGGTAATGTTACTGGCTTCACATTCCCTCTTTGTTTGTGGAATCGTGATGGTGTAACACCAGCTGAAAAGACTTGGTGTGATACTTTTAATGAGATTGTTGAAGCATGTATCGATCACCTTCTCGAAAATCGAGAAGAGATTGATTTGTTTGAGCTGACACGTGGAGATCTAACTAAAGCAAAGGGTGGCCTGAACCCTCTCTATTACAAAAAGGAGAAGTTCACAGACGATAAGGGTAAGACTGTTCTTAGAAATGTTCCAGGTCGTGGTCCAACTTTGTATGCAAAGTTGATTTATTCAAAGAAGCAAGATAAGTTCCTTACTCAATTCTTTGATAAGGATGACAATATTCTTGAAGCACGTCAACTAATGGGAAAGCACTGCTATTCAACTGGTGCTGTTAAAATTGAATCTATTTTTATTGGTGCAAAAATCTCTCTTCAAGTAAAACTTTATGAAGCAGTTGTAGAGCCAAGCAAGATGGGTATGAAGCGTCTTTTGGCTCGTCCTAAAGCTAGATCTAAGGTTCTAGCTTCTCAAAATGAAAATCGTTCATCAGCATCCGCTCTTGATGATGATGATGGTGTTAATGAGGTAGATGATGATGGAGGTAATGAAGGAAGCCTTGTTGGTTCTGGAGATGAAGATTCTCAAGTTGCTAAAAAGGTGCCTTCACCAAAAAAAGCACCTGTTGTTCGCAAAGTAAAGCGTGTTATTCCTAAGTAAGTAAATGTCAGAATATTACATATCTTATACTAAATATAGTATAAGATAATTAACACGTTGGTAAGATCAATTATTTATATTTTATGAACATTTATCATATGATATTCCAATCCATTCACAGACAATAATTCTTTGCCACATAGTTGACAATTACATTTCTCTTGACGTTGATGTACTTTAAGTATATGCTGTGTCAAGTTGCATTGGCTCGTAAATATATTATGACATATATCACAAGATACAGAAGTCGTTTTATTATGCATCTGCTCAATATGTTTTTTAAGATTACCTACAGTTGAACATATCTTTCCACACTGATCACACTTAGACTGTGTAACCTTTTTGTGTACATTACGAATATGATTCATAAGAGCATCATTAGAACTATAATTAGTATCACATTCTATACATTTCACTATACTAGATTTTTCATGTACACTACGTACATGTCTATTTCTCTTACCACGATCTCTAAAAACTTTCTTACATATCGGACAGGTCTTTCCATCATCTTTCAGATCTTTTTGGATATTATGAAATTTAATCATATGGTTTAAAAACCGACTCTTCGTTTTATACTCTGTACCACATATATCACACTTGTATACTTCAGAATCAGAATCAAAATCAGGCTCCGATTCAGAATTATTGTTTGTTTCCGTATTAGACTCAGGCTCATTATCTTTTTCATCATCTGATGAATCCAATTCTAATTCCATATGCTTTGCAGGCGAAGCTAGCACTATAGGATCCGTATTATCTTCTACATTACCATTTTGATCTAAAAAAACTAGATTATATATCTTGTACGGTTCATTATACAGAGATAACTTGGTTTCTTCTGTTGCTTCAATACTTAGATATTTTGTTAAAGTATTGATAGACTTTACTAGTTGTTCTAGAGTTGCATCAATAACATATTCATGATTTTTTTCAATAAGTTTCGTAGCAAAACGTAGTTTCAAACATTTTTCTAGAATCTTATTTTCGGTAAGATAAACTAAAAATTCTATCTTTACATCTGGCATGCTTGTTCTGTATGTTTGAAGACGTGTATTAATGTTATCTGTGTAGCCTATTTTAAGATAATCTTTTTCTCTCCATCGATCTGTTATGATATAAAGGCAGTTTCCTTTCTTAAATTTATGATAATTTCTCTTCATTCGGAGTTTGTCATTTAGTTCAGCAAGATGAGAATAAGTTGATTTGATTTTCAAATTCTCGTTTACAACAGTCTCTATTGTTTTTTGAAGAGATTGTATCTTTTCGTTAAATTTTTCTTCAAGCTCTTTATTTGATTTCTCTTGACCTAACTCAACTTTTCCAAAAAGTAGTAACTCTCTTGTCCAACGAGATACTTGTAAAGCAAAATATGGATCAATCCATTGAGCTATTTGTATAGCAATATCCATAGGATAATATGAACCACCATTTTTACCCTCAACAGCTCTTAAAATTAAACTACCTCTAAAGTGAGGTAGTTTAGAATAAGCTTCTATCAACTCTTTACTCTGTTTTAAACGATTCCAATTATCTATTCGTTTATTACCTGCTTGACATAATTTAGTACAGTTAACATAACCATCTTTGCTTACTGGTATGTTTATTTCACTATTATTTTGTAATATAAGTTTTAATTCTATTATATCTGTTGATTGTTCAAAATTTATTTTATTTTGTTGTTTAGTAGTTAAAGAATCTTGAAATTGTTTTGTTTTTTCAATCAATGTTTTGATCTCTTTATCTTTGCTTTCAAGAACCTTGTTTTTTTCTTCAGATGCTTTTACTAATTGAGTATTTGATTTAAAGACTTCGAGTCTATTATTTGGCAACTGATCGTTTTTCAGTCCGGCAGTTGTCATTTTAGTTTCTATTTTACATTGTAAATAGAAATCTTTAAGTAGTAGATGACTTGAAAATGTTAATGCGGAGTTCCTTTTTTAAGTTTTCCATCTCGATCTGTATACCATTTGTGTCCTTTATTACATTCTTTGTCGCTATAGGCACACGGACAAATCTTAATAGGTAGTTCATTGCATTCTGGACATTTTTCATCTTCCCAATCTCCATAAGTAGCATATTGTTTTATAAAAGAAGTATTTCCAGAATTATCGTGTTTTTTTTCACCTTCTGTAAATGTTTTATAAACACCTTCTCTTGAATAAGTACCAACTTCAGAAGGATGTACATATCCTTCAATTTTTTCTGGTCTTTTATGATTTGACATATTTAATATCACTAATAAATTACTTTTAAATTAAGGAATATTTCATACATCTTATAAATTTAATCAAATTTTACTTGTTCATGACAATTTTAGCATGCTTATCACCTAAATAAATGAAAGCATCAATCCACTTCCATATTACTTCTTTATCTTCCTTATCTAATCTTTCTGAACGCCATAGTTTTTTGAAATGAATTACTTTATCTTTTCCTAAACTATCAAAAATATTATGTTCTAAAAAAAAAGACTCATTTCGATCTTTTACCATTTTTCTTAACTCTTGATCATTTGTGTTTATTTTGTGATTAAAAATATTGACAATATTTTGTATAGGTATTTGATTTGAAAAAAACAATCTAATAACTACTAAATCTCCTTCTCCTGGAAATTGACTTATTAATTCGTCAAAAAAAAGTATTAGTTGTGTTTTAAACTCTGTTAACACCTCAATTTCGGACATTTTTTAATATTCTCTTAATCTTTAAACAAGACATCCAATGCAACTAAAATTTTTTTTATTATATTGAGATGCTGTTACAACCGCTCTTATTTTGTCACCTTCTTTAATTTTATTTTTACCGTTTGAATAAATGTGCAATGCTTCGTCATACGTATATCCCTTTACTGAAAGATTTGGAATCAACATTTTTTGTTTTTCCGACACTTGAGTAAAAATACCATCTTTGTACAACATACAAACAGTTCCTTCAAGAATAGTCCCAACACTTGGCATCAATGTTTCTGCTTCAAACAATACTGTAAAAATAGTGTCTTCGTTATCAAGAACTTTCTTTATTTCATTAACTGAAAGAATATGACCGTATTCTTTGCTGCATTCACCAACGTATAACTCCCTAATTTTCGTCAACAGATGTTCCATCATATTTTCATCTAAATATTTAGGATTTAAATATACTCGTTTTTTTATGATAGATGTCATTTTTTATTTAGTTTACAAAAAGCATAAAAAAATTCAATTTAGAATTTTTGTTAAACAAAAAGTTTTAGTCGAATATACTCGATCATTTTCACATATAATTATCAAACTCTTTATTTAATTCAGTCATTCTTTTTGGACTCAAAAGTTATGATATTCTTTGATATTAAGAAAACAATAAGTCCAAAAATTACAAAATAGAGAAGAGATATACTTATAAATAATTTTATAGATAAACTTGTTTTTTTATTTTTTGAACCAAAACGTGATTTTTTAAATTCAGATAATGATGAAATACGTTTATATTTATTTGGATGTACTAAAGTAGGAGCTGGGTTTAAATACATTGACTCTAAATACTTACAATGTTTGATATTATCTACTTCAGAAGATGATATAGACTTTTTAGTACAACATTCAAAAATATTATCTTTTTGTTTTAATAAACAATTTACGTCAGGTTCTAAACCTATAGATACACATTTATTATCAATTGCACATTTAATATAACTATTGTCTTCTTTGCTAACATATGGGCTAATTAAAGAGCATGTATCTAAACACATAGCTCTTTGATCTTCGCACATTTGTTTGCATCTGTATTTTAACACAGACAAATTATCTTTGTAATTCTTTTCACAATAACTATAACAAAAATTTACTGGTTCTAAACACTCATTTGTACAACATTTAGCCATATCTGTCACATCTGATTCAGTCCATTTTTGAGATTTTTCATCCCATTTTTTTGAACAAATCAAAAACATATTTGATTTTGTCATTTTTATAATTTATCTTTTTAAAAATATTTCAAAAGAATTACGCAAAGAGAGAACATAACTAACACTTATAATAAATTTTTATAGTTATAAAAGCAAGAATTAATGTAAATAGATCTAATGTATCGTGATTGTTTTGTATGTTTAAACAGTACAAAGAACAAGGTATGTACTACTTGCGAGTGTTATGCACACTACCATTGTTGGGGTAAATACTTGAAAAATTATACAAATGTAATTACTTATATTTATGAACAACAAATACTAATTACTGTTCCTCTATATGCTAAATGCCCACAATGTAGTGGAAATATATCAAATGTAAAAGTTGTGACACGATCTGATACCAGATTTGGACGAAGAACTTTTTTAAGAATAAGATGTCAAAATATGTTTGCTTATGCAGACTCAACTGGAGATCTAGTCAAGAAATCTGCTATTTTTAGAAATATTTTTGAAACTATTTCTCATAATAAGAATTTACTTCGTGGAGGAGGTGAGTTTAGAAAAATGATAAAAATTAAATTGATATCTCTACATAATTCTGGTGACTGGGAATCAGCAAATTTTTACCATCTCAAAATATTTGGTAAACAAATTTAAATAATTATATAGATGACAATGTTCATAATGGCAAGGGTATTTATATAACTAATTTTATAAAAAATAATTTGTAAACTAATTTAAAGAGATAGTTTTATTATATAATAAGCACGATTGCGTGAGTGGTTAAAACGGAACGGCTTAAGACCGTTTGCTTCGGCTTCCTGGGTTCGAATCCCAGATCGTGCATAATTTATCATTTTGTATAAATTATGCGAAAAATATATTTACCAGAGGTATAATTTATATTCTATTTTGTAATATTAAATTGATCCGTAAATTCCTTTAATTCTAAAATTTTAACTCCTAATTCTAATGCTTTTGCTGTTTTTCCAGAAGGCTCTCCCGAATTAGAAGAAACAACAAGTATAGAAGTTTGTTTAGAAACAGAAGTTACAACCTTACCTCCTCTATTCACAATATATTCTTCTAATTTTTTATCACGAAATCCAGATAAAACTATTTTCATACCCCCCAAACTTTGTTTTTCAATTTTCTCAGAATCTTTTTTGAAAGTAATAAATTCTTTAATATCATTAATAAACTTTTTTGCTTCTTCAAGATTATTCACAATCTTTTTTACTGTCTTATGAGAAAATCCTTCAACACTTAAAACACGATCATATATATATTCAATATCCATAGTATCCAAGAGGTCTGGAAAATCATTGAAAAGAGTTGTTATCTTTTTGGTCCCCATTCCAGATCCAAACACTCCTGCCGCTCCTAACAACAAAGGAAGAGATACATCTTTTAATCCTTCGTGTATATTAGTAAATGTACGTTCTGCCATTTTTTTTCCAAAACCTGGAACTTTTGCAAAATCATCTTCCGTAGCACTTATAATTTTAATCAAAGTATCAAATCCAGACTCGTACATTTTTTGAACATTTTTTTCACCGACATGTTTAATACCCAAGTCTGCAAAAAAACTAGCAATTCTTTTAACAGAACTAGTATCTGAATATTCATCTGTTTGTATATCAACATTCGAATCATTCCAAGTATACGGAATATCAGGCATATCAGGTTCTTCTGCTTTTTTGATAACGCTAACTATATAAGGAATTACATCTCCAGAACGAGTTATTTTAATTATCGCACCAGGTCCAATATTTTTTTCTACTATATATTTAGCATTAAAACCAGTAGCCCATGTAATTGTTACACCTCCTAACTGCACAGGAATAATTTCAACTCTAGGTTTAAGAACACCCCATTTGCTAACATTCCATTCAACACCTAATACTTTTGTCTCAATCAAATTATCTGAAAATCGCATTTTAAAAGCAAAAGCATAACTTGGATTACCAGAAGTATTTCTTTCATAACTTACATTTGGTTGAACAATAATACCATCTATCTCATATTTAGATTTATTTTTTGAATTAATCAATGTTTCCATTAAACTGTCAACATTGAAATCAGTTACAACATTTCTGTTAACAGTTGTGAAACCAAGTGAGTCAAGATATTCTAGTTGTTCTAATGAACATACAGATTTTTCTTTACTAACAACCTCATATGCTACAAACTCAACCGATTCAATGCCTTCTTTCATAGTTTTTGAACCAATCAAACCAGCTACCATATTTCTTGGATTTGCATACAAAACTTTGTAATTTTCCTTAAATACTTTCTCTTTCATTATAAGCTCTCCTCTGACACAAACTGAACCTTTTACTATCTTTGGAATATTTTTTATGTAATTTGCTAAATAAGAAATATCAGCTCCAATAATACCGTCCCCTCTAGTGTATAATTTCACATTACTGTTTTTTATAACTAAAAGGCATGAGATTCCATCTAACTTATCTTGAATAATATAGTTTGTTGCTTTATTACAAGATACCCATTTTATCATAGCTTTTTCATCTTCCGGTTTAAATTTATTCATACTCCCAAGCCAAAAAGGAAGATTAACACGATTTTCATTTTCTCTAATTCGAGTTCCTGTCGGAATTAAGTAATTTGGATCTCGAATACTTAAAATTTCTTTTATAGAATCATACTTCCAGTCTTCTAAACCCGACGATTTCCCTGTATTATAATATAAGTCGTCCGCATATATCTTTATTTGATGAAGAATTGAAAGATCCTCAGTTAAAAGATAATTGGTAAATTTTTCATCTTGTAAATTAGATATTTTATCTACAACACTTTGCATTTTTTAGTTTCTTTTGTAATTATAGATTAAAATCCAATTTTAAAATGATTAACAAAACAATAATTTTTTTATTCTACCGACCAGAATAAACGAATTATAAAAATAAATAGTCATTGCCTTTATAGATCTCACCTTTATAATCTCATTTGTAGTTCCGACTCTTTAGACACCTTGAGAATTTTAATAACTTATCTCCAAAAAAGAATTAAAATTGCGCAACACACAAAAAAAGTTCCACAACCAAAATATCTTGTATATTTTATATTTTTTATAGCGTTTTCTTCATTTACAAAAAGTAATCTGACTATATTTAAATAGGGTGATTCATCTTTTTTGTTGTAAACGCTTTCTTGATGTCCAAGATGAATTGTTTGTAATAATACAAGCAACAATATAATAGTAACATACAACCATTGTTTAACATTTGGTCTTTCTTTATTGCTAATAAAAAGAGCAACCAATACAGCAATGAATTTTAACAAATCTCCTATATGATCATACATATCACCAAATTTTGATACCATATTGTATTTTCTTGCAAGTTTGCCGTCAACACAATCAAGATAATAAGAAATAAGCCAACAAATAGCAGCCAACCAAAGCCTGTTTTGCATAATTTGATATGCTGTAAGAAACCCAAAAATAATGCTTAGAGTCGTAACCATATTTGGAGTGAAACCAAGATTATAAAAAATATGTAAGTGTGTATCAATAAATTTAAATATGTATGTATCTATCGGACATTCAGAATGTTCTTCTAGTTTATTTACCATTTATTATATTTATTATAAAATTTATTGATAAATTTTATTCATATAATTACAAACTTAAAATTGCCATTTCTTTTGTAAAAGTATCATTATCTTCTATATTCTTGATTTCTCTAAATTTGTCTGTCAACTTGTTCATTGTGTTTGAACTAAGAGTAACAATATCTATATCTTTTTCTTTCACTATAATATCTGAAAGTCTTGAACGTTCTTCTAAAACCAACAAAGACGATTTCTTTATTATAGGATCTTTAATAGCATTTTTTAACTTTCTTGCCTGTATATCTTTATGAACAATACCATCAACGTCTTTATAAATAAAAACATCTCTGTTTCTATCTGTACAGTGATAACTTTTGTTTTCCCCATCCCCATTTGTTATATATTGAGATGTAAACCTAGCAACACCTATAAGACCATCCTTTACATGTTCAAGCTTAAAATTATCTTCTACTTTTTCTTGTATAATCTCTGATCTCCAATCAGATACTATCAAATTTTGAGTTTTGTTAGTTGTCTTAGTATTACCAATATTATTAATATGATGTGTTGGTTTAGAAGCCAAAATGAACATTTTTTCCTTATAATCATTTATTTCATTTCGTAATTCTTCTATAGTTTCTAAAGATACACATAATTCTTTTTTAGTCACTTCCAAGACTTTTCTAAGTTCTTGAATATCAGGAGTATTCATTTTGCATATTTTTAAATGAGTATCTAATGTAAATTTAAGTGTAAAACTTGTTCCGCAAAAAATACAAGAATGCTCTTCTGGCGCAGATTTATTTTGTTTGATTAAACAATATTTTGCTGTATTTTGATGTTTTTTTAAAGCACCAGCTGTTTTTAAAATTTGATTACAGTATTCGCACTCCATTTATTATAGCATTTTTATGTGTTTAAAATGTTTTTCGTAAAATCCAGGATTTTCCTGGAAAATTACGGAAAATTATAGATCATTATATAGAAAAATGTGACTTTAATCAATATTTTTGGAAAAACACAAAAATTGTGAGAGAGTTGGAAGCTCGCATAGGATCTGGTTTCAATTCAAAAACTTTTTTTCTCCTCCTCCGCTTTTTTAATTTTTGTGCAAAATCATTTTTGGAGTTCGGAAGAAACAATTTTTATCGGAAAAAAGTCTAAAATTTTTATAATCAAAATATCATTTTGCGCAAAAATTATTTTGGAGTTCAAAAGAAAAAGTTCGGTGGAGGAGGAAAAATTCTTTTTCTTTTGTTTTCTAAATAATTTCAAAAATTCGTAGAAAATTTCCTTTGGATTATCTTTTTTATTTTCCTCCTCCGCCTCCTCCGCTTTTTTAGAATTTTAGTTCTAAAAAAAGTTATAAATCACAAAAAATTAATACTAAATAAATTCTCTATATAATAAATGATCACTGTGTTTCCTAAAGAAGGAATTCATTTACGCTCAAAAAATACAGGAAAAGATTATTACTATAATCCAATAACGGATACACAACAATATAAACCATTTGATATTCAACAAATGATTTCTATACCTGATGAATGGGATATTTTTTATTCAAAAAATAATATTCCTTACTTTAAAAACAGTTTGACATCTAAAACACAATTTAAAATACCAGACGATAGTATTTTAGAATCAAAATCAAAATGTGAAACAGAATTGACTTATCCAATTACAAATCTATCTGATATAGATATTCCCACAATGGACAAAAAAGGTACTACAAAAAAATCTGAATATTGTTATATACTTCATTCCAATATATCATTTTCTGATAAACGTGAATTATTTTGTAATCATAATAATTCTACAATATTTGATTCACCAATATGTGATATTCAATGTCATAATGTATTTCTCCAACAACTTTACGAATCTTTTTTTGCTAAATATTCTTTGGAAGATATTAAGATAACTTATGATATTGTACTTGTACATAGAAAGATATTCGACGGTTTTGATAAATCTGTCTTATTAACAGAGTATAAAAAATGGGCAGATGCTGAAACTCCTTATTTTCCAGTAAATCAAAAAAATCGTAATTGGTCTAAATATAGAAAAAATGATATTTTAATGAATATTACAGGCTTAAGTCATGATCCAACAACAATTTTGCTTAGTGGTGGTCTCTTAAAACAACTTAATTATGCTTTACCGGTTTCATTTACAACAATAAGAGATTATATGTTCAATACTATCTTGAAGAGATTACGTGGTTACAGAACAAATTCACAAGAAATAAATAAAATTTCTGCGACGAAACAAGTTGGTATACCTAATTTCGATTATGATGCTCTTCAATTTGCACATTCTTGGTACAAACGATTGGCATGGAATCATCCAGGCAGAGTTCAATGTGGAACAATTCCATTTCAAGGTATGTATGAACATTCTGCATATAAAAAGTCAATTCCTATTGAATGTGGAATATCTGGTTCTACAAACTTTTGGATATGGACAGCTCTCTATACAAAAGTCAATTTAGATTTAACTGAAACTCGTATGCTTATATTTTCTGCATTTTTAGTCTTGTGTTCAGATGGTGGTCACAGTCTTAGTGAAGTTCTCTCTTCGTGTGTACTTACATCTATATATTGGAAGTATTATAGTAGATTTTCAAAAGATAGAACTCTTGTGGAATATATAGATGGTTCATCATTTGCATCTAATCTTTATGAAGTATGTAAAGATATAAATCCTATTGGTAATGAAAAATTTATATGCATAGATTGGAATGATGTAGCAGATAAAATATATAACACAAAGTGTACTACTGGTTGTGATGATAAACAATGTCCAAGTGATAAAAATTGTATTTTTCCAACATTCAATGATAAAGCTACACCAATTGATAAACTAAAGACACGTCAGATGTTGGAAGCTTTCTTTTTAATGGAAAATAATCGCAATAAAAAATCTTTTGGTTCTTATACTACTTTTTTAGATCAATTACCAAAAAACATTGATGATATTAGTAATAATGCTTTACATCGTGTTATTGATTATACAAATGAATTTTGTGGTAAAAAACCAAAGTCATTGCCAAAATCAACTTCTAGTGTTAAAAGTAAATTAAAAGTACGTAATGATTATTAAAAGAAACACATATTTATAAATGATAATTTATAAATCAAAACTTACATTTCATCCAAAAATTCATAGATATAATCTTGTGATTTTACAGTTTTCTTAATTTTATCTTTTAATTCTTTGCATATTTTTTCTTGATCTTCGCAAGTAGGTAGTAAGAGATTTGCGAAAGTATATTCTTGAAAAGTAACTATTAAACTCATCATAATCAGGACTAAGATACATACGTTAAAATCAAAAAATTCATAGCAAAATGCGATGAAAGCTACTATTAAGGTTTGCAAACAAATAAGATGCTTTCTAGTTTTATTTTTGAAATCTTTGACGCTTGAACGAGTAATCTCTATAATATTTTCTTGATTTTCGGCAATTTCTCTGAGCTGAGAGTCCATTGCGTGAAAATTCTTCAACAATCCTTTTAAATTATTAGCACGTGTCTCGGCTTTTCCTAAACAATCATCCGCTTCTTCTGCCTGATTTTCAATTTCCTTAATTTTAATAATATATTCTTGATTTTGTTTTTGTAGAGTTTCATTCATAAGAATGATGTATCGTTCTTGCGGTGAAGCTCCAGATAGAACAAATTTTTCAGATAATGAATTGTTAATATATAAATTAGAACTGTTTTCTGATGTCATCTTATTTTTATAAGATTTTTTGTGTAAAATCTTATAAATTCATTTTTATATTTATGTCAATTGTAAAATCTTATACAACTGCAAGATTTTGTTATGTAAAATTATTCACAAAATTGCATAAGAAATTATATGATAAACCATCTTTATTATCTCTTCATACGTTCAATCTGTGTTAATAAAAATACTAATTTCCTCTAATCTCTGAAACAATAGTAGCCTAATAAGAATAATCCTGACGCAACTATAGTAAAAGAAAACCCAAATATAGCAATTTTTCTATACTTTTTGATAGTCATTTTATCTATATTCAACTGTTGGTTATTTGAAGTTGACTCAATTTCTTCATTGTTAGATTCATTCATACTTTTATTATTAATAAATATCATTTAAATCAATAAAATATCTTTATTTTAAGTAACATAAACACAATTTATATTAATATAGAAATTATTAATAGGAAAAAATTAATTTTATCATGCGATCCTTTTGAAATATTCAAATACAATTTTATCAACTTCAAGATTTTTTTCTCTTATAATATCCATTAAAAAATTTTTAATCGCAATTTTATGGCTTTTATAGTCCTGTTCATCGTATCCTGGTGACATGTCAATCTGAACCTTTATAGTATTTAATGATTCCTTAGGAGTAAAACATTCAGTAACAAAATATGACATTATAGTATTTGGTTTTTCTGGTGTCTCTACAGAATAAAATCTCATTTTTAATATCGATATTAAGTGTGGATTTTTAGCAAAAAATTTTTTTCCCATTCCAGTAAATGCATTACGAAACTTTTCGTTCCATGACACACTAACATCAATAGGAGGTTTAGGTTTCATTTTTTCAATCATAGAGTCGGCAATAAATTCTAATATTTGATTTGGTAATGTTAACAGTTGTTTTGCCATTCCATTCTTTTCTATCTCACTACCTCTTTGTTTAGCTAATGCTATATTTGCAATCATATTAAAAACAGTATATGCATACATCTCTTGTTTCTCTTCTTCTGATAATGTTCGTGGTTCTAATAATCTCAACCGATCATAATTTTCTTTTGACATATAAGCTTGATCAGTCATACTTTATTTTATGTTTATAAATAAAAAAAGTTAAATTAATTTTACTATTTGGACCACATTTATAAACATAAAAATCGACTGTTCGTACAAAGATTTTGTCTCTCATTATTCATAAAAGAAATCTTTTAGTTCTTTTACATTTTAAAATATTTGTTAAATATAAATAATGCCTCCAAAATTAAATTTGTTGGGTTCTCCACAACGTTCTCCACAACGTTCTCCACAACGTTCTCCACAACGTTCTCCACAACGTTCTCCACAACGTTCTCCACAACGTTCTCCACAAAGTTCTCCACAAAGTTCGTCAAGAAATCCAAATTATATTTCAGACAGCCGAACACCTCCAACACCATGGGTTGTTCGTTTTAGTAGAACAGTTAACCCTGGTATACCATATTATTTTAATTCAATAACAAACGAAACGCAATGGGAATTTCCAGAAAACAGTTTTGAAGCACGTTTGCGTGAAGCAAGTTTGCGTGAAGCACGTTTGCGTGAAGCACGTTTGCGTGAAGCACGTTTGCGTGAAGCACGTTTGGATGAAGCAAGTTTGCGTGAAGCAAGTGTGGATGAAGCACTTTTACGTTTGCAAGCATATTTGCCTGAAGCACGTTTGGGTGAATCACGTTTGGGTGAATCACGTTTGGGTGAATCACGTTTGGGTGAATCACGTTTGGGTGAATCACGTTTGGGTGAAGCAGTTGTGGATGAAGCAAGTTTGCGTGAAGCACGTTTGCGTGAAGCACGTTTGGGTGAATCAGTTGTGGATGAAGCAAGTTTGCGTGAAGCACGTTTGCAAGCAAGTTTGCGTGAAGCAAGTTTGCGTCGTTTGCGTGAAAGTGAAGTAGTTGTAGGACATTTGCGTGAAGCACGTTTGCGTCGTTTGCGTGAAAGTGAAGTAGAATCACGTTTGCGTGAAGCACGTTTGCGTGAAGCACGTTTGCGTGAAGCACGTTTGCGTGAAGCACGTTTACGTTTGGGTGAAGCACGTTTGGGTGAAGCAGTTGCGGATGAAGCACGTTCGGGTGAAGCACGTTCGGGTTATGTAGTTGTGAAAGTTATGGATGAAGCACGTTTGGGTGAAGCACGTTTGGGTGAAGCACGTTTACGTTTGGGTGAAGCACGTTTGGGTGAAGCACGTTTGGGTGAAGCACGTTTGGGTGAAGCAGTTGCGGATGAAGCACGTTTGGGTGAAGCACGTTCGGGTTATGTAGTTGTGAAAGTTATGGATGAAGCACGTTTGGGTGAAGCACGTTTACGTTTGGGTGAAGCACGTTTGGCGGGTCCAGTTGTCCGTCCTGCTGTTGCCAATGACTGTCATGGCGATCGCTGTCATGCCCTTGCCACTGCATTGGAAAGGCTGCCACCATTACCGTTAAGATCTGCTCTTCCGGGTGAAATCAGAAACCCCAGAACAGGACAATTAGAAAGGGAGGTTGCCGATCCTGTTGCCAGTCGTTCCATTTTTGCAGATGCATTAGCACGACCTAACTTAGACAGTAATTTGACTGATCATATAAATAATATGAACAAACGTAGAACTATGCAAGAATTATTTACATTTTGGGTTAGTCAAGGATATACCCCTTCTATATTTGATTATTCTACAAATCCTGATTTAATTAATGGTTGGTATTGGAAACAAATTTCAAAACTTATGACTAATAAAGGCGTACAATCATATTATGATGTTGAAAATTTTTATAAAAATACACCCGAATTCCATAATAGTAACCAAGAAAAAATTGCTACTTTTTTAAGTGAAGTTGATAAAGTTAAAGTTGATCAAAATGGTTATCCTGATCAAAGACAAGATGACCGTGCTCTCCACCATTTTTTTCAACCTCATGACCAACCAGATGATTCAGATGATGATCTTTATGCTTAAAATTACACGATAGGAAAAAATTATTTTGTGTAAGACTGATTTACACCGCTACTAGATTCATACAAATTTATATAAATCCAGCTTTGTAAGGAACGTCTAAACTATATAAATTACGAAAACAGTTAAACTTGATAAAAACACAGATATTATTAGATATATCGATATAAATTTACTCCAATTAATTCGTTCTATGTTTTTGTGATCTTTAGTAGTTACGATTTTTGGTCTTGAAAAATACAAATAACAAAATATGAGAACCTCAATAACAATAAAAAGAACTACCATTTTAAAAAAATAATCATTTTCTAAATAATTTGGTGAATATCCAAGAATTCCTTTATCTGCTCGTTTACGCTTTCCAATACCAATTCCTTTTTGAAGACATTGAGATAAACTTCCGATACTATCATAACCGTCTGGCTTTTCTGAATTATTTCCACAATATATTTTACGTTTGTCAATTGGAGTGTATGGACCTGCAAACTTTGAGTCATATGACATGTTAAAACCCTTTCCAAAACCTTTTTTCATACAACCATGCCGTGTACCAATTATTCTAGTACCATCTAGAAGTTGATCATCTTGAGCATTATTTCCACAATATATTGGCGGCATTTTATTATATAATAATATAACAATAATTTGAATATTTTCTTTCTCACGTTTTAAAAATGTCGGAGGAGGAGGAAAAATCTTTTTCTTTTTTCTTTTGTTTTCTAAATAATTTCAAAATTCGTAGAAAATTTCCTTTGGATTATCCTTTTTATTTTCCTCCGCCTCTTCCGCCTTTTTGAAATTCAGTTTTAAATAAAATGTAAGGACTAAAATCTAAAATCTAAATGTAAGTTAGATTTTTAAAGACTAATTTTGTTTATTTTTAAATTGACTGTGTAATCTTATATGTCAATTCTGTAGTAATTAAAAATAACATTCCACCCCAGATAACATCTGTAGTTGCTAAACAGGATGACCAATTTTTTATTGTAGCATGATTTGTTGCATCATACACTCCATATATAACAGCTCCAAGTAAAAATGCTTCCCAAGAAGGACGTTTTTTCCTTAAAATAAAATAATACAATCCTAAAATGATAAATAGGTAACATATAATTACGCTTACAGGTCTAATCTGTATATCTGAGCCCTGAACATTTAAAATTTGATTTTTATACATATTTGATGTAGAATAAATGTAAATCGAGTCTAACAAAAGTAGAATAACCGCTGAAATAAATAATTCTTTATATAACATATTTGTGTTATATAAAGATTAAATATATTTTTAAAATTGAGATTTTTTAAAAGTAAATAACATATTATTAAACAAATGAGCGATGAAGAAAATATTAAAGTTTTTTGTTCTACATTAAATGTTGATTTTCTTAATAAACTTAGTGTTTCAGCAAAAGATTTTTTTATTGATAAATCTTATACTTGTTTGTTTCAAAAATATGGAAAAATAGAACTTGCAAAAATAGTACTAGAACATTACAATGAAATTAAAACAGTCGCCGATTCATTAGTTGTTAATACTGAAAACTATGGAAACATTGAATATGTAGACTCAGATGGAAAAAAAGTTAATAAACATAAACTACGTTTTAGAAAATTTAAAAACGGGTGTATATTAGAAGGATATGAATCTTTAAAAAGGCTTGGAGTTGTTACAGTACCAGTTATACCTTTAAAAGATATTCCAATTGTTAGAGATGAATTTATTGATACTTTAAGGAATTTTCCAGAATACAAAAGAAATCCTGATAATCCGGATGAAGATAGTTCTGGTAACACTCTTGTATATGTTCTTGGCGGTTTTGCAGCTTTAGGAAATCCGGCTTCTTTTCATAATGAATTGGTTCGCGATTTGCGCAAAAAATGTCAGATTGCTGCAAAACCTTTGTTTAAAAAATTAATAAATTCTTATGCTAACAAAAAACTTCAATCAGACACTAATTTAGAAATGCTTTTTGATAGAATGATGTATCGTATAGTTAGTCAAAAACCAATTGCAGAATCGTGGCATAGAGATGTTATGCCTGTTAAATATATTAAGGAAAATGATGAAGTTTTTGGCGGATGGTTAAATTTAGACATGACAGATCAATATTTTTCTTGTATTCCTGGTTCACACCTTAATGTTAAGCAACGAGAATTAAAAGAAGGATTTGCAACGATTAGTGATGAAAATATAGATGCTATTAGCGAATATCGCCATAAATTTATTGTTCCTCCTGGACATATGATTATTTTTCCTCAATACATTCTTCACGAAGTTGTTTCACAACCAATTAAAGGTTTGAACAATATGATGAGACTTTTTACGGGATGGCGTACTACTGTATCAACAGAATATTTATATCCAGATACAGAAAAATTAATGCAACAACAAGCTGTAATGCCTTTACCAAGCGGTCAACCTCCACCAATGTTTAGTAAAAGTCACAATTCCTATTTCTTGTGGAGAGAGTATGGTCCTATTCCAAAAGATGAATCATATAAATTTAATCTTATTGAATGGTCAAACAATACGTTTTCAGAAAAAGTATTAAAAGACTATGATAGTGCACCTCCTCCTAAAAAAAAGTTTGATATAAATGATTTAGTAGTAATTAAATTAAAACAAAGTGTACCTTACCGTGTAATTGAAATATTACCAGAATCAATGTACAAAATTCAAAATAAATTTGAAACACACATTGTTCATATTTCAAAATTAAATAGACCGGCTTATAAACTAGTTAACAGAATTCTTACGTCTTTAGAAGAATATGGTTTCCCTTTGTACACTCCGTATACAAAAGAAGAAATGGAACTTTACAAACCTCAAAAAATTAATTGAGTTTTCGATTCCGGTATCACTAAGTAAAATAAATGGAAATTAATGTAATCTCATAAGATGTAATTCTTTTATAGATTCAAAAATGTCATTATTTATGCATTCTTAAATTGTAATTTGTTGAACTTTACGATTGCTTTTAAAAATAACTTCTCCTACTTTATCTGTTTTTTCAAGATTATCACATCTGCACCAATCGACTTTTACATTTTTTAAAGTTCTATATTTTGTACCATTTTTACAAAGTTGAGCAGCCGTTTGAATCATAAAAAGAGTTAGTTCAGAATCTTTGTATTCAAGGATTACATAGCAAGAAGGAAATGATGCTAAATGAAAAAAAAGATAATGATTTTCTGCATTGTCTAAAAGAGACCAATTTTCTTTAGCCGTTTCACCTAATTTACAAATAAAGTTTTCATATAAAAATTTTTTCATATTTTATTCTACTTTTTATGTATTAAACTGATTTTTTATGTTTCTATAACAATTATCACCTGCACACGTAGCTATATGCATAACAGGTATATTTATATCATCACAATAAGTTTGTACGTCTGTATACTCTTTATTATGTAATAGATAAAAAATAGACTTACTAGTCTGTTTGTAAATCATTATTGCTGATAAATAAGGTATAAATATATTTGAATTTTTAGGACCTAATGGAACAGAAATATAAGTTACTGGATCATTATATTTACACGGATACTTTTTGGTATCTTGCGTTTGTATAAAACGTAAAAATTCTTTTCTTTTTACACATAAAACATTATATGCGATATTACCGTCTGTTTTTGGTTTATTAATAGTTATAAATAAAATAGTATCTGTTTCTAAGAAAGAATCGTTAAGTTTACTTATTTTACACATATTATCTAGACATTTTTTACCTTCTGGTAAAATGCTTACTTCGTTTATTCCGATTTCATATATTCTATAAAAAGTTAAAAGTATATATTTCATATGTTTGTCTAATGTTTGTAAAACGTCTATGTTTGAATTTGTGTTGGTTGGATCATTTTTTAATTTTTCTTGAATTTGTATGTTTAATAGTTTGGAAGACAAATAATAATTGATTCTTATAAATAAATCGCTACTTCTTATTGGATCTTGTTCATTAAAAATATAATTTGCGATATACATATATATTATACTATTAATTTTCAATTCGTGTAATTCTTTTAATTCTAGCAATTCGTCAGCATGAAAGTTTTTTATGTAACCAAAATCTTTAAACTCTTTCATTATACTTTGACTATCCGTTTTAAATTTTTTTTTAAGATTGTACATATGTATTCGTTTAATGTCTTGATCAATATTTTTTGGTATTTCAGCTATTTGTTTATTATATTTCTTATTTGCTGATTCGAATAAAAAAGTTTTAATTTCGTTTATTTCTTGAAGATTATTAGTTGTTTTCGCATTTTGTAAAAACTCTAATTGTTTACGCTGTGCAAGTCTCATATTTGTTTTATCTTTCTTGTAATTTATAATAGCGTCTAATATATTATTCATATTTACAGAATCTTTATCTAATGTTTTATCAAAATCATTAATTGAAGAAGTCATAATGGTTAACTTATTTAATTTATACAAATATTTATTTGTAAGATTTTTAAAATAATTTATTTTTATTATTTTAAAGACGTATGAGTTTTAAGATAAATGAATAAAAATGATGTTCATATTGCCTTGCTTATGATGGTTAAAAACGAACACAAAAGATTACATGTATCTTTAAATAGCGTTTTAGGATATGTAGATTCAATAGTAATGTATGACACCGGATCAGAAGATAATACTATTGAAATTGCATCGGAATTTTGTAAAAAGAATAATATTATTTTTCGTTTGAAACAAGGAACGTTTGTTGATTTTTCAACTTCCCGAAATGAATCTCTTGATTTTGCAGATTCTTTTGAAGACATTGATTATCTTTTGCTTTTGGATTCAAATGATGAATTAAGAGGAGGGTCAGCTATGAGAAAATTTTGTAAAGAATCAATTGACTTACCAAACACAGGATTCCTTGTTTGTCAAGAGTGGTGGAGCGGCCAATATATTAAATATTTCAATTTACGGATGGTAAAAGCTCGTCAAGGATGGAGATATGTTGGTTCAGTCCACGAGTGGATGAAAAACACAAGATTTAAAAATGATCAAGAAGAGATGGCTTCTGAAGACAAAAAGATACGTATGCCACCACAGGTTGTATTGTATCAAGATCGAACAGCAGATGATGATAAGTCTTTAAAAAGATTCGAAAGAGATAAAATTCTTCTTTTAAAAGAACACGACAATGATCCAACTGATACACGAACTCTTTTTTATTTAGCACAAACTTGCTCATGCTTGGGTCATTCTGAAGAAGCTTTTAAATATTATTCTTTACGTTCTACATTAGAAGGATTTTGGGAAGAAAAGTTTCAAGCTTTGTTTCGTTGTGGAGAATTATTAGAAGTAATAGGTAAAGAATGGAATGAGTCAATGAAATGGTATCTCGCAGCTTTTGAATATACTTCTAGAGTAGAACCTCTTTTAAAAATAGTAGAACATTATAGAAATAGAAATTGGCATCTTTGTTATATATTTGCTATGTTAGCATGTAAATTAGCTTATCCTGAAGATTGTATTCTTTTTGTTGATAAACAAATGTATGAATATAAAAGGTGGCATTTGCTTGGAATTGCTGGGTGGTATTCGGGAAATTACGAGGAAGGAAAGAACGGATGCGTCAAAGCGATAGAAGCAGCAAATTTGGAAATAGATATTTCTAATCTGAAATTTTACGAAGAAAAAGAATTAAAAGATAAACAAATTTTAAAAGATAAATTAAAAGAAAAGATAAAGTCTAAAAGAAAGTAAAATATTCAGTTATTAAACTCCTCCTTTTTCTTTAAAATAAGTGTGTGAGTTGTAAAATGATCCTAATTTAGTTGTTTTTAAGCCAGATAAAGTACCATCCCTTTTCATAGTATTATAAATATTAACTAAAATATGAAATGCGATTTTTGGATTTTCTAAGATTTTATCCATCAAAATATCATTGTCAATAGTTGATGGATCTACCGCATATTCTGCTCTTCTATGACCTCCACAACCAGTAACCCAATATCTAATCATAGGAGAATTTGCAACAGTTGGATCAAAAGGCTCGTGCTTTTCAATAGCATTATGCATCTTAATTAAATATTTTCTAGCAGCTGTATTAGCTATTAATAATTCACCAGCATTGTGGCTTTGAGAAACTAAACTTCGGTCTTGGTTTTTTGATTCTGTTTCGCAAAACTCGTCCCACCCATAAGCACAGTAATCAGACATAAAATTTTGACATTGTCCGCTATTAGATCCGTATAATGATGGATTTCCACCATGTAAAAATCGTTGATCCATATTATTACCAACACAATAAGTTAATGGATGATTTGCTAAAGATAATTCAGTTAATCCAAAATCAGATACAGACTTGTATGAATTCTTCATTTTTACTTAATATCCGGAAATATTTTATATTTTATTAATTGTTGCAAAAATAAAAATGATATTTAAGATTTTGTTTCCAAATAAAAAACAAAAATCAAATGTCTCAAACTAAGTTTCAACCTGTTACTCAACGTTTTAAGTTAAATGAATCAACTTGTGAAGAATTGAAAAAGCTTACTCCAAATTTTGGATTTAATGGTCTTGGAGAACTAGTGTTCAGACGAACATACAGCAGAAATAATGAAGATTGGGCTGATGTTGTAATTAGAGTTATTCAGGGTTGTATGTCTATCCGCAAAGAGCATTTTTATCGTTCGTCTCTTTTTTGGGACGATAACGAGAAGCAAGATTTTGCGAGGAATATGGCTCTCTCTCTATTCCGTATGGAATGGTTGCCACCCGGAAGAGGTTTGTGGATGATGGGAACTGATTTCACATATGAACGTGGATCAATGTCATTGAATAACTGCAGTGCTACCGACACAGAAGATGATTTTGTTCATTCTGCAGAATGGACTATGGACGGATTAATGAACGGCGTAGGTGTTGGATTTACAACTAATTGGCGAGGTGAAGCTACAATGCCAGATAAGAAAGATTCTGAAATTTTTGTTATTCCTGATTCTCGAGAAGGTTGGGTAGAAAGTCTAATCAAGTTGATGTGTTCATATATCGATAGCCCTCGTTACGGTAAGAATAAGTTTCCTATTTTTGATTATTCGCAAATTCGAGCACATGGAGAACCAATCAAGGGTTTTGGTGGTACAGCATCTGGATTTGATCCTCTTAAGCAAATGCATGATCGTATTGAAAGTTATCTTGATGCTTTCTGTATTGGAAGGTTACAATGTACTTCTAAAACTTGGAAAGAATTCAAGTCTGAAGATGTCGAAAATTCGACAAGTGAATGGCGAGAGGTTGAAGTTGAAGTTGACAAGCCGTACTCTCATACACGTCTCGTAGCAGACGTCTTTAACGCTATTGGTGCTTGTGTTGTTGCTGGTAACGTTAGAAGGTGCCTCCCTGGTGATGCTCTTGTTCATACAAAAGGTGGGTTGATTCCTATTAAAGATGTAGAAATTGGTCAAGAAGCGTTGACTTTTAATGGATATCAAAAAATTACAAATAAATTTGTACAAGGAGTTCAGAAGTTAGTAAAGATTATTACACAAGATGGTGATTTTAGATGCACACCAAATCATCGTGTCGCAATTGCAACGTCCTATTCTGATTATACTTGGAAAATGGCATCTGAACTTGTAAAAGGAGATCGTCTTATTGGTGCAAGAGATTTTATCGAAGGTCAAGAAACTTTTCTACCAGAGTGGTCTTATGAAAAGCCATCATCTCATAGCACAACTTGTAAAGATATTATTATTCCTGAATTGGATGCTGATATGGCTTGGTTTGTAGGATTATTTCATGCAGACGGTTATACATATCCAAATTATAACAAAAATGGATTTAATGCATATGTTTCTTTAGTTTTTGGTATTGATGAAATGGATATCGCCGAAAAGGCTAGAGAGCAACTTGAACGCTTTGGGGAAAATCTTCATGTTACTCTCAAGAAACGAAAAGATGAGAATAGTCTAATGGTTCATTGTCAATCAAAACAAGTTGCGTGGTATTTTGATAAGAACTTCAAGAAAGCTAATACTGAAATTAGAGTACCTGAATTTATCTTGAAAGCGCGTCATCATGTCAAGCTAGCATATGTAGCTGGTGTTACAGATGGGGATGGTTGCACTGGTAATAGACCAATTATTGTCGTTTCTACTGTTTATGAAAAATTTGCTCGTGATTTGCAAAATGTCCTTTATTCTTGTGGTATTGAAAGTAGGTTGAATATTTGTACTAAAAATTATCCGAGTAGAAAGGATAACTGGCAAAAAGTTCATAATTTGAGTTTGATTACCAAGAGATCCCAAACAGAATTTTCAGAGATTCCAGAGCTTATTAAGGATCTTAGAGTGAATTCCAAATCGCAAAATGCAAATGGTTTCCCAAGTAGTTTTGAAACAAATTCAAAATTTAAGACTCTATATGGGTTGTATTCAAATAAGCAATTTAATATTGATGCATATGCAAAACAGTATGGAGAATGTTCGTTTACCCCAATTGAAGTTGTTGAAGTTGTTGAAGACGTAGAAGAAGAGACATACGATATTGAAGTTGAAAATCGTCATGAATTCTTTTGCAATGGAATTATCTGTCACAATTCCGCTGAGATCTCTTTGGGATATGCAGACGACAAGGATTTTATGAATCTGAAGAATTATGAAATTAATCCAGAACGCTCTGCTATTGGTTGGTTGAGTAATAACTCTGTTGTGCTACGTGCAGATAATGGGTATAAAGACTTTTCATATATTCCTGACCTTGCTCGTGGAATCCGTGATAACGGAGAGCCTGGTATGATTAATTTGTACAATATTCAAAAGTATGGTAGGTCTGGTAAAGAACTTCCAGATGAAGCCACAATGGTAAACCCCTGTTTTAGCGCAGATACATTAATTGGTGTAGCTGACGGTCGAAATTGTGTTAGTATTAAACAACTTGCTGAAGAAGGTAAAGATGTTCCAGTATATTCAATTAACAAGGAAACAATGGAAGTATCAATTAAATGGGGTAGGAATCCACGTATTACTGGACATAATCAAAAATTGCTACGTATCCATTTTGGCAAACATCATAAAGGAGAATTTGTTGACGTCACTCCCAATCACAAGTGTTTGACAAATGACGGACGAATTATAGAAGCAAAAGATTTGAAAAAGAATGATTCGTTGCCAATGTTTAAAAAATGTAAAAATGGAAAGGACGATTATGTCGTTGTTTATTCAAAAGGTAAAAAATTGGTTGAACACAGAATGATTAAGGAATTTTATCAAACAAAAAAGTTTTACGAAAATTTTAAAGAAAGCTATACTGGGTGTTGTAAGACTAATGGAGTTGTAGTTCATCACAAGGATGAGAATAAACAGAATAACAATCCTGATAATTTAGAAATTACAACTCCTAGTGAACATACATCTCATCATAATGAGCAATACAGAGGAGAGGGTAATCCAATGTATGGCAGAAAACATTCTCAAGAAACAAAGGATTTGATTGCATCAAAAGCGGTTGAAAGATGTTCAAATACAGAATATAGAAAAATGTTGAGTGATGCACAAACACCTGAAATGCGTGAAAAATCAGCATCTCGTATGACACAACTAAAACGCAAACTTGATATTGAACAGTCTAATAATGTGGAAATCCTTGCTCAAGAATCGGGCTTGAAAACAGCAAGGTTTTCTGATACAGATGTAAAAATAATTCGTAACTGCGAAAATTGTGAAGAAGATTTTTATACTGTCTGGAGTAAACGAGAGCAAGCTTATTGTTCTGTATCGTGTGCTAATACTAAACAAGAATCAATTGAAAGTAGAAAGCAAGGTCAAAAGATAACATTTGAAGAGAAGGCTAGACTAAATTTTCATAATCAGGCAATGATTTACAAGGATCTATGTGAAGAGAAGGAAAATGTATCAAAAATTGATTGGGAAACTGCTTGCAAAGCAAAACATATTTCTCACAGGTTTAACAGAAAAAGTGACAATTGTTATATTGCAAAAGGGTGGAGAGAATTTAAGAAAATGGTAGATGATTATAATCATCAAATTTCTGAAATAGAAGAACTCGATGGTGATCATACAGTATACAATATTACAGTTGATGACAATCACACGGTTGCTGTTGTATCAAAAGCTGATAATGACAACGCTCAATGGCACGGAGTGTTATTTCCAAATTGTGGTGAAATTCCGTTGGAGAACTTTGAATTGTGCAATTTAGCTGAGGTTTTTCCTCCTAGGTGCTCTGATCCGCAAAAGTTTTACAAAGCTCTCGAATACGCTACTTTATATGCATCGACAGTTTCTCTTCTCCCAACTCATCGTCCAGAAACGAATGCTGTAATTGCAAAAAATCGTCGTATCGGAGTTAGTATTAGTGGAATTGCTCAATGGGCTAGCAAGTCTGATTCCGAAGAGTGGGGTCAAATGAATTATACAAAGATGATTACATTTCTTCGCAAAGGTTATAAAATTGTTCGTGAAACAAACACTCGTCTTGCTAAAGAAGCAGGTGTACCAGCAGCAGTTAGAGTAACAACTGTGAAACCGAGTGGAAGTATTTCTCTTCTTGCAGGTGCAACTCCTGGAGTACACTATCCAGTAAGCCGATATGCTATTCGTCGTGTGAGAATTGGTATGACATCACCTTTAGTTCCCTCATTAATAGCCGCTGGTGTGCCGCATGAAAAGGATATTGTTTCTGAGAATACTTATGTATTTGAATTTGTTATTGACCACGGTGATGTTCGACCATGCGAGCATGTGTCCCCTTGGGAACAATTTTCTGTAGTACAAATGATGCAAAAACATTACGCAGATAATTGTGTTTCTGCCACTATATATTTTGACAAAGTTAAGGATGGACCAGACGTGGAAAAAATGTTGGCAATGTTTATACCAAATCTGAAATCAGTGAGCATGCTCCCACATTCTGGACATGGGTATGCTCAGGCCCCTTATGAGGCTCTAACATTTGAAGAATACGAAAAACGCAAGAGTCAGTTCAAACCTATTGACTACAAGAGCGTTAAAAATAATGTTCCAAGTGGATCAAAATTTTGTAGTGGAGACACTTGCGAATTGTAAAAAAGAATATTAATTCTAGTGTTTAATTTTTTGAAATGAAACAAACATTGTAAAATAAAAATATTTTACAATTCAAAATATAAAGTTGATTTTAATTATGAACTTGGTATCTTTTTATATAAAATGCGTAAAAAGTGTAATATTACAGCAAATTTTAACGTACAAGGCAAATCAGCTTTGTATTGTATTTATGAGGGTTGTATTACTCAATCATATTACAATTTTGCTGGAGAAAAACGTGGAATTTATTGTAATAAACACAGACTCGTTGGTATGATTGATGTTAAAAGCAAAACGTGTATTTATGAGGGTTGTAGTACTCAATCATATTACAATTTTGCTGGAGAAAAACGTGGCATTTATTGTAATAAACACAGACTCGTTAGTATGATTAATGTTAAAAGAAAAACGTGTATTTATGATGGATGTGGTACTCGTCCCTGTTATAATTTTGCTGGAGAAAAACGTGGCATTTATTGTGATAAACACAAACTCGATGATATGATAAACATTGTAAGCAAAACTTGTATTTATGAGGGTTGTAGTACTCAATCCAGTTACAATTTTGCTGGAAAAAAAATGGGGGCTTTATTGTGTTACGCACAAACTCGATGATATGATAGATGTTTTAAGCAAAACTTGTAGTTATGAGGCTTGTTGTAGTACTAAACCAAGTTATAATTTTGCTGGAGAAAAACTGGGCATTTATTGTGGTACACACAAACTCGATGATATGATAAACATTGTAAGCAAAACGTGTATTTATGATGGATGTGGTACTCATCCCTGTTATAATTTTGCTGGAGAAAAACGTGGAATTTATTGTGTTACGCACAAACTCGATGCTATGATAGATGTTATACACAAAACTTGCAAGAGTGATTGGTGTTCAACTCAAGCCAAAATTAAAAAATACGATGGTTATTGTCTACGGTGTTTTATATATTTGTTCCCTGATAAACCAATAACTCGCAATTACAAAACGAAAGAATATGCTGTTATAGAATTTGTCAAAACAAAGTTTTCTGAATTAGATTTTATAGCAGATAAAAAAATATCTGGTGGTTGTTCGAGAAGAAGACCAGATTTACTTCTTGATATGTTATACCAGATTATAATTATAGAAATTGATGAAAATCAGCACCAAGATTATGATTGTAGCTGTGAAAACAAAAGGATAATGGAGTTATCTCAAGATTTAGGACATAGACCGATAGTATTTATCAGATTTAATCCAGATGATTATAAAAAAGATGAAAAAAATATCACTTCGTGTTGGGGATGTGACAAAAATGGAATATGTGTTGTAAAAAAATCTAAGCAAAAAGAATGGATTGAAAGATTAAATACTTTGGAAGAACAAATTAAATATTGGACATCTCCAGAAAATATGACAGACAAAACAATAGAAACAATTCATTTGTATTATGATGTGTAAAATCGTTTTGAAGTTGATATAGATATGTATATTAGACGTTTGTATAGGTGATAAATTAATTTTTGTAAAATAAAACAAAAAGAATGTACAGAAAGATTAAATACTTTGAAAAATCAAAGTAAATATAATAAAACAATATAAAAAATTCATTTGTATTTTAATCATAATTCAAATGATTATGATTAATTCCAATTGAAGAAAATGCAATTTACTATCAATCGATAAAGTCTTAATTAATATCTAAACCGGCGTTTACCATCTCATGTAAACACCATTCTAATCTTTCATTTTCATCTAGATTTTTCCATAAAGATGTTAGTTCTCTAATAATAATTCTTTCGCCATGCTCTTTTTTTTCTATTAAGATTTGTTTTTCCCTATCTTCAAGATCAGAAACATATTTTTTGTCTTCTTCATTTGTGCTTTTGTTGAGAATATCCCACATTTTTCTTAGTTCATCCTTCAATTTATCTGAAAGCTCTTCCGGATCTGGCATACTCGGATAAACAAATCCTGTGAGCGTGTTGACGTACCTACCGTCACTTCTCTTTTTCCACTCCCCGCTACTCTCAATAACTTTTCCAGTATTTTCATAACAAAACCACCCAAAAGCAGTGTCATAGAATGAAATCGTATCAGATTTATCTTTCCTATTATGTTCACAGAATTCATTATATCCTGTTAATTCATTAAAAAATTCATTCATTTGATCTGTTATTCCAATTTCTTTATCGTAAAAACTCGTAAACGGATCTTTTGTATGTAAATTAAACATATAATATATTTGTTTTCTTAATTTGAATTTTAACAATGGTGGATCATCAATCGAATGATATAATCGCATTGATTCCGCATCATCTAATGGTTGATCTATCGAATCATATTGAAAAGAAGCACATGCAATAGAAATTAATCTTGTTAAATAAGAAGAAGAAACTTTAACATTTGGAATACTGTCTTTCTTCCATCTACTAAAAACATCAAAAATACTTGACCATTGTCTTAATACAACAAGTGCATCTTCTGGAATTTGCACTTGTCCATCAATAGTTTGAATTTTAATATATGAATCTTTTTCGTGTATACTAGTTGATGTTTCAAAAACTTCATCTGTTATTGTATTTACAAAATATATTTTGCCACTTTTTTCACTTATTTGTTTTTTCCACAAGTTATCACTATCCATTTTATAATTACTTATTATATTTAATATTTTAATCTTTTTGTGGGTTTCCACTTTTTCTAACCTAATATTTCATAAGTATGGAAAAAACATCCTGTTATTTTTTTAAATTAGACTCGACATATATGATAACAAAGATCCAAGAATGACAGGTGAATATCTTGAACGCGATCTATAAAATTATATGCATAATTGAGTTTTTAATAATTTAATTTTTGTAAAGTATGCTTATAAATATATAAATATTATAAAAATGAGTTGTTTATTTAATAGTTTGAGCTATTTTATCAAAGACGATAGTTTCAAAATAAGACAAAAAATATGTGATTATTTAGAAAAAAATAATTCAATTATAGATGGATTAGATACAAAAGACATACTAAAATACGAGAATGATAATTATATTCATTATATGAGAAATACATCAACATGGGGAGGTGCAATTGAAATACAATGTGCATGTAATATCTGGAATCTAAGAATAATTGTATTAAATAATAGAGATAGTGGGAATAGATCAATTGAATTTATTCAATTATCTGGACAATATGATAGAACTATATACTTAGAATGGACTGGTGGTCATTACGAACCTGTTAGAAATTAATGTTTTTTGATGCAAACAGATCCTAGTATCACGTTTCAGTTTTCAGTGGTGATAATTTTTGTACTTATGTCCTTTTAATAAAATAAAACTTAAAATATAAAATTGTTTTAACTATCTATCTATATATAATTTTTAGATAAATAAAAATGTCTCCACTTCCAATTGATCTTGAAGACTGCATCACCTTCAATGAGTATATTTTCTCTTGTGACGAGATTGATATTGCTAGTAAGCAAATGGTGTTAATGTACAATGAAGTAAAGAAAAAATTTAATGATCCTAATACATGGACTGAAAAAAATAAAAACAATTATGTTCGTGTTTACTTTAATCGTCCAATGAAAAAATGTTATCAAAAGACCGTATTAGTAAAAATTTATCGTAACTGTATATCCGAAGGTCTTATTAAAGTTGATAAGCAATTTGAAAATTTTATTCGGGCAAAGCCTAATAGATCTAATTCTGGTGTTATTAATCTTACAATGGTTCTAGAATCAGGAAAATTTTCTTGTGCTCATAATTGTTTATATTGTCCAAATGACACTACAACTATTGTTCCAAAAATTTCTACAAAAGAAATGAAGGAACGGTTTTTCAAAGTTGGAATTTCTATTACTAAACTTCAAGAAATGACTGACGAAGATCGTAAGATAAAATATGGAGATGATTTTGAGTGGTATAAAGGAGTTTCTAGAAGTTATCTTCTAGGAGAACCAGCAGTCGATCGTGGTGCTGAAAATGGATGGGATTGCGGACTTCAATTTACATCTAGATGTGATCAGCTAGACGATATGGGGCATGATATTGATAAATTAGAAGTAATTTTTGAAGGAGGAACTATTGATGCATATCCAACTGATTATATAGAAAAATTTACTAGAGATTTATATTATAATGCTAATATCTATATGTCTCCGCATCGTGAGCCTTTATCTGTTCAAGATGAGATGTTAATTAATGAATCTTCTTCACATTGTGTTATTGGTCTCACATTTGAGACTCGTCCAGATTCTGTATGTATGAAGACATTGCAGTTTTATCGAAGTCTTGGTGTTACACGTATTCAGATGGGAGTTCAATCTCCTTTTGATAATCTTCTTAACAATGTTGGAAGAGATTGTACAACTAAGTCGGCAATGCTTGCTAATAAACGTTTGAAAGTTAATGGATTTAAGGTTGATAATCATTGGATGCCAGACCTTCCGGGATCAACTTTTGAAGTTGATATGTTAATGGCAAAATGGTTATGTATGCAACCTATAGATTTTGAGTCTATTAGTGATGAAGCTAAGATTATTATTGGAGAGCAAGGTATGACACTTCTTCAAAGTAAAAACACTCATCTTCGTTCAAATCAATGGAAATGGTATCCTACAATGGTTCTTCCATTTACTGAAATTAAGAAATGGCATGATAAGGCAAAAGCTCTTGGAGCAACTAAAACTGATCTTAGTCAAGGAATTTATGTTCCATATGGAACAGACGTTGGTAAGATTGAAGAATTAATGAAATTTGTTTCAACTCATTGTCCTTATGATATTCGAATTAATAGAGTAATTAGAGATTTTAGTAAAAAGGATATTAGTGGTGGTGCCGATCGTCTTGGTATGCGTGGTGATATTACAAAAGAAGTAAAGTTAGAAGGAGGTTTAGAGACAGATATTCGTGCAAGGGAGGTTAAAGGTAAGTTTATTGATATTAATGATTCAAAGATATTTATAGATGAGTATGAAGCATGTGATGGAACTGAATACTTCATCAGTCTAGAAAATTCAAAAAGAAATATTTTGTATGGTTTTTGTCGACTTAGGTTTAATGGAGGTGAAAATCCAAACCAGTTTGTCTTTTTCGAGTGTTTGAAGCAACAGAAGCCGTCTGATGCTTATCCAGACGGAGTTCGTGTTGCAATGATTATCGAACTTCATGTTTATGGTAGCGTTATTGCAAAGGGTTTGGATAATATCACATCTAAAACTCAACATCTAGGTATAGGTAAGTTTTTAATGTATATTGCTGAGTACATTTCAATTAACAAAGGTTATAATAGAATGTCTGTCATTGCAGGTATTGGTACTCGTAATTATTATCGAAAACTTGGATATAATCTTGAAGAAACATATATGTTAAAAACGTTGACACATAAAAATATTTATTGTCCTGATCTATGGATAGAGAAGTCTCCTTGGTATTCTTCAAATAAGTCTAATAATAAATCTAATAATAAATCTAAATATATTGCAGGTGTTTGCATATTTACTTTTGTTTTATCATTAATTGTTGGTAAAAAATACTTTAGCAGTGATAAGTGCAAATTATAAGTCTGAAAAATACAAAGAAGAGAATTATATTCATAGTTCCTTTTCGTAGGTTTATTCTTAAGAGTATTTTATAACCTATAATCAGGTTATAAAATTAAAAGTTTTTTATCATTAAGATTCTTTTTTAGAATTCATAATATTTTGAATATAATAAATCAGTTCATTTGTATCAACTTTATTAAACGTTTTAATACTGGACATTACAATACGATCATTTTTATCAATTAATAATGTTTGAAAAAAATATTCTTCATTTACATTATTTGATTTGCACGCTAAAATACTTAATGCTAAATAGTTATTATTTAATAAAGAGACACGAAAAGATGTTTGATCATTAATAGGAAATCTAATTATAGGAATTTTGTGTACAAGTAATTGTTCTGCAAGTTCTTGAATATTACATACAAGATCACCTTGTCCTGTAAAGTAAGCATTTAAATAATGAAGCATTTCACTTGTAAGTTTTTGCTTACATATTGGGCATTTACGACTAAAATGTTGAGATATTCTTATAAACTTTGCCATACACTCGACATGAGCAAAACCTAAATCAGAACGGCAAGCACAACCAAGATGAATAGGTTTAGGATTACTTTCAGTGCAAATGAAACATTCCATTTGTAAAGATATATTTTATCTATTAAATCTACATTTAACGTACATAATTCATTTTAAATAAATAAAAGTTCCCCACTAACATGCAAAAATCTTTTAACATATTCTTGCCTTTCAGCATTGTCAGTTGATTTCATGTCCCACCAAGAAATGTAAGGTTTTATGTCATCTGATATCGGAGGTAATAAACCAACAACAAAAATATGAAATCTTTTTTCTGATTCCTTTTGTTTCTTTACTTCTTCCTCAATTTGTTCTAAAGATGGATTCATCATTGCAATAGTTACATCAAGTTCTAATTCTGGAGGTATCCAGATTTTATGATTTTCAGGATAACGGTATGCGTCTACACGCCATTGCTCTTTAACTTCAATATCAAAATAACGGGGAGGTAATCTATCCTTGTAATGTTGATAAATATTCGCAACATTATGTTGAATAAGAGAATTACGATGAAAAGTAAAATTACCATCACGATTTCTATACTGATAATAACCACATGCTCTAATATGACAAAATTTTGTTGCCAAATAAGAGCGTAATATCAATTCATAATCATCTGCAACGGAAAGTAAAGGATTATGACGACCAATTTTATCATATAATGAAGTTCTCCATATTCGTGCATGATTAGGTACACCTACAATATGGCTTAAGGTTAGACCATTCGGTGCAGCTGCGTTTATAGATGGAACATAACAGTTATGAAATTTTGACCATTGAAATATATGCATTTCGTATCCAAGACCAAAAAATTCTCCGTATATTGCTGGTTCATACGTTTCTTCAGTTAATTCTGCACAATCAGTATAAAAAAATCCAGAGTCTGGATTAGCAATACCTGCTTCGCGAATCCATCTAAAAAGATCTGGATGAAAATCATCATCGTGATCTATTTCAATAATATATTCACCCATTGCCATTGATCCTGCTAGACGTTTCATTTCACCTATGTAACCAGAATGTAAAGGTGCCTTGAAGACTCGAACACGCATATCTTTTTCTTGAAGTTCCAATAATTGTTTGTAAGTAACATCATCTTTGGAGTCATCCCAAATTATCCATTCCCAATCCTGATATGTTTGTGATTGTAGGCTTCGCCAAGGTCGTAAGATTTTGTGACCACTATTGAACGTACTTGTAATTACAGACATTAATGGCCAATCTGAATCAAATTTGTGTGCACCCGGAAACATAGAATTAAAAATGTTACCACAGACATCTAATTCTTTAGGTAGTTCTGTTATATTTATCCATCTTTTGCGAATCTGGAATATTTTGTTTAAAACATTCGTACTAGAACAATATGTATAATAAGCGAGTGGTTTATAAATATGATATAACTTTGATAATCTTTCAAATGTTAGTTCACCCAATATTGGAATCCATGTATAATGTTTATTAATTATGGGATAGAAAGGTGGTTCCACATCCGAAATAAAAAAAATATTCTGAAGACCAGATGTTGGTAATTTCTTGGAATCGTTAATAAAATTATAATAACAAGCGACTTCAGGAATATAACAGTGCTTTTGAGGATTTTGTTTAGCTACATCTTCTATAAAGAGTCCATCTGCATAATATATTTCAACACGCCAAGGTGTCCACATAGATATTGGGACTACAAACATAGCAGTATCAATTTTACGAAGAACAGGCTCTGCGCCTTTAAAGACAAAATTTGTTGTTGTACGAAAAGGATCTTGTACAAAAAAGCGTTGATCAAATGTATAAAAATGTTCTGTATCAAATGTATCAACAAGATCCCAAAAGTGTGGATGAATAATATTATCATCATCCAAAAAATAAATAAAACCTTTCTTAACAAAATTTACACCATGATTACGTTGTGCATTACCGGCAATACCGGCTTGATCACAATCAAGTTCACAAATTTTTGGTTCACCTTTAAAACAATGTGTATATTTTTTATTTTTTGTTGTGTCATAGACGATAATCCATTTTGCAATTTTATCTAACTGAATACTTTTTAGTATTATAGGTAAATTTTCTTGTCGATAACAGGGTGTAATTATTGTAAGCATTTTAATTAAATTGTATCTCTTTTTAAACAAGATTATATTACCTAAAAATAAAAATGAAATATTTTGTCAAATAAACGTTAAATATTAAACGAAATGACTAGTAAAATCACGCAAAAAGCATATGATGATTTTATTAATTCTGATAAATTAATTTTAGATATAAGTCCATTCTATATTTCTCGAAAATCAGGTAATATTCGTCTTGAAAAGCTTCGTAATGGAGAGTTTAAATTTACTTGGTTTCGTAAACATACTAGCAAATACGTTGAATATTGTATTGCTAATCAAGATAAGCATAATTATATATCTTTTATTTTTTCATTATTTGAGGAATTAATTGAAAAAATTGGTAAAAAAGATGTTTGTTTAAGACATTCAGACTGTCAAGGTAGTTGTTCTGCTTATTTAATTACAAGTCCAATCGAAAAATGTGCGATATGTCTAAAAGATGAACAGATGCATATGCTTGAGGAAACGCAGTGTGAACATAGATTTTGTTTGGAATGTCTAGATATATATGTTAAAAGTAAACTAGATTTTACAGACGATGACAATGAGCATGTAATTGATGATGGAATACCATGTCCTATTTGCAGACGAAATCTACAATTATGTTGCGTTTGTGAATATGCATTTTTTGAGTGTATTTGTAAATGAAATATTATGGGTAAATTTTTAAATATAGTCAACTATAAAAATTGTAATATTTTTAATATTACAATTTATTCTATTCAATATCTTTCGTATCAAAATACTTTACAAGATTGTTCAATATAGTTTTTTACGATCAGATTCTTTTGGTCCAGATTTACAAACACTTGATAACATAAATAGTTGATCACATAAAAATCAAAATTGATTTTTTCTATGATTTATAACATAAAAGATAGAAACTAAATGGATCGCTCTTCCTATTTTATTAAAGATAGAGCTTTATTCGGAAGTTTTCCAACACAAGAAGCAGTCAACGAGCTTGAAGAAGAGGGTGTAAAATATTTCATAAATTTAACGCATGAAGATGAAAAAAAAATAACACCATACACAACAAATCAGACACAAATATTATTTCCTATTCTTGATCGTCAAGTACCTAAAGACTGGACAGAATTCGCTCGTTTTATAATTCGTGTCTCAGACATCATAATGTCGTTAAAAAAAACAGAGCGTCTTTACTTACATTGTAAGGGAGGACATGGTAGGTCTGGAGTAGTTGTTGCAAGTTTACTTTGTTATATATTTGGATTTACGCCAGAAAAAGCTCTTGAACAGACAACAAAATCTCACAGTAAAAGGAATATTATGCGTGAAAAATGGAGAAAACTTGGATCTCCTCAGACATACTATCAAAAACACTTTGTGTACAAGTTTTTTGAACCGCTTATGTTTTATAGAGCTTACAAAAATGGTATAACAGCTGGATTTTCAAATTTTACTTTGCACCCATTAACAATTAAAGGTTTTGGAACATTTCCAACCTCAGAAGCTGCAATTCAAGCTTATAAAAATCCAACAGATAGAGAATATGTTGAAAATCTAGAAAATTCTAGAAGTCCTATTATGTCCAAAGCTTTAGGACGTAAAACGGAATTGCGACCAGATTGGGTTCAAGTATGTAATAAATTAATGTATCAAGTTCTTGAAGCTAAATTTACTCAAAATCCAGAATTAAAAGAAAATTTGATTCGTACAGGTCTAAGACCTATTGTTCAACACACTAGGGGTGATTATTTTTGGGGAGATGGAGGTGACGGGACTGGACGTAACAAACTAGGTAAAATACTTACTTCTCTCAGAGAATCTTTTTACAGAGAAGAAGAATAATAAAATTATTTTTATAAAAAGTTTATTGTTACTTAAAATTTTATATTTACAGTAATAAATGTCTAATACTAGATACATTGAAATTGATTCTTCTTATCGTAATAGAAATGAATGGCCTAATCCATCTGAATTTGAAATTATTATTTCTCAAACTGGAAGAAAAGATATGCATAATTCACAGGATCCTGTAAGTTTAGCGACTCCTATAGGAATTTCATGGTCTCCTTCTACTTTTAACATTGCTCCTTCACAAAAAATTGTGGCTACAATTAAAAATGTAGATGTTGAAAACGCAAGTGATCAAAAAACAATAATTAAAGTTGTTAACGACAGTTCGCCTTCTGCTAACGTTTTTAACAATATCGATGGTTACTATAACGGCATTGTTCTAAAAAATGATACACAATCAACAGCAGGTAATACAATAGCTAGCAGAATTAGTTCTTTTGTTTGGCTCGGAAAAATTAATGCTAGTACGGATGCTTACCAAATTACAGTTGACGGAGCAATAAAATTTACAGATCTGGATACTATTTCAATTAGCGATTCAACTTCAATATCACTTACCGATTATTATTACTTTTTTGTACCAAATGGTCGTCCTGGTTTTAATGCATATCCTGGCTGTATTTTATATAATGAAACACATAATTCATATGAAAATATATTAGGATATGATTCAGTTACTAAACTTGTTAAAGTAAAAAAAAATATAAACTGGTCCTTATCGCATACCTTTTCTATACGTAAACAAGCTCCAATAAAGATTAACAGTATTGAAAACACTAATTATTCAAAATCTGTTTTTTCTTTACCTGATACATTTTCCGATCAACAAAACACATATCAAAACTCTTATATAAAAATCGAAAAAGAAGTACGAAAAATTATTCGTTATGAAACTTTTTCTGGCAAAGCAATTGGTGGCAGTACAACTACTGTTTTATTCCCAAATAATGCATCTAACATAAATGGTTTTTATAATAATGCGTATATTAAAAGAGGAACAGATGTAAAAAGAATTATTAGTTATACGGTTACCGGTATTGAACCCAATTTAACCAAAACCGCAACAATCGATGGATTTTTTTCACCTGCTGTACTTGCAGGTGATGATTTTACTTTTCGCAGTGTTTTTGTTAGCCCGGCTTTTGATTTTGAGATTAAGACTCCTCCTTTTGAATTACTTTTATTTTCACACGATAATCACAATCCATTTGTTTATACAGGAAGTATGGTATCGCAACAAGAAGCTGTTTGTTATCAAATTGAACTTATGGATCTTATTGTACCAAACAAAATCTTAAACTGCGGATTCGGAAGTCGTATAGCTTTTTATCCTTATTTATACGTTGAGCTAACAAATATTTCAGGAGCAAATGTCGGCATGAAAAATACTATTTATTCAAATAATCCAAATGCTACAAGTATGATTTTTCGTGTGCCTATTTATGATGTTCAAAATCCTATTGCTTCTGCTTTTGTTAAACTTGACGGAGATGGAATGGTTCAAACAGTTAAATTTAAGCCAAATGAAAGCATTTTCTTTTCAGTTCATCTTCCGAATGGAGAACTTTTTAAAGTTCTTGATCAAGAACAATATGGTCCTTATACTCCAAATCCTGATATTCAAATAAGTGCTCTTTTTAGCTTTAAAAGAGTATAATTAATATATTTTTTTTTTATTATATATAATAAAATGACTCAAGAAAAAAAAAAGGATGAAACAATTATTTTAACAAATGTCCATTTGGTTCTTATTAATGCATTATCTTTTTCTGTTGCTTTAGGTATTAATGATTTGGTTACAACTATATTCAATAGTTTTCCAAGTAGTAATAATAATATTATCAAAAAATTAATTTACGTTGTGATAATGTTTTCAGTAACTATTTGTGCGGCTTTTTGGCTGTTTAAAATAAAACAAACAATTAAATAATTTACATTTAAAATGTCTAATTAAGCTCTTACATATTTGGAATAACAGTTGTTAAATAAAAAGAAAGTTCTTTTTATTTATTCAAAAATTAATATTATTATTGTATTTTACAATAGGTTCTTGTGTGTTTTTCAACCTCATTTTCAACCTCATTTTCAACCTCATTTTCATTAATTTTTTTATGCAAATTACACTTTGTATTGTTTGTTACTTCTTTCAAACAAAAACTTTTTAATGTTTCAATATCATTTCTGATGATAATATCAATACTATTATCCCTAATAAAAATTTTAACCGATATTGTATTGCTACCCTTTGTAATAATTTCATTCACAAAGGATTCATGTTTTGGTTTATATTTGGTTGAATATGTATATTTTGAAGTAGATGCTGTTATAGTGCGTATTTTAAAATTAACGGTAATGTTAATAGTTCCATCAAAATGATTCAAATCGGATAAAATAGTAGGTGATACAAGATTACCAGAATATTCAACATTTTTGATAAAAGAATCACCGTGTTCTTTAATAATAGCAAGTTGTTCAATTATTTTATCTTCTTTGGATATAAATGCTTCTGAATTCAAAAAGTCAGGAATCTCTTTAGATTTGTATATAAAAGTTACTAAATCATCAAAAGATGAAGAATAGACAATTCGGTAGTTCAGAGAATCATTATCATCATCACATAACGCATAATGAGCTTTAAGGTGTAGTTTGATGTACATATAAAAGATTTTATTTTCAAAATCAGTAATTTTAATGATACTAGTTGCTTTTGTCATATGTGAAAACTTATTTTCTGAAGTACCTAAATTAATTTCCTGAGTAATATTTGTTTTGCTTTTGGTAAATAGTTTTAAATATAGTAATTCGGTTTCAAAATCTTTAAAATTAACAGACCCAAGTGACCAAAATTCTTTTGGATCTGGTTCTGTGAAACGAAATACATTTGTCTCTCGTAACGTTTTATCTACATAGATTATATTATACTCACTGCTAGAAGAAGTAAAACGTTTTCCAGTTAATATCAAGTCTGGAACAGATTTTCTTTTTCTTTTGAGAATTTCAAACAAAATTCTATCAAATTGAGATGATTGAGTCATTTTTAGGCTGTTTTTATCTTTATAAATCAATCTTAATTAGTATTTTTTATCTGTCAAACCATTTCAATTTTACAACTTATTAATTTGTTTTTTAATATTTATGTATAATAAATGAATTTAGATAGTACAATATTTACAGATCATATGCATCACTATTTTGGATCTTATTGGAATATTATAAAACAGAGTCTTATAGAAGCCGAAGCAATTATAGCAGGAGGTTCTGTATTAGCGGCTTATTCTGATGACAGTGTTAATGATATAGATATATATATTTATGCAAGTAAAGCAATTAAATTGGTAGATAGCTTAACCGCAAATGGAACATATAAAATGACAGTATACAACTATTTACGGCCATCCTACGATGAATCTTTTTTTAGAAAAAATAATATTTTGTCTAGATTTCTCTTACGACAGACGTGGGATTACCCTTTAATAAATGGTGTAGTAATAAAAAGAAAGCAAGCAATAAAAACTCGACAAATATTCCCTGATATAGATATTATGATCATACCAGATCCACCTGATGGATCTATTCTTGATGTGGTAACCAATTTTGATTTGACTTTTTGCGAAATATGGTACGATGGACAAAATGTATTTGCAGTAGATCCACAAGGAGTTATGACTAAAACAGGTAAATTAAAAAAGGACTATGTAGACAAATTATTGGTATCATTAAACAAATTTACTGTACAAAGATTACAAAAATATATACAAAAGGGTTATAGTATAACCTATGAATCTGAAACAAAAATGAATACATTTGAAAAGGAAAGAAAAAATGTAATAAGTCCAGAAGAATGGATTGTACAAAAACTATATAATTATATTGTATTTTCTTGTAGACATAATAAAAAGGAATCACTTAAGATAATATGTACTTATCCTCTGCCTAAATATACATTAGAAGCTTTTAAAACAATACTACCTAATCTTATTCGAAAAACTATGTCACCATCTTTTTTTGATGGAATAAATACTAATAGAGATATATATATGAAATTATTAATAGAAGCAGGTGTTAAAAGATATCCTCCTGAGTATTTCAGATACGTAATAGACATATTGAATATAACAAGAGCAGACATAGCAGAGTATAAAAAAAGGCATATACCATACGAGCAAAATTATGATAGATATAGATGGCAAAGAGGTGATGGACCATTAGATTCAGAAGTTGATTCATTTGAATTTGAAGAAGCAGATAATATTGATGAAAGACTAATGAATATGGATCCAGAACAAATAAATGCAACATGTTTTGATATTATTACGCATGAAACATATGATATACACACATATTTAAGTGAAACAAATACATTTTTATGGATTACTAAAGGAAGTACAAATCACGATATCGATATAATGTGTTTGTCAAAAGATTATATTCAAAGAGCTGTATCTAATAAATCAGACTGGTTTTATGAATGCACGGCACCTCCAGAAAGATATATATGGTTAAAAGATGGTGAAGGAAATCGTACTAGCAGATTTGATAAACCAATGGATACGTTTGGCGATACACCTTATGTAAAAATTACACTAAATTCTAAAGGGCTTAATGGTTTTATACCATTAATTCAACTTAAAAAATTATTGCAAAGCGAACATAAAATCTATTATCTTGATACGAATGATTCTATGTCGCATACAATCAATTATCAACATTCATGGCAAAGATTGAATGGGGGTCCTGTTGTTGGAACAATCAGTTCTAATGATTGTCAATATGGAAGCACCATATTGATTTCTAACTTGAAAATATGCAGAAATCAAGAACAATGTCTTAAATCATTACAGTTTATCGGAGAAGAATACAGACGACTTTTTGAAAATGACGATCCCGAATTATTAGAATTGGAACATAATACATTTGAACCTAATGTAGATACTATATACATAAATATATCTGGTGAACAAGAAAAATATACGATTATTGGACCATTATCTGAAGATGAAATAAAAGAAATTGTTACTATACAAAGAACGTACGATACAGATAGCTGTTTGAGGTTTATGCAAAGAAAATATGGTACCCATTTTATTATAAATATTGCATGCAATATTGATTGCGTTCGTGATATCCCAGTCATTAGTCCATCTATTAAAGATTTGAGTATTATTAGTGATCTTGGTGTACCATTATCTATTAATATATACGTAAATAACAGTATTGATCGTGAGACAGCGACCGATTCATATGATAACAGAGTAATTAATCTTATAAATAAAATGCTAAAAATATTACATACTATTTCATTGTTTAGTATTAATGCAGATTATCTTTCCTTTCGATTAGGATATTTTAATACATTTCAAAATGAACTCTTAAAGAACAAGGATTTATTCTCAATAACTTTATCAGGTATTCAAGTACCTTGTATGCCTTTTGTATTCTTTTTGCAAAAAATTCCATTATTAACAGAATTATCACTTGATAATTGTACTTTAGATGTATCTGATACAGAATTTGATGAAGATGAATTTTCAGATGAATATACAAAAGCTCTTAAGAATATCACAACTTATTCTGTTTCCAGACAAACGTTTATTAATGACAACCCACAACTTAAATATATGTGGCGACCATTGCAACAAGCAACAAATCTACAATCGTTGAGTTTAAAATGGAATAATTTTCATGGACCTCGAGGAATTTCTGGATTACATCATTTGACACATCTTACTTTTCTGGACGTATCTTTTAACGATTTTCTATCATCCGAAGATGATCATGATACAATAGATATGTTTTGTTCGATTATTAGTAAGATGATTAATTTAAACACTTTGATCTTAAGAGTCACAAATATTGATAAAGAATCAATGGTTGTTATTTTGGATACTCTTATCCATTTACCTCGTTTGACATATTTAGATGTTTCATCAAATGATTTAGATGGGGAAGATTTTATACAAATAGAAGAAACATTGCCAAATCTTGAAACACTTGTAACAAATAGAAGAAACATTGCGGAGCCTTGAAAGATTTGTAATAAATTACGCTTTCTGATATACACGTTTGAAAATCTATTAATTTTTTAATCGATAAGAAATATTTTTTTAGAAATTTTATTATGATTGGTGTTTATAAATGGATAATTGGGTAAAAGTATTTGACGAAAATGATAAAGTTTATTACTATAATAAACTTACAAAAGAAACTCGATTAGATAACCCGTCGTCATCAGTAAGGCCTTTGCTAAAAGAAAAAAACACCTTATCTGATTTTATGAAGACATCACAACTGTTAGAAAAACCTAAACCACGTATTGGTAAAATACCAACTTATTTATACGATAAAATTGACAAACACCTACCCTTAAAACAAAAAACTTATATGGATTTATTAACTAGTCCAAAACAAAGAAACATCACGGATAAAGAGATGAAAGAATCTATAGAAAGTGATGCCGATAAATTAGAAGATCAAAAATGGGAAGAATATTATGACCCTGACGACAATTACGATCGCGAATATGATCCCGATTTTTCTGCTGATTGGGACGAACCACCAGATGATGAATATCAAGTTTTTAAAAAAAAGGATCGTAATGCATATGCACCTTCAGAATTTGATTTTGCTGTTGCATATGAGATTTCAGATACAATTAGAAATAATTTAAACCAAAAATTTCCTAACTTACCTTTAGAAATTATTGATAATGCTCTTATGGATGGCAGAAATGCGTATTTATTGTTATTTGAAGGTACACTCCGCCCAAGTAGTATACAAGAAGCACGCAATACATTTTTTGACTCAGTGATGGAAAGCATAAATAGACAAAAGAAAACAGCATATGAAGTGGTGAAAACAATTCTGTTTGCACAAACTCGTCACTATCAGTCTGGCCTTACACCTACTTCAGAACTTGGTTCTTTTTTGTTGCAACCTGGGCAAATGCAAATTATACTTGAAAGATTTGACAACCTATTTATAGAGTTAGAATAAAAATAGTTATCGTTTTAACGAATTTAATCATAATCTGTCCAAAAAAAGATTTTTGTCCAATTTTATTTAAAATAATAATACTTTTAGTGAGTAAGTTCTATCAAAAATGTTAAACGTATGAATTTTTACTAATTCATAAGAATAAGAGCAACGGAAGATAAAAATTTTTGATAAGAGTATTTAGCCTTTTGTAAAATTACATATGATATTCTGGCCATACTAAATCATCAACAACATGTATAATTCCATTTTTTGCTATAATATCTTTATGAATAATTTTTATAGTATTATTAATATAAATTTCTCCATTAATATTACTGATTAATATTTTGTTAAAAGGGTCATTTGTATTAAAAATTGAACACTGGCTGTCTTCCAAAAGTTCAGAAGTTATTTTTTTATTTAACATTGATGTTTTTATAATATGACGTGCCAAACTAACATCCATACGACCAAAAAAATCTTCTAAATTTGATATTTCGTTATCAGAAGGTATGAATAAAGTCGCATTTGTTTGCATTGATCCAAAAATATCACACATCATTGCTTTTTCAACAATATATTTAAATTTAGAGAAAGTAGGTGTGTCATTAATAATACCCATTAAAGAATTCTTATCTTGAAATTTTGTAATAGGTTTGCCTCTTAAATCAACAAAATCAAACATATGTGTAAAATTATTACTTTGTGAATTTGGTCCATTTGATACCATTTTATATTTTGTTAAGAAATATAAAATTGTTTATATAATTTATTCAGAATCTTCACTTCTTGCTGGAGATACTCGTATAGAAAATCGATTCCTTTCTTCTCTTTCTTTATCTATAACTATTATGAGAACACCATTTTTTGAACTAATTTTTACACTCTCTCGATTTGTAACACTAATAGGGATTATTATTTGTCTTTCAAATTTACCATATATTATTTCACTTTTTACAATAGTTGTTCTATCAGAAAATGGTTTCTTTCTTTCTCCTGTGACAATAATTCTATTATTAAAAAAATCTACATCAATACTATTATTTTTTATTCCTGGGACATTAATATACACAGTAATCATACTAGATGATTCAACAACATCTACGGATGGTTGCCAAAAATCGTTTATATTCATTCCTTGAGCTTGAAGAAAATCACCCAATACTCCTGAAACGTTGTTTTGTTGTGTTCCTTCCATTAAAGCAATTCCACTAGACAATAATTGTTGTAATGATGACATATTTAATAAAATTATCTGTCTTTTTAAGTCTTTTTAAAATTATCTAAGCAAATTAGCTAACCTTTCTGACAAATTTGTTTTATTTTCAGACTCTTTAGATTGGTGTGGTGGAGTAGATGTATCAAATATTTTATTTGAATACGGCACATCATCAATTTTAATATTTTTTTTGTTGTATATGTAATAATAATAATAAACCCCCAATAGAGCAAATAATATGATTACAACACCAATTAACATCCAATTTGTTTTACTTGGTTTTATTGGAGGTTTGAGATTTTGTGTGTTCAGAGGAGGTAAATTAGCTTTAATTTCTTTTTTATCAATTACAACTTCTACTTGACATGGTTTATCGCTCTTTAGACATAGATAGTAATTTTGATATACATTTTTATCACTTACAATATTTGCAGAAATAACACCATCATTTGCATGTTGAAAATCTAAATTAACGTTGCTATCTAACGTTGATTGGTCTACTACAATAGCATCAAAGGGAGAATTGTCTAGACTTTTTGCACTAAAAGTAAGATCAAAATTAATTGATCCACCGTTTAAGTCTAACAGTTGTTTTCCGGTTGTCAAAGATAAAGTTTTTGTTACTGACATTTATCTTTATGTAATTATTCTTTTTAAACCTTTGATTTTATTAATCTTGTTTATTATGTAAAAATATTTTAATAATAATATTATTATAAAGATGGGTAATAATTCTGGAAAAAATTTATTACATTTTCAAGCGGAAGTCGGAAAAATCGAATCAAAAAGACGATTGTTTAATTTCTATTTGTTTGCAGGTTTTTTAATTATAATCGGATGTGTTTTTGTATATCTTTCTTTTATACCAACGTCGCCAATTAGTTGTTATAATCAAAAAAAGACGGTATGTAATAAAGATCAAGAGGATTGTGAGAATGCAAATAATCAAAAATGTTCTGTAAAATCAAAAAATCGTTCCTTTTTAATAGGAAGTGTTTTATTATTAATGATAGCAATATGTATAATATCTTACGCCAATTGGCGTGATAATTTAATACAACATAACTATTTAACTGATGAAGGAAATTTTGAATTAGATGCTACATCTAAAGTACTTGCTCGTGTGTTATAAAAATATAATCTGTATCTTGAATATCTATTTCATTTTTTGAAAAAAAATACGGTTTTACTCTTATCAAACCAAACTCAGACCATACTGATTTTAATGGATAATAAATAATTCCAACACTTTCTATCATCTATTTATAAAATTGAGATTTTATTATTACTTATTTATTTTATAAATAAATAATGTCAGTTGAAGATCTTGTTTTTATTTGTCTCTTTGATGATTTGAAAGAAAAAGCATTAAGTTGTGGTCAGGGTAGAAGTGTTAATGTAAATACTAACTGGCAAATTATAAAATACGGTGATCCAGATATACCACATATTATCAGTATGTATGGATTTAAATATTTAAAATATAAAATTCAGGTTTTATCTGATGATGATTGGATCGTTTGTCCAATTCAAATTATTACACCCACACAAACTGTAGAAAAAAGTTGGGATATTCAGGTAGGAATATCTGGTAAGTGTAAGATAGGTCAAGACACATACGATGGAATGTTATTAGAATTACAAGAAGAATTAGGATTAGAATTTATTGGAGAAAGATTTGATGGTAATACAGAAAATGATTTACAAGATTTTCAATGTAATAAGTATTCACGAACTACTTTTTTAGTTGATATAAACCAAACAAAATTACTTGATTCTGAGCATACATTATGTACAACAAGTAAAGAAGATGATCGTAGTAAAAAAATTGTTTGTTTAGTTTATGGAAAACTTAGTGATGTAGTTGAAAAAATAAATATAAATCTTACTAAACGAACTTATTTATGCAACGATGATAATATTGTTGGCATGGCATTATTATCAGTTAAAACAATAAAACATCACATGATTATTACTGGTCATATTAAGTGTAATAAGAATTACTGATTCTAGTAGTTGTATAAAATTTAAATTTATATTTATATATAATAAGAATGTATCAAATACAAAAAAACAATCACAGACTTCGCGGAGGTGCTTATTATAGCAACAACATTTCTTTTTTTACAAAAGACTCTATTGTGATTAGAGTACGTCCGGAAATTGTAAATATGTTTGAAACAATAGTATATATGGAGGTTGATGCTTCAGAAATGATTCAGCTTGATACTATTGATAGTGAAACATTAAGAAAAGTTATTCAATTTTGTGAATATCAGCAACGTTTGTTATATCGCCAAGCTGATGGTGATGGTTTTGAAGATGATCAAAATGAGTTTGCTATGTTCTATTTTAGAGATATTGATAATGATAATGATTTTATGATCAAAATGTTAAACGCGGCCGACTTTTTAGGTATTACTATTCTAATTAGGTTTTTGAAGCAGCATATTGCCAATAGTATGTCTACATACTGGAATTTACTTGATCAATCAAAAAATGGGTTTGTTGTTGGTGCATTTCATACTGATCAGTATATATCTGAACAAGCAACAATATTTGGTAATTTGATAAATTACATTCCAGTATTGAAAGTAGCAGCTCGTACACGATAAAATATTTATAATTTTTTATATATTATAAAAAATTTATTTTTAAAATTGAATTATGAGAATAAAAAAGATGGAAAATGAAAAATGTATCTCTGTATGACAAAAATTACTACCATTAAAAATAATAATTCAGACATTGTTCACGGAAGAGCTCTCTCAAAAAAAAGAGCAAAGACTTGTGTAAATATGACATATTATAAAACGGGTTGCGAAATTACATCATGGGTTGCCAGAGCGGACATCCCACATAAATGTAATGTTAAATTTTGTAATTTATATCGCAATTATTTAAAAAATAATTTTTGGGAAATTGGTGTTAAAGGTTTGTTGTATTATGAATGTATAAAAGTGTTAAAAAAGCTTATACCTGATGATATTGTCTTGTACATATTGAATCTTTCTTTTTCTAAACAAAACAATCTGGTTTACCAGAAGTCTGGCATATCCATCTAGCAAAAACAAAGAAAAAATCAGATACACGATTCATATAAGTAAAAATAATTATCGGTATATCAGTAACGTTTTGATTTTTTAACTCTATTAAAAATCTTTCTACTTTTCTAGCTTGTGTACGACATAAATGAGCAAGTGCGTCTGGAGCTGTCACACCGGGTAAAATAAATTTTGTTAATTTTGTGTTTGTTTTTTCCATTTCATCAATGTTTTTTTCTAATTCTGTTACCAGATCTTCAGAAAGTTCTGGTAACTTTCTGTTTGTTTTATCAATAGTAGCGATATGAGAATTAAAATCTTGAAGAGTTCGTTGAATTTTTCGTAAAATAAAAGTATCAGGTAATTGAGCACACAAAAGTCCTATTCTTGCCGAAAATTCATCAATCTCTCCCAAAACCTGAAAAGCAATTGAAGATTTCAATGCTCTGCTTCCATCATATAAAGAAGTTTGACCTCCATCTCCGGTTTTTGTATAAATTTTCATATAATTAGATAATTATCTAATTATATTTGTTTAAATGTGTTTTTTTACTTTCCAGAACTACCAAAACCTTTTTCCCCGCGTTCTGTGTCTTCTAACGAATTAACTTCAACGGCATTCATTAAAATTAGTTTTCTTGGAATAAGTTGAACAAGTTTACAAGGAAGTTCTAAGTCTAATGCGTCACAATCTATTTTTACTAATGCAGCTATAATTGATCCTGTATAACTAGAATCTATAATACCAATGTTATTGGCAATCATCCATCCTGTTTTAGAAATAGAACTTCTTCCAACTAAATCAAAGTAATAACCATTTTCTGGTTGAACTTGTATACCTGTATCAAAATAGTGAACTCCTGCTTGAACTTTAATTTTCTTTACAAGATGCAAATCAAAACCTGAATCAGAAAATCGATTCTTTGTTGGTTTTGGAGCTTTTGGAATAGTTCTAGACCATTTAAATATAGGCAATCGGTTAGAATGTGAATTACAGTTTGCAATCTGAATAAATAGATTATAATTTGAAATATTATATATTGTTGAATCTTTGTATAATTTTGCTAAAAAATCAAGAGCATTTACACCTGACAATTCACAAACACTTGGTTTTAGTTGAACTTTTACACCACAAAAATCTTTAATTTCTTCCAAAAGTTTATTATCTGAACTGTTTATAATACATTTTGGATATCCACTTTTAATAAGTGAAATACATCCAACGCTATCAAAAAAACCTCTCAAAAAATCCCATTTTAATTCATCTTCAATTCCGTGTGGAAAATTGTTAGAATATTGCAAATGTTTTTTAACATTTTTTATAATATTTTCTGAAGTAATTCTAAAAGACATTAAATCATCTGAATGTATAATAGAAATACCAGAATGTGCAAAAACATTCAATTTTTGAATATTGTTAACATTTTTTTCATTAAATTTTAGTACAATTTCTTCATCACAGCTTCCAGAAATACATCCAAGAAGATAAGCTTTTACTTCAGAATCAATATATGATAAATCTTGATAACATTGTGTTGTCATTTTTATTTACGTTTTAAATCTTTAAAATTAAAAATTTCAATTTAATTTTTGCAAGAGTTAAAAAAGAAAAATCTTATATACAACAATGCTTGTAAAGAAAGAAATACTTTTTCCTATCTTTCTTGAGTGCTGCCAATACGCAGACGATACTTTTTGGGAAAACATTTTTGAAGATTTGGCATACGGAAAAGCTCCTTATGGCACATACATTTCTAAAGAATTTCTCTGCTGTGGCTATAAAAAAAAAGAATTTAGTTATAAAATCGAAAAGAAACCTGCTGAAACTATCTATCAAGAAGTTTATGCATTATTAACTAAAAGATTAGGTCTTTTTTCTTATCGGGAAAAAGTAAAAAAGAAAAAAGTTTTCACGGAACTAGAAGATAGCATCAAAGATACAAGAAAAAAATGGGTTGACATTAAAAAAAAAAATATGAAAGAACTTTTGATAGAGTTATATGTTACTAGAATGAAAAACAAACACCAATTGTCTGTAAAACAAGCTAAATATCTTATTTCTGTTATTTTAATAGCAATGGTATTTAAAGTAATTACATCAGCTAATATTAATTATAGTGACGGTCGTATAAATAGTATTGAAGGAATTGACTTCGCTAAAAAACAACTTATAATAAAAAAGAATTTATATTCATTAGAAGTCAATTTTGGCCCTCATATTGTAATAGATAGAAAAGTGATGTCGGATAACTGGGAAAAATTTTTAGAAAATTTACGTAGAATTTCTGATAAATAATTATAATCTAATTGATGTGCATTAACGATATTATTCAAATTTTGTATAAAACCTTTACAAATTATCTCTGATTAATATTGTAAAACGCTTGTATATAAAACAAAATTGAAAAAAAAGATAAACTTGTATTAATATGGTAATAATGGCAAAGAGATATTTGGATGGTGATGTAAAGATTCAAAAGAATCTTTTACACGAATATCATAAAGTAATAGATTCTCAAACTGGTAAAATAGATCAAACAGATTGGAAAGTTTGTAAATGTAAATATTGTTTTAGTTGGACTCCTGAAGTTTTGAAAGCATATGATGACTTTTTGAATGAAGAGAAACAACAAAACGTTTCCGATTAGTTTATTATTTTTTAATATTAAAATATTTTGAACTTATAAATCTTAAACAATGAGTTCAGACGAAGAAACAGGATCTTTACTTGATGAATATAGCGAAGGTAGTTATGAAGATGAAGATGTTCATTTTCAAGCAGAGATGGGTGTATTTGACCGTGTTGGATTTAACGATTTTGATGGAACCATTCCTAAAACTCGTTTAGAACATGCTATGCAAGAACCTATTGAACGATTTAAACAATATGTAAAAGGTATTACACATAATCTTAAGTCTAAGAATATACATATTACAAAAGATCAAATTAAAGAAATGATTGATAGTGCAGAACAATTAAAAAATATTGAACATAAAAACCCAACTGCATATGTTCTTGGTTTTTTAGCAAACAAAATAGAAATTGATGATTATGATTTATACGATTATGTAATAAAAAAAGTATTAATTCACGTTAATGAAGAAGATTCTGTACAAGCACACGATGTAATAAGATACGGTAGATTATGGAAAACTATGTTGGAAAAAAAATAAACAAGTTGGTCTAAAACACATCATTTAAATATCAAAAAATGACACCTAAAGAGTTAAAAAATGACAAAGAGTATAAATTTGTTGGAAAAAAAATAACTTGGTCTATTGTTAATAACAATTTGTTTTTAGAAGTTGAAATAGATTGTCTAAAATATAATGAAAGTGGAATAACACTTCCACCAGAAGAACTAGGGAGATGTATAAACTGGCATTTTGAACTTTTAACTGATTCTGTTACATCTATGTTCGTATGTAGTTGGGATCTTCGACGTGTAAAAGATAAACTAAAACTTATTGACTCTATTAATGAAAAAATATGTATTTTTGCTATAAAAGATTAAAAAACAAAAATGATTTTTATAAAAAACTTACTTTTTTATAAATAAAATGGCTGAGATAATTGTCGCTATGAATGAAAAAGGAGGAATTGGTTTTGAAAATCATCTTCCTTGGAAATGCAAACAAGAATTGAATTTATTTAAACAAAAAACATTAGGTAAATCTATTGTAGTTGGTAGAAAGACAGCAGAATCTCTTCCTAAATTATTAGATAGAAAAGTTATATGTTTATCGCATAATAATAATTTGAATACTTCGTTATGGAATAACGATGTTATACTTAAAACTAGCTTAGATGATATTGATTATTCTTCAGAAAATATTATAATTGCTGGTGGAGAATCAATTTACAAATGTGCATTTGCACGACCTTCTTTTGTAAATAAAGTGCATATGTCTATTATAAAAGGAGAACACGTGTTTGACACTTCATTTAAGATGGAATGGTTAAAAAATTTTATTATTACTGAAAAAATTGAATTTGATGAATTTACTCATTACGTTTTAATCAGAACATCTGATGGTGAACAACAATATCTAGATCTTCTTAAAAATATTCTTTTGACAGGAGAAAAACGTTTTTCTCGGAATGCTGAAACAATTTCTCTTTTTAAAAATGATATGAAATTTGATTTGCGAAATGGATTTCCTCTTCTTACAACCAAAAAAATGTTTTTGAGAGGAATTATTGAAGAATTTTTATTTTTTCTTCGAGGAGATACGGATTCAACAATACTTTCAGAAAAAGGAATTCGTATTTGGGAAAAAAATACATCAGAAGATTTTATATCTTCTTTAGGTCTTCCTTATGCTAAAGGAGTGATGGGACCAATGTATGGATATCAATGGAGATTTTTTAATGCTGAATATGCTCTTACTAACGGTCGTCCACTAGTTAATAAAGAAGGTATTGATCAATTAGCTGATGTTGTACATTTAATAAAAAATGATCCAACTTCTAGAAGAATTTTGATGACAACATATAATCCTGAGCAAGCAAATTTAGGTGTTTTATATCCGTGTCATTCAATCACTATTCAATTTTATGTACAAAATGAGTTTTTAGATATGTTTTGTTATAATAGATCTCAAGATTTTTTTCTTGGAGTTCCATTTAACATAGCTTCATCATCTCTCTTGCTTATGATTGTTGCTAAATTAACTAATAAAATTCCTAGATTTTTTTATATTACAATGGGTGATTCACATATATATTCTGATCATATTTCTCAAGTAGAAATGCAAATAAAACGTATGCCGTTTGCCTTTCCTACTTTACAAATTCCAGATATTAAAGATTTGAAAGAAATTGATTCATTAACTGCAAAAGATTTTATCTTGGTTGATTATAATTTTCAACCACAAATAAAAGCTGAAATGGTTGCGTAAATTTATTTGTAACATAAAAAATGTTACAAATATAAAAACATTACTATTATATTAAATTGTGCAAAAAATATTTAATTAAGTTATAATAAATGGAATCAACATCTGAACTACAAGCTCCAAAAAAAATTTCTTTACAAAATGTTGTTGATATGATAATTGAAACATATGACCCAAAAATATTAGATAATCCTATGATTACTCCAGAAGATATCAAACAAGCTTTCTATGAATTTGCTGAAACAGAAAACGCTCTAGGTGGACCAAGAAAAGTCCTTGCTGAGCTTATTTCAAATCATAAAAATGGTGTACAAAAACCTATGCCTGAATTTATTGGCGGACCATTTAGTCTCACTTGTCATTGGAGCGAAGAATATAAAAAAATGATATATATTTTTGGAGAATATCACACAAATAAAGCAGACTGTAGTGAATTTCCAAACATTCTAGTTGAAGATTTTATATATGAGCTCATTGACAAAACAGACGTTTTTATAGATATTTTTTTAGAAGTTAACTCTATGAAAAGAAAACAAAAAGAATATGATTCTTATGATGGTGTTAGTAATAGCAGAAGTATATCACAATTGTTTAATAAATTAAAAAAATGTATACAATATAATACAAGACACGATAATGCTTGTCGTTTGGCCAGAGTTAACTATGTTGATGTTAGAAGAATAAATAATAATCAATATAATGATTTTTATAAGTATATTTCTAATATTTATTTTATGAGTTTTCATCACGATGAATATATATATAAACTTGTTGAGGATTATAATGCTTACAAGATAACACAAAAAGAATTAGATCAGCTTGAAGAAACAAACATTAAAGAAACATTTGACAAAATAAAAAATATTATTATTGAATTAAACAAAAGATGTAATTTCTTTTATTATCTTACAAATGATAATGTAGAAAATTTTTGGTTGGACCGACTGTATAATAATGAATATGTTAAGCACGAACTAAAAAAAATTACAGATCGAGAATTATATGAAAAAATTACGGATTTTTTTGAACAAAACATTCGTACATTTGTATATTCTAATAAACAAAAATGGATTGACAATATATCTATTATACTAGACACAAAAACGAATATGATCGATTATTTATCTTCTGTAAACATTGTTTTTGATCTATGCCATACTTTATTATATAGTATTGTTGATATGTATACTATTTGTCGTATGTTTAAAGATTTTGATCTTGAAAAAAAACCCTATGAAGGAGCTGATGATAAAGATCAACCTAAAAGAGCTAATAATATAATAATATATACAGGAGATTCACATTCTATATGTTATCGTGAATTTTTAGATAAACTGCAGTTTAAGAAAATCAGTGCAAAATCTCAATCAGAAACTTGTATAGATTTAAGAAATTTTCCATTACCTTTTTTTAGTATGAGTGCAATAAATAACTATTATATTGGAAAAGATGAAGATGAAATTATTCAAAAAATAGATGAAGAGGGTCAACATCTTATTAATTTATCTCATACTGATAGTATTGACGAAGAAGATGCTTTTGAACAATTGCGTAAGTTGCTTACTAAATATATGTTCTATATAGAAAATTTTAAAATACACGGAATTAAATTAGGTGATCAGTTTTCAGTTTTCAAAGATGAACTTAAACAATTAGTAATGTTTACACCTCTGTTTTAAAAAAATAAATAATAATAAATAAACATTATGAATTGTCAAGATTGGGAAAAAATAACTTTTAAAAAACCTACAGATCAAACAAAATGTTAAGCTAAGTGTATAAACAGATGATTTTAATTATTACATTCTGAATGATAAATTTCATAGTTTATTAATTTTTTATTATAAAGTTTAATCTTATTAATACATAAATGATAAAATCTATTTTTCTATTTATTCTATTTATTATATTTATCTATTTCATTTACAAAAGCATTATAGAAGAAGATCCACAAATAGTAAAAGATGCGTTTATGATGAAAAAGCCACTATGGTCAAAAGGTCCAATCACAAGTAATTACTCAAAATGCAATACAGAATCAATTTCATCATATAAAAATTTGATTAGATATATGAAAGAAAGTTCAAAAATTCTATGGATTCGTAATGGGTCACATTCACAATCTAAAAAATCTGATCTTGATATTGTAGCTGATAATTTAAATCTTTTGAATACACCATTAATTTTAATTACTACAGATGGAGATCGTTCTGTTCCTTCATCTTATAAAACTTCTACAGTAAAAAAGTTGCTTGAGTCTCCAAAAATTAAATTGTGGTTTACACAAAATTATGATGGAAGTATAAAACATCAAAAATTAAAACATATCCCTATAGGATTTGATTTACATACTCGACAATGGCTTGTAGGAAATTCTGTATACGATAAAATTTCATTTATCACTTCTCAAAGTTCTAAACCTAAAATTCGCAAAGTTTTATGTGATGCACACCTCAAAATATCGCATCCAGAACGTAGCAAAATGATAAAAACAATAAAACATAATAAAGATATTGTTTTTATACATAAAAAAAAATCATTTGTTGATATAATTGAATTATATGGTACACACGAATTCATAATATCTCCACGTGGAAATGGTATTGATTGTCACAGAACATGGGAAGCTATATTAGCAGGATGCATAGTAATTACTCGTACATCTGCACTCGATGAAATGTTTATTAGTAATAAATTACCAGTTGTAATAATCCAAGAGTGGAGTGAATTAAACGATGACTTGCCTCAAAAATTAGAAAAATGGAGTCGTGAATATGCACATCTAACATCTTCTCAAATAGTTATACCAAAACTTTTATTTGGTTATTGGGTACATTTGTAATAATTTAACTTGATTACATTTTTCTTTACTACTATCTTCAAAAATGTAGTAATAATTGTCTTAAAAAAATAAATAATAATAAATAAACATTATGAATTGTCAAGATTGGGAAAGCATAACTTTTAAAAAACCTATGGAGCAAACAAAACGTCCACCAAATCCTGCAGGACATACAAAATTTCTTGCACTAGACAGTGAAGATCCACCTGCTCCAGAAAAACCAAATATTTCAATTTGTATAGCGATACAAAAAGCTCGACAATCTAAAAAATTAACACAAAAAGAGCTAGCATTTCGTCTTAATGTGCAACCCAGTGTCATATCGGATTATGAATCTGGAAAAACAATTCCAACTCGTCAAGTTTTAAGTACAATTGGAAAAATGTTAGGAGTAAAATTTATTTAATAAATTATTTTTAAAATTTTTATTAATGTATAATAATAAAAATGCCTTCTAAAATGAAAGAAACTGAATTTTATTGTGTAAGATGTCGATCTCGTGTAAAAGCAGACCCGAGTGACATTCGCGTTACTACATATAAAAACAAAAAAATTGTTGGAGGAACTCCCGCTTTAATAAGTCTATGTGATTGTGAAACTGGATTAACCAAATTTATTAAGCATTCTAATAAATCAATTTTTACTAAAAAATATGGTAAAGCATAATATTTGAATTTGTAAAGCTAATTTATTATTACTTTTATCTCAAGTAATAATAAATAAAATGAGGATCCTTACTAAAGATGAGAAATCTACTTTAATTTTTCTTACAATATCAGCTTTAATAGCAACCGCAATATCTGTTTATCTTAGCATAAACACACAAAGAAAAAATGAAGAAATACTTGTTAACAAAATTCAGATTATTCATACTGGAGGAGATATCGATAAAGATTTTAAAGAAAATTATGATAGTAAAATCGGAAAATACGATTTTTATTCTTATAATCCGTTAATAAAATCTTCTGATATTGTACCAAAAGATTGGAATACAATTGCTTCGGATATAGCAAAAAAATATCACTCTTATGATACCTTTGTAATAGTGTGCGATGCAGATACATTAGTTTATACGGCTTCAGCTTTATCATTTATGATGGAAAATTTAACAAAACCAGTTATATTATCAACAGGTCTTGAAATTGAATCTGCTTTAAAATTAGCATCATTGACTAAAATACCAGAAGTAATGATTTCTTCTGATAACAAACTTATACGTGGTTGTAGGGCTGTTCACAGGTCTCTAAGTCATTTTACTTCTCCAAATTATCCATTTCTTACTTTGCAAAATTGTCTTAGTTTCCCGCAAGAAAAACCTCAAATAAAATTTATTAACCCAACAATTAATGTTATTGTAATAAAAGTTTTTCCTGGAATGGACTCATCGTCATTTCTTAATTTATTCGATAGTAAAACAATAAATGGTATAGTTATTGAAATATATGGATCTGGAAATTCTCCTATGTCAAAAAATTTTCTTCACACAATCAAAAAATTAGTTGAAAATGGTGTTCTTATAGTAGCAGTCTCTCAATGTGATGAATTATTAGTTAATGATTTTCATGTAGATATTAGTCTTTTAGAAGCTGGTGTTTTATCTGGTTATGATATGACTACATCGGCTGCATATGCAAAACTTTGTTTTCTTCTTGGAAATGTAGAAAATAAAAAATTAATTAACCAACTTATGGAAAAAACATTTCGAGGAGAAATGACAGTAAATTATCCTGCTATAGAATAAATGAGTTTTATTGTTTATCAAATAAATAAAACATCACACAAGAGTAAAAAAGTCGGAACTTTACAAAAACATACTGAAATGAATATTTGGATTAAAAGTAACGGTGACAAAGATTATGTATATGAAATTTGGAAAGATCTTGAATTACATTCAAGTTGGTGTTGGAAAGAAAAAAAACAAAGATGGGGTCGAATGTCAACTCCAATAAAGAAAGAAATAATTGAAGAATCGTGGGGTTTTTTATTTCAAAAAAAATAAATAAAAATTTATCGGTTTTAATTTATATCCATTTATAAAAAAATGGATAATTTGTCAAAAATTTTTATACTTTTTGGTTTTGTTGTAGCAGTTACTTTGATAGTTGTATTTGTTGTTTTAGTAAAAAATACTATTTCAAATAGTAGTGGATCAGGTAGTAGTAGTGGATCAGGTAGTAGTAGTGGATCAGGTAGTAGTGGATCGGGTAGTAGTGGATCAGGTAGTAGTAGTGGATCAGGTAGTAGTGGATCAGGTAGTAGTAGTGGATCAGGTAGTAGTGGATCAGGTAGTAGTAGTGGATCAGGTAGTAGTGGATCGGGTAGTAGTAGTGAAAAGATTAATTTAAATGATCAACCTAATAGTTCTATTAATATTGTAAATAATACAAGTGAAAATCCATTGCATGTTTTTTTACAATTAAATATTTTTGAAGATCCATCTGAACAGTGGAAAAAAATTGGTGGTCATCAAGAAGCTTTACGATTTAACCCAGTAAATTGGGGAATGAATGAATATAAAACAATTCCATCTTCCGGTTTGGCATGGAATCCATTAGGTTCTAAAGTCACTGTAGAAGTAGTTATACCTAAAGGAGGTAATATTTTACTTCAAATTCCTGAAAAGGTTAAACCAAAAAATGTTGCTTGGATTATTATGGCTGTAAAAATGTTAAAAGATTCTTGGGAACAAACATTGCCAAGACCTCATAAAACAGGAGAGTCTGACAGACCAATTAATGTTGCATATCAAAGTTCTATTTTAATTGAAGGTGGTAAAGATATGGTTGCTGATTCTAGTGCAGTCGACGGAATTAACTATAGAATGGAATATTTATTAACAACAGAAAATAAAAAAATAGAAAGAATGATAATTAATGAAAATCCATGTCAAAATTTAGACAAAACTATATACTCAAAAGGTCTTACAGTAGGATGTGTAAATCCTGCTAAAGTTGATTGCTCTAAAGCATGTGTAGGCAAAACACCTGGAACTTGTAACGCAGATTCGGCTGATTGTAAATCATATTGTACTGCTGGTAATCAAGTATGTGCATTTAATGAATGCTCTAAAATTTTGTTTGATTTTAGTTCTCCCGAAAATACAGCTTTGTTAAACAAATATAACACATGGGGAAGTGGTTGTGATAAAGGTAATGAAATTGATCCTTCAAATGGAAATAAACCAAATCAACCACCTGTTAAAACTTTTATTAATAATTCAAACAATTTAAAAAATGGATCACCTCTTGATACTTTTTGTAAACAAATTCAAAAAAATGGAGGTGATTTTACTCCTTATTGCTATGATTATAATGATACTTCTTCTTCACCAACTCTTTCAGCGCCGTATAAAATAAGACTTACTTATATGGATTTGTAAAATAAGATAAACAAATATTTAACTTATTTATAACATATAAATATGTCTAATACATTTGAAACTAAAATAATTAAAAATAATTTAAATGAACTCAAACAATATTCTCCAGTAATTCTTGGAGAAGAATTTGCAAGTGGTGCATTTGGTAGCGTACATATGGTTGATACACCAACAGGACAGATCGCTGTCAAGCGTGTTCCGGAATTAGAAGGTCACATAAATCGAGAATTAGAAACGTGCAAGATACTTGCGTTGGAAAACCATCCCAATATTGTTCAACTACTTGGATATTGGACCAATAAAAATACTTTGTATCTAGTAATGGAGTTTATGCCCGAAACTCTTGGTAATCTTTTGGAACGCCTTGCAGTAGAAAAAATGAGACTAAAAATAGATAAAATGTATAATATGATGTGGCAACTTGCCTGTGCTTTAGAATTTCTCGAAAAAATTCAATTGATGCATCGCGATTTGAAACCAGATAACATTTTGGTAAATGTAAATACAAATCGCCTTGTATTGGCTGATTTTGGTACTGCAAAGTTTGTAAAAGAAGGTCAACCTAATACAACATATGTGTGCACTCGTTTTTACAGAGCACCGTGTCTTATACTTGGTCGTGATATGTATTCAACTTCAATAGATATCTGGTCGTTTGGTTGTATATTGGCAGAGTTTGCCTATGGAGGTCCACTTTTTACAGGAGATAACCAGATTGATGTTCTGACAAGAATTATACGGATTCGTGGTATGGTGACTGTTGATGACATTGCACATATGCCTACACATTGCTCAGAAAATATTGATTTAGCTGAAATTGGTAAGATTTCTGAATGTAAACCTTGGATAAAGGTATTTTCACGAAAAATTGGAAATAAACGTATAAATACTTCTTATGGCGAATTTTATGAAGAAATCTTAAATGATTGTTTACAATGGAATCCTTCATCTCGTATTTCTGCACACAATATTGCAAAAAAAATTTTTTCAAAAATTGAACTACTTAAATTATAATTAAACAATTATAATTATAAATAAATATTTATAAATATAAAGATGCATCTTGAAAATTTCCAAATAAATAATAACGATTTGACCGAATCTTTAATCACACAGTTAAATTGGTCATGTTTAAGTTTACCAAAGTGTGAATTGGGTCAAAATTTAAATGAATTGAAATCTTCAATAGGGTCTGGATTATCATCCGCATCGGATAGCAGTTTTGATTTACCAGTGTTGAAAGATAATTTATTGAATGTTGTTTCAACTTCATTATCAAATAATATCCATCTCACAACTCCTAATTAAAAAATATTAATGTAAAAAAATAATAAAAGTCTTACAATAAATAATGATTAAAATAATACTTTTTTTAATAATTTTATATTATACATTATACTTTCTGTTTTTCTTTTTATATAATACAAGTCCTAAATCTAAAAAAGTTTCCAATATAGTAAACATTGAAGGTATTTCTTACGAAATACGTAATAAAAACGATGTAATTCAAAAAACAATTCTAAACCGTAAACAATGGTCTCCTAAAATACTTAAACTTTTAAAATCTCGTATGAAACAAAAAGGTCATTTTGTAAATGTAGGAGCTCACATTGGAACTATAACACTTCCAATGTCAAAAATTGCTTCTCACGTGACAGCATTTGAGCCATTTCCAAAAACTTTTGATCATTTGAAGAAAAATGTCGAACTTAACAAATTGTCAAATGTTGATATATATAATGTAGCTTTGGGTGATAAGCACGAAAGTGTTTTTTTTATGGATGATGATAACGATCGTCTAAAGAACAATAATGGAGGTATGCATGTATTTACAACTAATGATCTTATTACAGGTGAAAGGAGTGCTTCTATCGCAAAATTAGAGAATTTAGGAATTGTCTCGGTACCTCTTGATAATATGAATTTAAATAAAATAGATTTGATGCTTGTAGATATCGAGGGAATGGAGGATAAATTTTTGATTGGTGCAAAAGAAACTCTTAAAAAAGATCTTCCTGATTTAGTAATCGAAATTTGGAATAACGACAAAAGAAAAGAAGAAAATATAATAATTACTCGACAACAAATAATTGATAATATTATGTCTCTTGGTTATAATAAAGTAGAAAAGATAGACGATGAAGATTTTTTATTTACGCATTCTATTTAATAGTTTAACCACTCCATATTCTTTAAAGTCCATTTAATTGTTTTTTCTAAACTTTGATCAAAATCTAACGGTAAAGTAAATCCCATATCTAATAATTTTTGCCCATTTAACGAGTATCTTTCATCGTGACCAGGTCTGTCTTCGTGAAAATTAATCATTTCATATATTAGGTCTTTGCCAAGTATTTTTGCAATAGATTGAGCCATTTCTAAATTATTAACTTCTCTTTCTCCTACAATATTATATTTTTCTCCAATTACACCGTTAATAATTAGAAATGATATAGCGTTTGCAATGTTTCTAGCGTGAATATAAAATCTACTTCCAGGTATTGTGGAAGTTTTATCACAAAAAATGTCGATCTTTTTACCTTCTAAAATGTATTTAATGCATTTAGGAATAAATTTTTCGACATGTTGACGTTCTCCAAATGCATTCATTACATTAACAATTATTATTGGTAATTTGTATGTATTTTCATATGAAATACATATATTTTCGGCAGCTGATTTAGAAGCTGAATACGGATTTGTTGGTTTGTGTCTGTCCCATTCAGTAAATGATACGTTGTTTGGTGCAGCACCAAAAACTTCATCAGTACTAAAATAAAAGAATAATTCTAAACTCTTTAAAGAACGCGCATATTCTAATAAATTAACAGTGCTTGTGATATTATTATGAATGATTTCTACAGGATTTTTAATGCTATTGTCAACGTGTGTATCGGCTGCCATATGAATTATATAATTTACATCCCCGAATTCTTTTATCAATCCTTCAGATAAAGGGATTACTAGATCATATGTAAATATACGAATTTTTTTATTGTAAAAAATTTCAGCATCTTTTAATCTATCAAATCCCTTGCTAGCGTATGTTAACTTATCTATAATAATAATATTCCAATCAGTAGTTTTTAAAATGTGTTCTATAAAGTGATGTCCAATAAATCCACATCCTCCTGTAACTATAATTGTTTTTGTCATTTTATATTAAATTGTAATAATTTTAAATAACAATTACTTTCAAAAAAAATTAATAATTAATACTTTATAAAGTATTAATTATTAATTATTTAGTGTAGTGTTTCAAATTTAAACTTTGTTACATAATTAATCTACTATTATTGAGCCTATAAGAGTATTGATAGTTTCATTTTTACCACTAGAATCAGTTTCTTATTATTATCCAGATATGTTAAAGGTTACCATTTTTTCTAATTTTTCTTTAATTTCCTCATTTTGACTAATAATTTTTGAAAGCATATTAGTAATATTCTTGTTTGTTTCATTTGCAATTTTCTTTTCTTCAAACACCTGATTGTCATTATATGTTGTTTCTAGAGATTTAAGAAACAATGACGGTGACTCTGAATCGTATAAGAAAGATGTTAAAGCCATTTTATTACTAAGGTATAATTCTTAAATAAGATTTTTATATCTATACAAACAAATTAAGTATAATTTGTAACAAGATAAATTCATATTAATCTGAATTTAAGATTAATATATTTATTATTATTAAATAATTATGTTTGATTATATTCTTGGTTTTATTGGAATGGTATTAACACCATTTATTGATTTTACTCTTTATTCAGTTTCATCTTTTTTAGTCGATCAACAACATTTTAAGGTATCAACGCAAAAGCAAGCACTTGAAGAATGGCATGGTAATATAATAAATTATTTACTTACTTGGTATTTAATATATTATCGGTTTACATGGGGAATACCACACTTGTTTGATGGATTATTATCATTATTGTATTTCTTGATTGTTGATACAACATTTTACTTTTTACATAGATTATGTCACGTTTTCTTATATTATCAGATACATCAAAAACATCATTTATGTCAGCCGATTGGATCTCATTGTGCAAGATATAGCCATTGGATAGATGCGACACTTGAAAATCTTAGCTTTTTTACTCCATTTTTTATTTTTTATTACAATGCATACTGTGCTTTTATATGTTTAATACTTAATAGTATATGGGCATCCTATATACATACTTATCCATTAAGAATAGAAAAAGCAGGGTTTATGAATTCACCATACTTACACTGGATTCATCATCAGTATGGTAGTACATCATCATATAACTATTCTTTGTATTTCACAACACTTGATCGTTTATTTGGAACATTAAATGAAAAAAGTAAGATTCGTATAATATAATCGAACTAAATATATTAGTTTATGATTCTCTAAGCTTTTTGATTTCACAAATACATTTTATATATTTGAAGATAAATCTTCAATGATTTTATCAATTGAATATTCTGGTCTCCATCCCAATGATTCTAACTTCTCTGGATATCCGTTAATATTTGTTGAGCATCCGCGTAACGATTGTCCAACAAAAAGCACATTTTTACCTGTAATAGAATCATAATAATTGATATTAAAATCTTTATAAATACGTTTAACAATACTTTCTAAATGTATACTTTCTAGATTTCCAATTATATTACATAATTTAGCAACATAATTTGCAGTTTCTCCAGATATGTCACCATAATGATATATCTCACATTGTGATTTATGATTATTTAAAAACATAACATATATTGTTTATATTATATTTAATATGTTTTAGTAACTTATAGTATTTGAACTTCTAATAGAATAAAATAAATTCATATAAAAAGACTTAAAAACATATGTTAGTATTTAATAAAATAATGAAAATCCTAATCTATGGTGCCAAAGGTTGGATTGGTTCACAATTTGTCGAAATTGTGAAGACATCTGGTGTTGATTATGTAGAAGGGCTCTCTAGAGTAGACAACGTCGTAACTTTAGAACAAGAAATTATCGTCACAAACCCAAGCCATATTGTATCTTTTATTGGACGTACACACGGTACGATTGGTGATAAGGTATATAATAGTATCGATTATCTAGAGAATAAAGGCAAATTAGTAGAAAATATTAGGGATAATCTGTTTTCTCCTATAATATTGGCCTTAATGTGTCAACGCTTGGGAATTCATTATTCGTATTTAGGCACCGGTTGTATATTTAATTATGACGATAAGCACGTTATTGGTAATCAAGAAACAGGTAGTGGATTCACAGAAGATGATATTCCGAACTTCTTTGGCTCTTCCTATTCGATATGCAAGGGCTTTACGGATCAATTAATGCATTTCTTCGATAAGCAAGTTTTAAATATTAGGATTCGAATGCCTATAACTGATAAAGTTAATGACAGTAATTTTATAACTAAGATTACAAAGTATGAGAAGATTTGTTCTATTCCAAACTCTATAACTGTCTTACCTGATTTACTTCCAAAAGTATTGGATATGATGCAAAATAAAGTGGTTGGAACAATTAATCTAACAAACCCAGGTGTAATTACACACAATGAAATCTTAGAAATGTTTAGAGATATTGTGGATCCTAATTTCAAATGGAAAAATTTCTCTTTGGAAGATCAAGAAAAAGTATTAAATAATGGTCGTTCTAATAATTTCCTGGACACTACGCGATTAGAAACGCTTTATCCGAATACAAAGAATATTAAAACTGTTATAAGGGAATATTTAATAAAATATAAGGAGAATTATAACAAATAAGGCTAATAACTATTGATTGAAAGAGTTGATTCCGTACGCTTACGCTTAAGTTTTTCGTATAATTATTCAATGTTTCTAATCAATAAAATTAATTGACCACAAATATATTTGACTGTTATTTCCAGAGTTTACATTTTTTCTACAATATATTTGTATCACTTTCAACAAGAAAATTAACAATGTATCTTTGTTCATAAAAAGTCGTTTTTGATCACAACTTTTAAAAATTTATGAATTACATTTACACTTACTTGATCAACAATTTACATATATGCTAATACATCATTTTTAATAATTTATTATCAAAAATAGTATTTTTAATGTTTGAAACGCAATTGTTGAGATTTACTAAAAAGATTTAAAATAAAATATTATATAAATATAAATGTTACAACATAAAAAAGTTTGGTACGCACCTAATAAAAAAGAAGCATACACTGATCTAGAAATTAAAGCAGTTATAGATTGTTTAAATGATGGCTGGTTAGCTGGATTTGGACCTAAAACTATTCAATTTGAAAAAGAAGTTTCTACATTATTTAGTAAAAAATATGGATTATTTGTTAATAGTGGTTCCTCTGCTATTTTACTTGGTTTAAATGCTCTCAATTTAGAACCTGGGACAGAAATCTTAACACCAGCTTGTACTTTTTCGACTACTGTAGCACCTATTTTACAATGTAATTTAAAACCTATTTTTTGTGATGTTGAGATCGGCACATATGTTCCTTCACCACAACAAGTTATAGAAAAAGTAACCGAAAATACTAAAGTTATTATACTTCCAAACCTTATAGGTTCTAAACCTGATTGGGCTGAAATAAGAAGATTAGTAGGTCCTAATATTATTTTATTTGAAGATTCAGCTGATACTATTACTTCTACAGAAGAAACTGATATCGCAATTACAAGTTTTTATTCAAGTCATTTAATAACTGCATGTGGTTCAGGTGGAATGGTTATGTTCAATGATGAAAAGCTACTTAAAAGAGCAACAATGTTCCGTGATTGGGGAAGGATTGGTGATAATTCAGAAGATATTAAAACTCGTTTTGAATATAATATTGATGGTATTCCATATGATTATAAATTCTTATATGGTGCGGTTGGTTATAATATGAAATCTTCTGAAGTAAATGCTGCTTTTGGACTTGTTCAAGTTTCAAGACTTGAAGAAATTACAGAGAAAAGAAGAAATATTTTTAATAAATATATTGAAAATTTAAAAAATGTTAAAGAAATAGTTTTACCTATAAATAAATTTAATACTGATTATTTAGCAATTCCTTTTATGACAAAAGATCGCATGTCTTTATTAATCTTCTTAGAAGACAATAATATTCAAACTAGAGTATGTTTTTCAGGAAATATTACTAGACATCCAATTTATCGTCAATATTTAGAAGAATTTACTAATTCTGATAGAATTATGGCTGAAGGATTTTTGTTAGGGGCTCATCATGGTATGACAATTGAAGATTGTGATTATGTATGTGATAAAATAAAAGAATTTTTTAACTACCAATAAAGTTTTATATCCTTTAAGGTTATAAAAATTAAACTATTTTTCAAAAATAATTATTTTGAACAGTGTTTTGCATATTTTCAAAATTATGAATATCATTTATAAAAGGAACTATTGACATTTCCTTATTAAATTTTTGTATATCTTCCCATTGTTCTTTCACTAAATGAATCGTATCCATTGCATATTGTATATCTTCTAAACCATAAGCTATACCATATAAATTATCTAAGCCTTTACTTTTAACATATTCAGCAGCAGCACTTGTATTTATCCATTCTAATTTAGTTAAATTATCCAATGGATATACAACTGAAATACATCCACACATTGCAGCCATAATTGTAAAAAACGTCAATGGATCATAAGAAACAAACATTTTACATTTATTAAAATATTCTACACACTGTGATTTACTAAAACATGGTATTTCATATAACTTATCTTCAAAAATATAGTAATTTATCGGATTTTTATGAGCGCGCTGTTTACGTGTTGTATAACAAATACCACTTCTCTCACCAAAATTAGTTCGTTTAATAATTGGATCAATATGTATTATAGTCAATGATTTATATATATTTCCGATTTTTTCTGGATTTTGAACAAATTTTACATCTGAATTGAAATAATAAACTAAATTGTTTTTATCCCATATATTTGCAATATTAGAATTACAATTCATTCCAATAGGAGCTAATATCCATCTTACAACATACGGTTTATTTAAAGGATTTCCTTGAACAACTTCAGGATATATTATAATTGCATTATCATCTATATCATTTATATCTATATAATCATTAAAACATGAATTTATTATTTTTTGATTATTACTATCAAACATTTTTACACAAATATTTGGAATTTCTAAGTCTTTGATATGTTTTCCTAAATTATAAAGAGCTAGAACACCACCACTATTTTCTTGGAAATGATAAGTATATATAACTATTTTCATTTATAACATTTTTATATTTCTTTATATTTAAAATTAACATTTATACATTAAATATAACATTTTTAAATGAGAATTTTAATCACAGGAGGAAATGGAAATATAGCAAAAATGATTAAAGATAATTTAAATTCAGAACTTTACCAAATAACAAACTTAACGCGTGCAGAATTAAATGTTTTAGATCAAATTGCTATTAAAAGTTACTTAGATAAAAACAAGTTTGATATATTGGTTCATAGTGCTATAATAGGAGGCAGAAGAACAAAAGAAGAAACTGACGACGTTGTATATTTAAATTTACTAATGGTAGAGAATTTACTACAATTTGCAGACAAATTTAAAATGATTATTAATTTTGATTCAGCAGCAATTTATGATCGTTCAACTGATATTTTAAACAGAAAAGAAGAAGATGTATATAATGTACCAACTGATTATTATGGTTTTTCTAAATATCTTATATATCAAAGATCTTTACCTTATCTGAATATGTATAATTTTAGAATTTTTAATATTTTTCATATCAACGAAGAACCTGATAGATTTATTAAAAGTTGCTTTCTGACAAAAAAGAAAAGCGATGAAAATAGCTTTGTTACAATTTTTGAAGATAAATATTTTGATTTTATGTATGAAGATGATTTTGTAAAAATAATTAAATTCTATTTTGATCACATAGAAAAACAGTCAGTGTTAGAGAAAACTATTAATATATGTTATAATACAAAATATAAATTATCAGATATAGCCTATTTGATTATAGGAGATTATGACAAAATGAAAATTATTAAAAAAGACTCTGATAAAAACTATTGCGGAGATAATCAAAAATTAAACCAAATTAATATTGAATTTTTAGGATTAGAAAAAAGTCTTGCCATCTATGATTCTAAATTCATTGATTAAATAAGTTAATTTATTTCGTAAAGTAAGACACATAATATATGTATGATAATGATTTATAAAAACAACACATTTTGTGTGTTGTTTTTAATCACCTGGTTTGAGGACATTTGGATAAAATATACTAGCAATAGATCTTTTACTATAGATATTTACTTCATACTCTGTGAATTCCATATACTTTCTATTTATGTTAACGTTAAATAATTGTTTGATACAAATATGTCAAACCATTTTATAGAATCAGACTCAATTTTCATTCAAATCTGAATTTAATTCATTGTCGTCTATATATGGAAACATAAATTCTAATGATTTTTTATCACCTTTTGATTGAACTCTCGGAATAATTAATTGATTTTCACACATATTTATATGACATAAACACGGCCCATCATAATTCATTACATTGTTTATTATACCTATTTCATTACTATTATTTATACTAAATGTTTTTAAACCATAACTCTCTGATATTTTACAAAAATCGGGTGAACTAACACCTGAATTTTGTGTCGAAGCAACATAATTTTCATTAAATAAATTACATTGCATTAATTTAATTGCTAAATAACCATTATTATTAAATAAAAATATTTTTAAAGGTATTTTATAATAAATAACAGTTTGCAATTCTTGTAAATTCATTTGAAACCCTCCATCACCCACAATAAGGATAATATCTCTCTTATTATCCGCAATATAAGCACCTATTGAGCCCGGTAATCCGTATCCCATAGAACATTGACCAGCTGATGTAAATAATCGTGTATTTTCTTTATCTAGAAAAAGTGATTGAAATATACTAAATGAAGAAGAACCTGTATCTGTAACAATAGTTGTATGTGGTTTTAAAGCAATTGATAAATATTTAGATACAAAATATGAACTTACATCCTTTGATAGATTTGCATAACTATCATTGTATGTTGGATACTTGTTTTTCCAAAATTGAAGTTTATTTATCCATTTTTGTCTTATTGTATTTAAAAATGTATATGTATTCATATTAATTAAAAATGTTAATAAATTATCGTTAATTTTCAAGTCAATATCTATAGTTTTTTTGTTAAGTTCATTATTATCAATATCAACCATTATTTTATACGATTCCTTTGAAAAATTAGTATAATCATAACCAATTTGTGTTATAGTTAGTCGACATCCAAGTATAATTAATAAATCGCATTTTTGTATTGCAAAATTAGAAAATCTTTCACCAAGTATACCAATATTTCCAAAATATAATTCATTATTATGGCTTAGTATATCTTTTCCTAACCACGATGAAACGACTGGAATATTTGCTTTTTTTACTATTTCCTTAAATATGTTTTCTGTTTTAGAAAGCCAAATCCCGTTACCAATTAGAAATAAAGGTTTTTTTGCTTCATTTATTTTATTTAATATAAAATCATAATCCGTTTTAATGGATACTTCTTGAATCATTTTATTTTCAATGAAATTGGAATCATCAATAGTACTATTTTGAACATTAAGTAGTATTTCTACCCATACAGGAGCCATTCGTTTTGATACACATTTTTCATATGCGGTATGAAGTACTTTTATCACATCTTCACAATTTTTAATACTATACGCATAATTTGTAAATGATTTTACAATAGGTATTATATTTAACTCTTGTACACCTAATTGTCTTAATGGTAATTCTTGACTATCAATATTTTGTTCATATGGTACATTTCCAGAAATAATAAATATTGGAATACTATCTTGAAATGCCCCAATTACCCCTGTAAGTGTATTTGATGCTCCAGGTCCATTTGTTATTAACAAGCAACATGGTTTTCTCGATATTCTATAATATGCATCTGCAGCCATAGCAGCAGACTGTTCGTGACAAAAACAATAATATTTTAGATTATATTTAGTAATAGAGTTTAATATGGGACCAATAAATCCTCCAGATAATGTAAAAATTGTGTCAATATTTTTTTTAATTAAAAATTCAATCACATAGTCACTTACTTTTATCATTTTATATATAGATACTAGCTTTTTAATTTAAAATAAAAACGTATTAATTTTTTTAGAGAAAAATCATAATAATTTCAAATATATGTCGTGTCTATTTTTCAAAAAGCTTATAATAATACTTTTGTGAGTATTATTACAATATGCTAGTATTTTCATTCTAAAAATAGAAACTCGCAATTTAAACGTTTTATTAATTCTTCTTTGATAAAAATTCTTAACTCATTTTCATTCTGATAACTTAGAGTGGGTGGAATTATAAATACATCTATATTATGTTTTTTACACAATTCTAATTTTAATTTATCACGTTCTTGTTGTCTTTCAAAATCGCTAGGTCCATTTGTATGAAAAAAAGGAATATATTCATCGTGTTGTTTTCCTTGATACTCGAATGCTAATTTTAGATCTTCACAAACACCATCTAACTCTAAATTATATCCTGTTATGTTTTTTAACCAATCTGGTCTAATACTTGGAAATCTTAAACCGATATATTCTTCTAATATTTCTCTGCATAATTTTTCCGAACGACTCTTAGAACAATAAGGACACCAAGAATAACCTTGCTTAACACTGTTAAAAACAGCAGACCAGGTATGACCTTCTTTACATTTCCATTCCATATGAGTTTGATTATTAATATATTCTGTTGATAAACATTCACCTTCTCTGCTAATAGCCAATTTTTGACATTCTTCTAAACTTAATTTATTATGTCCTGAACAAGTAGGACACCAAGTGTTTGCGTGCTTAACATTATTAATATTAGCTATCCAAGTATGATTCTCTTTACATTTCCATTGCATATGAGTATGAGCGTTAATATATTCTGTTGATAAACATTCACCACCTCTGCTAATAGCCAATTCTTGACATTCTTCTAAAGTTAATTTTTCATTTCCTGAACAAGTATGACACCAAGAACCACCGTTCTTAACATTACCAAATTTAGCAAACCAAGTATGACCTTCTTTACATTTCCATTGCATATTAGTTTCAGAGTTAATATATTCTGTTGATAAACATTCACCACCTCTGCTAATAGCCAATTTTTGACATTCTTCCAAACTTAATTTAGCAGTTACTGAACACGTAGGACACCAAGAACCACCGTTCTTAACATTACCAAATTTAGCAAACCAAGTATGATTTTTTTCGCATTTCCATTCCATAAGTGTTTCTTTATTTTTATATTCTGTTGATAAACATTCTCAACCTCTGCTAATAGCCAATTGTTGACATTCTTCTAAAGTTAATTTAGCATTACCTGAACAAATAAGACACCAATTACCTCCATTTTTAACCGCGTCAAAAGTAGCAGACCAAGTATGATTTTCTTCACATTTCCATTCCATATAAACACGAGCATTAATATATTCTGTTGATAAACATTCACAACCTTTACTAATAGCAAATTCTTGACATTCCTTCAAAGTTAATTTAACATTTCTTGCACAAAATGGGCACCATCTGCCTTTTTTAATATTTTTGAAAGTAGCAGGCCAAGACGGATGACTTTCTTCTTTACATTTCCATTGCATATGTGTGATTGTGTTAATATATTCTGTTGATAAACATTTACCACCTCTGTTGATAGCCAAGTCTTGACATTCTTTCAAAGTTAGCATTTTACAAAATTATTATAATCAAATAATTTTATTTCAATTTTAAAAAAGTTTATAATAATACTTTGTGAGTATTATTACATAAGTATATATTAAGTTGTTTAATTTTACTTCACTTTTTTGTCTTTGTTGCTCTGCGTTTTTTTGCAACCGCTTCTTCCTGTTCAATTTCTTGAAGCCACTTTTCGTAACCATTTTCAAATTGTTCAAGTTCGGAAAGCCATATATCCTTTTCACTCTTAGATTTTAATTTATCCAATTTTTCTTTCAAAGACATGATATCATTATTAAGTTGTTTAATCTTATCGGCAGTAAAGGTTCTAACTTGCATTCGAAGAAGATAATCATAACCTCCTTCTCCTTCATTCTTTTTTGGATCCTCATCATAACCTCGTGCTGTTAACACTTTTATTATATCACTTTCATTCTCATTCATAATATTTATAGTCTTACTTACCACTTCTGATACAAATCTTTCTTTATTTCCAAGATATCTAATCTCTTTTTCTAATGCATCAAGCTGATGTCTTTTTCTCTTTTCGTAAAACTCAAATCTAACTCTACAAAAATTGTCTAAAATTGAGTCTACAGTGTCGTGTTTCTTTATCTGTAGTTTTTCATTGAACATTACCATATTGGATGTGTATAGATAGCTGTGTAGTTTTAAACTATCCAAATCGCATCTAAAATCATCTCCTTCCGTGAGTACAAAATGAACGTTCTTTGTAGACGAATAATTTGATACAGACTTGAGTTTCTTATCTGCTTTTAAATCTTCACAAAATTCTGCAAAATTAGAAGTCCACAAAGAAACAGGTAATTCTTTAACTTCAATAGCACCCTTCTTTCCTTCCTCAACAATTCCATATGAAATAAACCTATTTTCTCCATTCTTCTCTATCTCTCCTATAAATCCACGATACCAAGGTGTGAATTCAGGAAACATGCTAACAATATTTGTTGGATCATCAGGATCAGACACTAAAACTTCACCATCATTTTCTAAGTAAATTTTAATAGCTTCCACCATATCAAGAGGATTGTAGAAAGGAACTTTACACGAGAAACCTGTTCCTATTCCAGCCGAACATCCATTAATCAACATCATTGGAATAATAGGAACGTAAAATTCTGGCTCAATAAAATTACCACCGTCATCGCGCACATATGTTAAAATAGCTTCGTCTTCTTCTCTAAAAATAAGTTCTGTTAGTGCATCCATCTTTGTAAAAATATACCTACCATTTGCCGAGTCAGACCCACCTTCGAGCCTTGTCCCAAACATACCGTCACGATACAAAAGAGGTATGTTATTGCTTCCTGGAAATTCTTGCGCCATACCAATAATAGTTTCAAGTAGATTATTCTCTCCATGGTGGTAATCAGAATGTTCAGCTGTATAACCAGCTAGCTGTGCTACCTTGAGAGATTTTGCAGAGTACTTCAAATTTCTTTTCTTTACAGCGTATAGAATTTTTCGTTGTGATTCTTTCAAACCATCAATTCCATTTGGAATGCTTCTCGCACAATCCGCGTGTGAGAATTTGATAAGTTCTCCATTGATAAAATTTGTAATACTCATTGAAGTTGTCTTTCCTTGATCATCAAGAGAAAAAGTGTACGATTCTGGATTATATTGTTCAAGCCAAATTTTTCGGGTATCTGCACTTTTCTTGTGAAATGCTTTCACCATACTTGCTAAAGATTGGTCATCATTGACAAATTCTACCATTTTCAAACCAAAAGTATCAGGAACATCTTCTGCTTTTGTAGTACCGAGTCCCTTATAATACTTGACATTCAATTTACTAGTTTGTTCGCCAAGAAAGTTATGAAATCTGCGTTCATCGTAAAATAACAAGTCACCAGTCTTTTTGATTACACGAGCTATAGGTGTTTTCATACTTACAATAAAGGGTTGATCTCTTTGCAAAAGGGTAGGATAAAGAGAATGGAAGAAGTTAAGGATGAGCCCTTCAATATGCACTCCGTCAACATCCGCATCTGCAACTACTGATACTCTCCCATATGCAAGTTTCTTAAAATTACTTTCATCTTTGTAATCTACACCAAGTTTCAACTCAAGAGCGTGTATTAAAGAACAAATAACTTTGTTTGCAGAAATGGTTGCAACTGGCTTATCTCTCACATTTAGCAACTTTCCTCGTACAGGTAAAATACCGTTCCAGTCACGACCAGATTTTCCATACAGACCCTCTTCAATTCCAGCTACTACGTATGTCTTTGCTGAAAGACCTTCTGTGATAAAAAGAGTACACTGTATACTGTCTTTCGTACCTGACTTGTTTGCTCGATCGTATCCTTCAATTTTTGTCTTTTTAGAAACTTTTTCGGCTTTCTTAAGTACTACTAGTTCTTTTGCACGAATAATATCTTCTATATTATCCATAATCGACCATTTGCAAATTTCCGCAATATGTGTTTTCTTAACAACAGCTTCTACAGCGGGAGATTCTAGCTTATTCTTGTCTTGTCCATCAAATTCTGGTCTAACAACTGTAGATACAACAAACAATCTAAAGAACTGACGAACATCAGTAATATTAATTTTAGGTGTTTTACTCTTTGCACTGTTTCCGTTAAATTTGTCTACAATTGGTCTAAATAATGCTTCTGCCCAAGAATCTACATGCTGTCCTCCTAAACGAGTGTATACACCATTAACAAAAGAAATTGTTTGATATTCTTTTGATGGCGTAATCAAAACTTCTGCATCCTTTATCTTAATGAGAAGAGACTCCTCTGTAGGCGTATCATAAAGAGCAGAATATTGAGTAAGTGTTTTTACAGGAATAAGTTCATCATTAAAATATACTTCTACTTTAGATAACATCGATGCGTCAATAATGTACCGAGAATACAAACGAATAATATCTTCTGTGTAACCCTTGTTTAGAGCAAAATGTTCAAAGTCAGGAGTCCAAGATACTTCTGTATAACCTAGTTTACAGTTCGTTTCTTTGATAATTTCTGGACCAGATGTATCTCTCATATTTCTAGTCCATGTTTGAAAAAGTGTTTTTTTTGCTTTCGGGTCAAAACCTTTTACTGTAAATTTTGTTGAAAAAACATTTGTCAACTTGATACCAAGACCATTACGACCTGATACAACACGTTCTTCCTCATCTTCATAATTTGAACCCGTTAAAAGTTGCCCAAAGATCATGCTATGATTATAGCAATTCTGTTCAGCATCTTTTTCGATAGGTACAACATCTCCGTCATTCCAAATAGAAGTTTCTCCTGTAACAGAATTGATAGATATCTTAATCTTTGTACACGGAGTCTTTGTTTTACGGCTTCTTTCCACATTATCAATAGCATTTGATAAAGCTTCGACAAATATACGCAAAATAGCGGGTGATGTAGAAATTTCTTTTTGATAAATTCGCCAACCATCATTTGTTTTATCGGCTACAAATTCACTTATACTACGTGGACGTATCGATCCAACGTACATATCCGGTCTAAGAAGAATATGCTCAATTTGATCTTTTTTCTGATAACGTTTTTTATCAACAACAGTCTTTGGAGGCATTTTTATTTGATATTAAAAATTATCCTTTTTAATATCAATTTTATTTTTATAATTTACATCTTTTTGTCTATATATTGTTCATCAAAATATTTATGAATTCATCCTGAAAAGTGGAATCTTCTATATCCGAACACTCAATTTTTACATTATCATTCGATTCTATTAACTCACTTATTCTTTCTCTTACTGAATCAAATATCATCTTTGTCAAAATCTTTCCACCATAATCTGTTATTATATCACCTCTTATATCCTTATACTTTATAAATGTAGGATTTGAACAATCTTCTTCAATAAGTCGATCATTTAAAGGATAACATAAAGCGTAATCAGCAAATCCTTCTGGACCTCTTAATATATGTTCTATTGTTAAGAACTTTGCATTTTCTATTAACCACTCTTCTGTGATTACCAAATCATTTAGTTTATCAGATGATGTAATAAGTGGTCTGGCGCAATTCTTTCCTGTGAGTTTTGCCATTGTTCTATTGAACAAACCTGGTTTTGTTTCTAGTTCTCTGATAGAACTCTCATTCATAACAATATCTTTATAAGCAGTTGGATTTTTTACACATTCTTCTGATGCAAATTTACTAGCTTTTCTCTTAAGAGGTAAATGTACTCTCTCTATCAAATGAACATTTTTATAATCAACAACGTGTTCACCGTTAACATCAATGTGATGAAATGTACCACGTTCTGTGTCGGTACACACTATCTGAGATTTGCCATCTGAATCTGTAGAAAGATACTTGTGTATAACTTGAGCTGCTCCTTTTTGACCTTCATAAAAATAATTTTTTGTATATTTTTCATCGATTATACTCTCAACACGAGCCTGAGATAAATCAAGAGGAGTAAGATTTGAAATCATCAAATTGTTTTGAATGTTTTTAGTACTTGTTTTCTGGTAAGTCGGATGTTTTGCTATATGTTCAAATGCTGCTTTATATATAGAACTAATTTCTTTTTCTTTTTCTTCCGCTTTCTCAATTTTCAATTTAGCAATTTCTTCGGCTTTATCAAGCTTTAATTTAGCAATTTCTTTGATAAGAAACTCATTTTTTTTCTTACATATTGCATCATGTCTGCTAAAACTCCTAGATGAAAATTTTTTATCACAAAAATTACATGTGATTAAAGATACTACAATTTCTTTAGAATTTTTAGATTCTTGTATTTTTAAACAATATTTTGCTTGTGTCTGATGGCTACTTAATTGATATTTGGTTTTGAACTGATTGTTGCAAAACGGACAGGTTAACTCTTTCACCTTCTCTTTATCATCTGCAAGAGCTTTCGTTTCTTGTATTTTCAGACAATATTTGGTTTTCTTTTGGTGCTGTTTCAGCATTTGAGTATTTCCAAACATATTATTACAAAACTGGCATTGTTCCATTTTTTTTATTTATTCATTTGTTTTTTAAACGAAATATTTCGTTTTTATTTACAAAAAAATATCAGTTTTTCTGATAAAATAAAAATTGTCCGAAATTGTCCGAAATTGTCCGAAAAATAATGAAAATAGTCACTATTTTCTGATTAAAGTGACTTTTCGAAAAATTTCTAATTTGTGTGTGTGTAAGACTTTTTTAAAAAAGCCATTTTTCCAAAAAAAAGATTTTTCCTCCTCCGACTTTTTTGAAAACGGAGGAGGAAAAATCTTTTTCTTTTTTTTTTGTTTTCTAAATAATTTGAAAAATTCGTAGAAAATTTCCTTTGGATTATCTTTTTTATTTTCCTCCTCCGCCTCCGACTTTAAATAATTCTAGTTCTAAAGAAAAGTCTTGATTGCAAAAAATAAAAGTAAGTAAGTCCGCTTTTATTTTTATATAGTATGAAACATGCTTTTACAAATCTAACAAAACGGTAAAAAAGGATTTACCTTCTATTTTATAACCTAGTATTCTAATATTATTTAGTGTTTGTGCACCTTTAATTTTATATAAAACAATATCGATAGAGTTAACATAAACATAAAGATTAAATTCATACCGATTTTTTGAATCTTTTGCATCATAACCGGGATTATATCCTGATTCAAACCAAGTTTCTGCAATCGCAAAAGCTTTTTCTAAAGTTGTGGTGTTTTGTGCCAAAAAAAAGGTATTATTATCTACTAATTGGTTTTGAAAAAAATAAGGCAATTGTAATTCTTCTTGTACAGAATTATTAATACGATTATTATGTTTCTTTTCTAAATTCCATTTTTCTACAGAATCATCACCATTTAATATAACTTGTTGTGGGTGTTGATCAAAATCTGTTACATCAATGTAAAAATTTTCAATAATTTTTTTTTCATGATATTTTTCTATTTTCTTTCCAAAAGCACGTAAAGATAATCTAAGTGTGTAAAGTAATCTTTTTAAAGTTTCTTCTGATTTAACTACTAACTTATTATCATTCATCACACAACTTTGCTCATTAAAAATATTACTTACTTTTTTGTATTTAAATTTTTTGTCTATTTTTATTTTTTCTCGCGCAAAATCGTTAATTGTATCTGGATCCGATAATAATCGTCTAGGATCTTCTTTTAAATATCTCGAAAATAACCAAAACATATATTCAATAATACAACGAGTTAATTGTTTGTATTTATTATGTTTTTCTAACACTGATACCGATTTTGTCGGATAATTCTCAACTTGATCTATTGTTGTCAAATCTTCAAATTTTTCATCATCAAGAACTGGAATTGATACTTTTATATTACCAAAATTAAAGTACAGTTCTTTTAATACATCATTAACTACACGTTGTCCTGTTAATACCATACTATTATCATTTGCAAAATCAATCGCTACTTCGTTTGGAATTGTTGTCGCAATCCAACCTTTTTCTTCGATAATTGGAAAAGGCTGAATTGGTTCGGTAAGTAACGTTCCAATAACACCTTTAAATTTAAATTTTAACATTCTACATTTACCGTAAGAATCAATTCCTTGATAAAAAAATAAATCAGAAACATTTACATCTTCTGGGAGTAACGATTGTTTAATTTCAATATTAAGTACGTACGTTTGACACATACGATTAAAAATTTTTCTAACTCCTTTAGAAATTTTAGAATTATAAGGAAGTGCATATGTCAAATCTTTTTTATCCGTTTTTTTCCATTTTATAATTAATTCACAATGTACACCTTCATAGATTCCTTTATCAGCATTGCTACCAATATGTTCGTATATGAAAATACAATTTGCGTTTCGTTTATTTTTATAATACGCTTGTGTATGACGAGGAATAATAAGTTCTCCATCTTCGTTTGTTCGATTAAAAACAAATATATTACAATTAAAATATTGCTCCAAAAGAGATGTAAAGAGACTCGGGTTCATATAGACTTCTGGATTTCTTATAATATTAATAATTTCTTCTGTTGTGTAATCGTACATTTCTTGTCTGCATAAAGCTGCGTTTTCTGGAGTAGCCATTTTTTCTCTTTCTTCAATCAATCGTTTTTCAGTATCATCAGATTCTAAAATATCAGTGTCCATAGCTTCCATTACACATTGCAAAAAAGAACTATTTCCATTATACATACCTTTTCTAACATAAGTATATTCCTGATCATAATCAAAAATTTCAAAAAGTTTTTTTATATTATCTGGCAATGTACCATACGAGTCTTGATTTGCAAATCGTTTTGTTTTTATTAAATCTTGTTGTTCAGCTTTTTTTTCAGGTAATTTTTCTCCAAATTCATAATGTCGTAAAATGCTACCACAATCTTTTTTATTATGTGTTTTTTGATAACAACAAGGTAAATAAGGAACCACATCCTTATTTTCTAACGGATTATCACGTAATCCAGGAAATTTAGCAACAGGATCTTTACAAATATATTTACGTGATGGAAAATTTTGAGTACTTTCTGTTTCTTTTGGATATGTCATTATTTCATAACCATCTTTTAACGCTTTCTCTAATTCTTCATCATCATCAATTATTGTTGGTGCTTGTGGACACCTTTGAGGATATCCTGTCACAAATACTTCGGGTGCGATGTCTTTAATTGTTAATTTGGTACGTGTTTGCGTTTTAGATTGTTTGATTTTACCAAAATCTTTGATGTATTCACTGTAAAAATCAACTATTGTTTGATATTCTTGATCATATACAATCATTAATTTTGAAAATAATTCTTGAAACGCTTCTACTGCATTTATGTTCTCAGCAGATGTAATTTTAACACGAATATAGTAAGTTCCTTGTTTAAATTCAGCTTTATTTTTACCTCTTAATTCTGGATCGTTTCTTTCGGCTATTTTTTCTGTTAAATTAGCCGTTAAATTACCTATTTTAGGATTATAAAAATGAATATATACACTTTCTTTCTTTTTACTAGCCTTATCACTTTCATTTATCGACATTAACGAAGAAAATGTCGGATTGTTCATAATAAGATCAGCTATAACGTATTTATTCATATTGTGATTGGGAAAGTAAAAAGAACCATTTACGCGAGTTTCTGTAATATTTGTTGCAAATATAGACCCTAAATTAGTAATTGTATTTAAAAATCTTGAAATTAGTTCTTTTTGAGATAAATATTTACCGTTTGCACTTATAAATGTTTTCATAGTTACCTTTGCAGTCTCTTCACCTTCTTCACCTTCAACAGAAACGAAAGTATCAATATAATCTTCAATCTTCGAACCTTCTATTGTTTTTTTTGTTAAAACTTTAAAAAGAATAACAGATTCGTCATAAAAACTCCAATCTTCAGGTGGAGTAAAATTTTTGAATATTTTAAAAAATTTATTAATGCATGCGAACGGAACTTCATTATTTAATACAATATTGTTAAACAACTCCATAACAGTAATATTTTTTACATCTATAGTAAAATTAAATTTTACGCTTTCTAGTTCAAATTCAGTGTATTGAATTCTTTTATCAATTTCTTCAAAATTTTTAAACAAACCTTTTTCAACTAATGCATCATCTTTATTTTTTTTAATAAGTTTTGATATTTCGTCTCTTTTGTCCTTACTTTTTTCCCAATATTTTTTTATCTCTTCAATTCGTAAATCCAATCCAATTGTTTCAATATCCGTTTTAAACTTTAAAAAAATATGACCTAAATCTGCTCTTTTGGATTCAAGTTTTTTATAATTTTCAATTAATTCTTGATTATACGCAAAAAACAAAGAAAGAATATCAAGAACCTGTAGATTTTGTTGTTCTAGTTTGTTTTCTTGGTTTAATTCGTTTATTAGTTCTACAAACTCTTTCTTAGTAATTATGATAGTATTTAAAAGATTTTCGACTTTTATAGGAGTTTCTTTATGAAGTTCTTCTAAAGAAGGAATTCCGTCATTAAAATATAAAAATTTTGGTATAGTATTTAGTTCCGATGCTAAACGGTTAATAACACTATCTTGCGTGTCTAATTCATAAACGAACAAATCTTTATGTTTAAAAATTTCGTTAATAAAAACAAAGCGAACCATTTTTAATTTAAGTAATGAAACTTTAAAAAAATCAGAATCTTGTTAATTAGTAAAAGATGAAAGAATTGAAAGAATTTAATGACAATGTACATTATATGGAAGATTTTGATTTTGACAAAAAAGGAAACTTGATTAATAAACAAATTCCTAGAGATATGCTTGTTTTGATTATGATACAAGCATCTTGGTGTAAATTTTGCAAAGACTCAAAGCCAGCTTTTCAAGATTTTGCCAATCAAATGTCAAAGAATGTATTTTGTGCAACTATACAAGCAAATGGACATAAAAAACCAAAAACAGAGATTCCTCTTGGAAAACGTCTTAAAAAAATTATACCGGATTTTAATGGTTTTCCAGATTATGCTTTGTATAAAAATGGAAAAATTATTAATGTAAAAACAACCGACAGAGATGTAAATAGTTTAAAAAAATTTTGTGAGCCACACATATTAAAAACAAATGTAATTAGAAAGTAACAGCTAATGAACATCTCAGACAATTATAAATACAATAAATAATATTATTTATTGTATTTGAATTATACAATACTCTGTATTTTTTCCATTATTTTTTTATGTCTATCAGAACTTTTATGTTTTTTCATACAATAATGAGTAACTATCATTCCGCATTCACATTCTTCCTTTTTTTGTCTTTGAGTTGATATCTTTGTCTTATAATTTGCTTTATAATATTTTTCTCTTTCTTCTAATATATGTTCTTTATTATCTTGATAAAAATCTTTTCTTTGCTCTAATATACTCTCTTTGTTCTCTTCATAATATTCCATAACATTTTCTATTACTGATTCTTTATTTTTTTCATAATATTTTTTATGTTTTTTAGCTATAACATCCGCATTTTTTTCATAATATTCTTTATTAATATCAGACAATATTTCTTTGTTATCTTCGTAATATTCATGCATTTTTTCTTTAATTTCTTCCTTATGTTCTGCTTGGTATTTTATATTTCGTTCTTTTTGTTTCTCTTTATCTTCTTGTATTGTTCTTTTAGGATATATAGGCTCGTCAATACCTTCATAAAACTTTAAACACTCATCAAATATATTTGTAAATACTGTGATATCTTCTGTAGGTAATAAAAATACATCTCTACCAGCTTTACATCTATATTTTTCAAGTTTTGTTAGAATGACACTTTCTAGTATATCCATCAATTTTGAATTTTTGCAAGATATATAATAAATAACTTTGAAATTATGTAACTTATTGTGATTGTAAGACTCTTTTCTCTTGGATAAATCTAGTGCTTTTCCTACATTATATTCACCATTCTTTTCACTTTCTTCTGAAGTCATAAGATACACTACATTCTTTTGATCAACTACTTCTTTTGGTTGTTTTACATATTTTTTCATTAATTTTTTAACCTCTTCTTGACTTTCTTCTAATTGTTTTTTAGATGTATTGATAATTTCTTCTTTCTCTTCTGTTAATAAGTTTATCCTCTCCTGTAATTTGTATTCTAATTCTTTATCAGATTTTTCATTTCCTATCTCGACTTTTCCAGTAATAAGAAGTTCGTCAAGCCAATTTGATACTTGCACTGCAAAACTAGGTGATAACCATTGAGCTAAATGTATAGCTACTTTTCGATGAACCCAAGTTCCACTGTGATTTCCACCTACATTTGTGACAAATAATTCCAATATCGGAATTCCGATATTGATTGATAATTCTTCTAAATATGCTTTCGTTTGTTTATTCTCGTTGTAATGACCTAATAATTTTTTACCATGTGCTTTGCACAACATAGTAGCATTAATATAACCATCTTCTCTCATTAGAATAGTAATAGAAGATCCATTAGGTAGTTTCAGTGAACAATTAAACAATCCGTCAGATATTTTTGTTAATTTAGATTTGTCATATTTTATAATCTTATTTTCTTCTTCTAATTTATTCTTTTGATCAATAATTTCTTTTGGTTGTTTTACATTTTCTTTGGTTGTTTTATCAAATTGTGATTTCAACTCATTTGATTCTTTAATCAACGTTTGAATATTTTGTAGTATAAGTTTTAATTCTGTTATATCTGATGTTTTTACCAATTCAGTTTTTTCATCTTTTATAATCTGATTTTCGTCTAATATACTCTCTTTCTTCTTTTCATCTAATATCTTTTTATACTTATATTCACCTGTATTTCTAACAGATGGTAATATCTCTTCGCACACAAAATCTTGAAATGGTTTTGCAACTGGTTTATTACATCGCATAATAATTTTATATAAACCTGCTTGATTAACAACATTAGAAGTCTGCAGACCTTGACCGCTTTTCAGAGAAGCTGAACACTTCCAGTTGTCAGGAATGTTTCTTAACACTTCGGTTACATTACTTAAACCTAATATTTTACATATATCTTTAACTACAAACATTGGATTTTCAGATGTACCTAATACTCTAATATTTTTATCATTAAAAAATAAGTTTATATCAATTGAGTTTGTTGTTTCAGTCATTTTATAATATATTATAAATCTTTAAGTATGTATTAAAAAAATAAATAAGATTTATATTATTTGAATACATAAGTTTGAAATTGATATATTTTTTCATTTCTATGAGAACTACTATTTAAAGAAATATATTTATGTATATAGAAATGTATTATTTGACAACTGAACATTTGTATTAAAAATTAATTAATAAAAAATTGCGACTTAAAGTTGTAAATTTTTTAATTAAAATGCCTATAATCTTCAAATGTAAATCAATGGAAGCGTATCAGATAAAAATACTTGCAGAATTATTGACAAATAATTTAAAACATGGATGTTTTGATTTAACTGATGATGGAATTACACTTCGTATGTTTGATCAACCTAGAAGAACGTTGGTTGATATGAATTTACAAGCGGAAAATTTCTCTTTATATAAATTTAAATCGGATGATAAATTTTGTCTAGGATTAAACCTCAATCATTTTCATAAGATGTTAAAATCCATTAAAAAAAAAGATTCTTTACAGTTGTTTATTAATTCTGAAACACCTAACGAACTTGGTATAAAAACGATACCAAAAGAAAATACACGTATTACTACATCTGGAATTAAAATTCAAAATATTCAAAATGTAGAAGCCGATGTTCCATTGGGGTATGGAAAGCCAGTGATTGTTCCTTCGCCCGACTTTCAAAAAATGTGTAAAGAACTTAGTAGTATTGGAAGTACAAACATTCGTGTAAAAGCTAGAGGTTTCCATATTGATTTCATTGCTGATGCAGATGGTATTTTAAAACGTAAAGTAAGATTGGGAGAAACGGATGATTCAGATGAAGAAAATGAAGTTGAACAAGTATCAACTTTTTACGAGGCTACTTTTACAACAGATCAATTTACACGTATTAACAAAATTGCAGGACTTAGTTCAACAATGCAAATTTTTTCTGGGTCTAATGATCTTCCTTTGCTTTTCCGTTCAAGTGTTGGTAGTTTAGGAAAGATTTCCGTTTACATAAAATCAAAAGAACTTTTGGATAAGGAAATGTGTGTTTCTGAATCTGATAATAGCGATATCGAATAATAAAATGTTGAACATTCTTTATTGTAAAATAAAGAATGCACTTATGTTAATAACATATTAAATACTTTTACCATAGATGAATCTAAATTTTTGCTCAACATTAAGCACATCATATTAACTTTATGATAAACTATGTATAAAATAATTTTATTAATAAAATAATTTTATTAATAAAATAATGGATATAATTGTAGAAAGACTTGAACAAACATATGATACAAAATTTTTAGATAACGAGGATAAATCTTTGGTAGAAGAAGTATATACTCACTTTGAAACTAATAACGAAAAAAAAGTGTTGTGTAAATTAATAGATAATCATAAGAATAAGAAAAAACCACAACCTGATTTTATTGGCGGTCCTGCAAATCTTTCGTGTCATTGGAGTGAAAAATACAACAAAATGATATATATATTTGGTGAACAACATACAAATAAAACAGATTGTAATGTATTTCCGGGTTCTACTTTGGGTTCAAAAAACATGAATATAGAAGATTTTATGTTAGAACTTTATAAGACAACTGACTGTTTTATTGACTTTTACTTTGAAACGTATGCTAGTATTAGAGGTAACACTTTTTCGCGTCCATATCTAAATAGATCAACCGCATCTCTATCACGAGGAGAACCTAGGGGTATAAGTCTTAAGGAATTAAGGAGAAATTTTTTAGAATGTGCTGATTTCCATACACGTAACAAAAATATTTGCAAATTAGCACGAACTCATTATTTTGATACAAGATTTATAGAAGATAGTAATGCTATCTTTATAGATATTAATAATTCAAGTATAATATATAGGGAGGAACCTATGCATGTATTAATTAGTGAATATAATAAGAGACACCGTGAAAACTTTGCTAATTATAAAGCAAATTCAAATGGTTTGTCAAATGAAGAGAAAAAACCATATATAGATCAATATAATGTATTGAAAGACAAAATTATGAATGAAATATTTCTAAAAGCAAAGGATATTGAAAAAAAAGATACTGCTACTGCTTTTTTATTAAAACTAATACATACAGAAAATTCTGATAAAATAGTAGAATCATTTAAAAAATCCATATATAGTAATGAGTATAATAATCATGAATTGTCAAAACTCGAACTTACTAATAGGAATATGTCTAAAAAAATTAAAAAGTATATTAATGATAACATTAGTAAAATGGTAGTTAATAATTTATCTAAATGGAAAGAGAATATAAATATTCTGAATAATCCAGAAACAAAAGAAGAAAAATATATTTTATGTATGATTTTTTTGTTTAAAGAGATTATGTCTTTACATTCATTAATAGCTGATATATATTTGCTTGCACGTATATTTAAAGGCCATGATCTTGAAAAATCTCCTTATGAAAGAGCTACAAAATATGATCAACCTAAAGACTCTCATAATATAATTATATATGCTGGAGATGCTCATTCTCAATTATATCGAAATTTTTTCTCATATATTGGGTTTGATGAGATTTTTTTTAGTGGTCCTAAGTATGATAATGATAATTATAACGATATAATTGCTCCTACTTGTATAGATATGAGAAACAATAATGAACCTTTCTTTTCTCAACACATTATTAATAAATATAACGATGAAAAAAGAATAAAAAAAGATCAAGAAAAAAAGAAGATCGAAGAAGATTTAATTCAAGTTATTCCTAATATTAAGATACTTGAATCGATTTTACCTAGACTTGTTCAAACGTATGATACAAAATTTCTTGAGAATATGGAAGAAGATTTGATAAAAGAATTATATATTTATATGAGACAACTTAGTAAAGATTTTCCTCAAAGAAAAGTTTTATTTCAACTAATAGATAATCACGAGAATAAGAAAAAACCACAACCTGATTTTATTGGCGGTCCTGCAAATCTTTCGTGTCATTGGAGTAAAAAATACAACAAAATGATATATATATTTGGTGAACAACATACAAATCAAACAAATTGTAATATATTTCCGGGTTCTACTTTGGGTTCAAAAAACATAAATATAGAAGATTTTATGTTAGAACTTTATAAGACAACTGACTGTTTTTTTGACTTTTACTTTGAAAGAATTAGTGGACAAAATACTGAGGGTGAAAGGGATTTTAATTTAACTGAAATAAATAAAAAATTTTTAGAATGTATTACATACGAAAAAAGAAATAATCCAGATTGCAAATTAACACGAACTCATTATTTTGACTCTAATGAACTAGAATTTTATTATAATTCAAAGCTTAGTTTTACTGTGTCAGATATAATTACTACTGGTGCTACTGGCGTCGCTGGTAGGACTGGCGCAACTGGTGCAACCGGTGCTACTGGTAATCATCAGTCTGATAAAGAATCAGAAAGAAAAGATATTATTAATATTTATCTCAAAGAAGGTCCTCATAAAAAGTATGGAATTGTGAAAGAAGAACTTTATAACTTTATACAAACATCAAATTCGGAAAAAATAAAAGAGTACTGGAGAGATCAAATTTATGAAAATATTTATGTCGATCATGAGTTATCAAGACTTGATAAGATTTTTGCCGATAAAATAAGGAAATATGTTGATATTCGTATCAATAATTTTGTAGATTCACAATTAGATTACTGGAAAAAGCTTATACATTTTGTAAACCCAACAGAACATAGAACAAAACTTGACATAGAAAAGGATCAAGATGGTGACTATTTAGAACAAATATATCGTCTTTTTAAAAGTTTTTATGTAATATTACAAAATGTTACAGATGTATATATGTTTGCACGTATGTTCAAATTCTATAATGTTGAAAGACTTCCTTATGAAGGAGCTACAAAATATGATCAACCTAGAGACTCTCATAATATAATTATATATGCAAGCCATGAACGTTCTCGATTATATAGAGATTTTTTGAAGTTTATGGATTTCAAAATGATTTCTTCTACACTAAGAGATCCCCATTACTCTAAAAGTAATACTTGTTTAGATATGAGACATTTTCCTATGCCTTTTTTTTCTCAATCTGCTATAGATAAATATGATATAGATAATGGTTTACTTGTTGATGTTATTAGTTCTCTTAAAAATTTGAAAAAAAGTTCCCTTTAATCCTTGTATTGAAATAAATAACTTGTAATCAAACTTTGTACATGACTCATTATTTCGGTTTTCTTGATTTTAAAATCTTAAAAATATTATACTTATAATATTTTTTAATTGAAAAGTGTGTATGCTATTCTTGATTTTAAAATCTTAAAAATATTATACTTATAATATTTTTTAATTGAAAAGTGTGTATGCTATTCTTGATTTATATTTTTGCATACGGTACTGATCTAATCAGATCAACCGAGTATAATTGTTTTAATGGAATTTGGATATAATTCAAGGTAAGGCGATATCTTGTTATCGTTGTTTTTATGTTCTTTCTTTATATCTAAAATTTACTTGTCCTATTTCTGTTTCTAAACGATCTGTTTCTGCTTCTCTTGCGAATCTAAATTAACTTCGACTTTAACTTCATCAATAGGAGAATATTTGTATTGATTTATATAATTAGTCTTTTTTGGACTGTCCCATTGAACTTGTTCATTACCGTTACTATCAAAATATCTATAGTAAAATGATCTGCAAGTAGAACTAAACCATCTTTCCCAACCTTTAGGCAATAGTGTTTTTTCATCTTCATAAGTTAAAAAGCATATTTTTTGTTCCATTGTTATATAATTTACTAAGACAATTTTTTGATTAGAAATTTCAATTATTTGCCATGTTTGATTCATTTATTAATTTAATTTTATATATATAAAATTAAATTTTTATTGTGGATATTTTATTTCAATAAGTGTAATATTTTTGAACTCAAGATGTTACGCATTTTGTCAATTATTTAGGTGCCTTTATTCTGCTCATATATAATCCTATTGGATCACCCTTAGAATAACAACACAATGGTGGATCTGTTGATATACTTGAATAAGTTGTTCCGCAAACTTGGCATTCAAAATAAAATAATTGAGATGATTCAAATGGCATTTTGTTTTATAAAACAAAATATAGTTAATATTTCAATTTTAAATAAAAATGATGTTTTTACTCAATAAGTCCATTTACAGCACGGTTGAAGGATAATATACGACAATATGCTATAACTGGAATAAAACACATTCGTGAATAATGATCCGGAACAGCAGTAATAATTCCTAACCCAATAAAAAGACCAACACTACTTCCTATTGTATTAAAAACAGATACTTTTGCATATATTTCTCCAATATTCTCATCTGTAGCCAATTTTTGAATACACTTTGCATTAATAGCTCCAAACCCAATAAAAGATATATTACTTAAAATATTAGAAACGCCTGCTACTGGTAAAAAGTATTCTGGTAACATAGGTGTAGCACATATTGATACATAAGAAAGTTGTTGTAAAATATTAGAATAACCCAAAAATTGCCGAGGCTCTTTATCTGCTTTTTTTCCACTTTTAGAAATGTATGCTAAACAGCCTATTTGTCCTATAATATCTTTTCCTATATAATTTACTGTTCTAATAGTTTCAACATCAGAACCAATTGCATGTAGCATACTGTGAGTTGCCATAGCACTTTCCATTGAAACTAAAACATTTGAAACAAAAGACCAACCAACATATTGAATGTATTTTGGATGAACATTTCCACTTGGAAAAAAAAGACAACGTAGCTGTTTCATTTTTTTCATATTTTTTTAAATTTAACACATTAACTCAAATTTAAAAATTTGTTACTTTTATTTTTTGTTACTTAGACTCATAAAATTATCTCAATTTCAAAAAAATTGAGAAATTAAAAATACTCTTGACGGGACTCGAACCCGCAATCTCTCGATTAGAAGTCGAGCGCCTTATCCATTTGGCCACAAGAGCACATACTATTTAATAAGTATGTGCTCTAAATAAAATGGGTTGACAAAAACATAATCTATGGAAGTAATATTCCTTATCTTATAAGTAGATTTCTTTAAACGAAAATTATTTATAAAGTTAGAAACTATTTTCTATATAAATTCTTCTCTTGAGTCAAGTGTTTAAATCTATAGTGGATTGAACTTTTTTTCAACACTTTTACGTATTCCTTTTTCAACAGATGCAACAATTTCAACTTCATCATCTGGGGGAATAACAAATGTAAAAGACTTGGGATTTACTGTACTAACAATTGCAGGTATTTTCCATTGAGATTTTTTTTCTTTTTTATTTATGTAGTAAACATTACCACATCTACTTGTTTTTTCTTGCCAATTAGAAGGAATAGAGATTTTTTCATCTTTATATAAAAGACTTGGATCATCCCATTGCACATGATTTGTCTTTTTATGAGAGTAGTAATATTTGCCAGGTGCATTTTTAAGGCTCAAATGCATTTCCCAGCCTGTAGGAAGTTTTTTTAACGTTGTTGGTAATCCCCATTGTGATTCCCCAGTCTCTCTATTTACATTGTACGTTTTTCTATACGTATCACTAACCATTTCATACCAGCATATTTCGTCTCTTTCCATTTATATATTAGAAATATTAGTTTAATTTTTTTCATAGGTGATTATTAAAAAAAATTGGTTTAAGAATATTTCTATGTAAAAATCTAAATAAATATATGACTCTGACAAATATGATTTCAAAATCTAATAACTCGGATCTTAAAAAGGTAGAAATTATCGACCTAAATCTAATACAAGACGCTCATCAAGTAATATATAAATAATTGACTAATAAAAGTTTTGATATTATAATTTTATTTATTATCTTTTAATAAATAAAAATGTACACAAGTTCATCAGTAAGATTCTCACCTAATTCGTATTCACCAGAAACCAGAAAACTTCCAAAAAATTGGGAAGTTCGTTTTAGTAGAAGAATTGACATAGGCAGACCATATTATGTTAATTTAGAAACAAAAAAAAGTCAATGGAATTTTCCAGGAGAAGAAAATCAATTGTCTTCTGTATCTAGGCATATATCTAATATACCAGAAAGGATATTTAGTCAGGAAGAAATTATAGACCTAAATCGATTACAAGACGCTCAGCATAGAACAAGGTAATAAATAAACAAGATATTAGACTAAACTATTAGCAAATTTGAAAAAGAGTTGTACTTAAATCTAATCTAACCAAATTAATTTTTTGTTTTTGGCTACATTTGTATTTAAAATATTATATATTTTAAAACTAAATATTTATCTATTATAAAATGGATTCATTTATATCTGATTTTAATATTTTATTAGTTTCTGGAATTGCTTCAGGAACTGGTTTTATTATTTTTTCGTGGTTTATGTTTAGAAAAACTCAGACCAAAATTATTGTGTGTGATAAAAATACAACAAAATGTGATTGTACAGAAGGATACTGTGGATATTGCGGTGTAAAAATATGCAAAAATAATAAAAATACGATTATTACTTCTCCTCCAAAAACATTATCTTATAAAATTAAAAGTTTTTTACAAAAACAAATGCTTTTTCCTAAAAGTTCTGAATTTTTTAATAAACAAATTTCTTTTGTGCATTTTATCTTGAATCCTATTATTGAGAGAGTAAGACGTACATTTAAAATCAACACAAAATCTAAATCAGAAAAAATTGTGTCTAAAGTTGCCAAAATTTTATGGGATCAAGGTAAATACACAGAAGCTGCAAAAATAAACGCAGAGCTTCTTAATGTAAAAAAATAGTTTTAAAAGCCAATAGGATCTGTATATTCAGTATTGTATCTAGCATTATGAAAATCCCAATATTCGGGACATCCAAATTTCCATCCTTTTGGTATTTTTGGTGCTTTCCAGTAAAATACGCAATCCTGCCATCTATTGCTACGAGTAGCATTATGAATATAAATAGAATGATAATCTTCGGTTAATTGATCCATAAGATCGCAAAAAAGTTCATATGTTGGAATAATTGAGGCATAATTACGATATATTTTTTCACGATTTGACTCAATTGGTTCACGAAGAATAAAAATACCGTCAATATTTGTTCGAATAGCAGGTTTAATATCCATAGCATACTGTAAAGAAAGAAGATAAAACATTTTCCAATGACGACCCTTTTTAAATAATGCATTTTGTAATGGTTTACTAAAAACTTTGGGATCATCTGTGCAATCGTCAAGAATAATAACACCCCAAGAATTTTCAAGATGTTGTCGAGCTAATTTTTGTCGTTTTACAAAATCTTTAATTTTTTCTTCATCATATTCATTATAGACAAAAGTACTTGGCATAAATTCAGAAAAGGCATGATTTGTATCTTCAGATCCACTCATAGCCATTCCGATTGGAAAGATATGTTTTTTTGAATATAAAAGGCCCGTAATAAGAGTACTTTTTCCTGTACCTGGTTTTCCTATTACAACAATTTTAGATCCTCCATTGTATTCAGGGTCATTTATTTTATGAGTTAAAGGAGGAATAATTTCAGGATCAAGTTCTTGAATTTCGATAGTCGCTGGATTACTCATTTTTGCATTTACTTTTGTCTTGTTTAAACCAAAGTAAAATTTAAAGTTATTATTTAATTTCCTATAAATACACTTGGTTTTAATTCTATTTCATATCCTATATTTTCGGATTCTTTTCTTTTGTTTAAAATAATCATAAAGACAAAAATAGCAAAAACAAATGAAAATGTTATTGAATAACATAATATTAAGGACCAAGATATTGAAAGTTTTCCTGTAATTTGATTTACTACCTGAACCCAACTTGGTGTAAACAAATAAAAAAGTCCTACAAAAATAACAAACGATATAATTATACTATTATATGCCATTGAAATCGGATTTTCTTTATCGATCTCTATTCTCATTTTACTCTAAGTAAAGATTTACATTTTAACACAAATATAAATCTAAGATTAAAAAGAATTAATGATTAATTCGTAAAAAAGTTAATATTTCCCAAAGTACTTTACAATCAAACTCATTGTATGTAATAATGTCTTTCATTACATCAGAATTTTCTGGATTTTCAGATTCTGAATACGTTTTCCAAGCAAAAATCATAGCATTAGCACCATTTTCACAATTACTATTATTATAAGTAGAAATCATATTATGTTTTCTCATAGCGCCAGCTATAGCTTTTAAACCAAACTTAAAACAATCTTTAATCACTATTGGTTCTTCGCGAAAAAGTTTACATAAATCTGCCCAATTTTTTAGTTTCCAAGAGCTAGTTATATTATTTTTCTTTTTTGTATCACCACTTTGATTCGCAAATTCAAATTGTCTACATTCTGCAGAATTCCAAAAACTTGATTCTGCGTGCCAATAGTATATTTTAGGATTACCACGATCAATAACAAATTGAGAAAATTCATTCATAATTCGATATTCTTCTTCATGTGTTGGTTTAGAGCAAATAAAATTTTTATATTTCCAGTGCCCTTTCTCACACCATCCAGCACCAATCATAAAAATTATGTCTGTTTTTGATTGTTCAGGAAGCGACGAAAAATCAGAAAAAATATCACTCATTGTTTCAAAGTCAACATATAATTCATTACTTTCTGTTTTCCAATTATATAAAGTGCTTTTTATTACTGCTGGTCTAATTTTATCAGAATTTTGCCTATTAATATTTAAAATAGCATCTATTGTATGTCCTCTAACTCCAGATATATTCATTTTTTCACTAGAACATCTGTTATCACGCCAAGTCTTAATTCCCTTCTTAATTGCAATATTTCGTTGTTTTACACCAACATACCAAATATTAGTAATTTCCCCTATCATATTTGATATTTTTTCTTTTTCAGTATTCCATTTTCCAGAATCAACACACATATTTGGATATAATTCAATCCTAGATGGAGGATTTATACTCCAAGTATGACCGAATTGTCTTACGTCTCTAACCCATTGAATTGCTTCTTTAGTTCGATTTTTATAGTCTAAATCAACAGAATTATAAGAAATTTTACCTAAACGATTTAGACATGTTTTATTGTAATTTTCAGATCCTTTTTTATTACATTTCCATCTTCGTCCCATAATAAAAGAATATGGAGCTGTAAATCCTTGAATTAAACCAACTGCTTCAGTGTACACTAAACACTGTGATTTGTAAGCTGGGTAACTTCCAGAATTTAAAAGATGTATTCCATCTGCTCTTAGAGGTAACGTTGAAAACTTAATATCTATCACTACATAATGATATGGCTTTTTAAGATTTGGCGCGGAAGTTACAATTTCATCTTGTGATAAACAAATAGTATCTACTAATTTCTCTAAAAAATCACTACGTATTAAAATATCAATAACTCCTTGAGTATAATTTAGATTGTTTCTTACCGGAGCCGAATGAATAAGAGGTGTTCCTGAAAACATAAGATTTTTAGTTTTAAGCAAAGATTCATCTGTAATATATTCTGAAACACTTACAACAGGAATTTTATTTTGATTAATATACTTTATTAACTCAGTTTCAAATTCTACACCTTTGTTCATAATAAATTCTGTAAAACCATAAGAAGAATGAATTGATAAAGATTTTTGAACACCACGACAATTACCAAGCTTTAACCAATCTACAAGAGAGTCATTAATCATATAATTATATAAATGACTTGCTGAAACCATATCTAAAACTGGTTGTTCTTCTTGCAAGGCAATATCATTACAAAGTTTTTGTTTTTTAGACCTAGTATTTGAAGCGATACAATCAAGACTCCTTTTTGAACACCTCATTTAATTAAATTCGTATTAACTGTTTAGATTAAAGATTATATACAATAATATTTTATCATTTTTAATTTTCGTTATAGTAAGAATATAAATACATTTTATCGTGTGGCGTCTAAAAAGAGAAATAAATTAAAAATACGCTCATTTCGTGTAGATTTTTTATTTGCACATAAGTATGCACCGTATGAGTAGTGTGATTGAGAATTTTTACATAATACGAGTTTATTTAACAAGTTTGGTTTAACTTGTTCTATAATTTTCAATTGATCTTTCATTCTTATGATATAATTTTAAATAAAAGTAAAAATACTAAAAACTAAAATTGGTTTTAAAAAGCAAAATAGTAAATTAACAAATTAACAATGCAGACTGGTAAAATTTTTCCTTATAGTTGGCATATAGATGATGAAGAAGAAGAAATTACTTCCATAAGAATATACGGGATCGACGAAAATAACGCAAATGTATGTCTTCGAGTTGACAATTTTACGCCTTATGTTTATATTGAACTTCCAGATAAAATACGTTGGAATGCTGGAAATGCACAACTTGTTGGAAATAAGATAGACGAGTTGTTAGATAGGCAAAAACCTTTAAAAAAAATGTTAATGATGAAAAAGAAATTATATGGTGCTCATATTGAATCAAATGGCTCGACAAAACTTTTTCCCTTCTTGTTTTGTTCTTTTTCTGCGAGAAAAGATATAAAAACGCTTGGTTTCAAATTGAGAAGTTCTTTAAACGTGGTTGGAATAGGAATGATTAAATTAAAAATGCACGAATCGGATGCAGATCCTATTTTACAACTGACTTGTTGCAGACAAATTTCTACTGCAGGATGGATAGAGTTTCACGGTAAAGCTCAACAAGAAGGTGAAAAATTAACAATTTGTGATTATGAGTTTAAAGTAAAATGGAAACATTTATTTCCAATAATTAGCGACAAAGTTCCTTGTCCAAAAATTATGGGTTTTGATATTGAGGTTAATTCTTCAAATCCATCAGCTATGCCTAATCCAAATAAACAAGGTGACAAAGTATTTCAAATTTCTTGTGTAATATCAAGATATGGAGATAATCAAGAAAATTATGAAAAATACTTACTTACTTTAGGACAACCAGATCAGAATATTGTTGGAGAAGACGTACTCATTTATATGTATGATACAGAAGCGGATCTTTTAATAGGTTTTACTAAATTTATTAGAGAAGAAAATCCAAATCTTATTGTTGGTTATAACATATTAGGTTTTGATATTCCTTATATGATTGATAGAGCAAAATTTCATATGTGTATTTTTGATTTTGATAAACAAGGATTTCATAAATACGCACACGCACGTGAAAAAACAATTAAATGGTCATCTTCTGCATATAAGAATCAAGAATTTCAATTTCTTGATGCGGAAGGTCGAGTATACGTAGACCTTTTACCTTTAGTAAAGAGAGATTTCAAATTTAGCAATTATAAATTGAAAACGATTGCAGAGCACTTTATTGGAGAAACAAAAGATCCACTCAGCGTAAAAGGAATATTCAAATGTTATAGGATTGGTGTGACAAAGAACAAAGATGGTGAATATAGTAAAATGGCACAAAAAGCTATGGCGATTTGTGGGAAATATTGCGTACAAGATAGTATGCTAACTGTGATGCTTATGGACAAGCTACAAACTTGGACAAGTCTTACAGAAATGGCAAAAACTTGTTGTGTACCTATTTTTACATTGTATACTCAAGGACAGCAGATAAAAGTTTATAGTCAACTTTATAAATATTGTATGTACGAAAACATTGTTGTTGAAAAGGATGGTTATCAAGTATCAGAAGCAGAGAGATATGTAGGTGCGCATGTATTTCCGCCAGTACCAGGTCAATATAATCAGGTTATCCCTTTTGATTTTGCTTCTCTGTATCCAACTACGATTATTGCTTATAATATTGATTATCATACTTGGGTATCTGATGAATCAGATATTCCAGATAATAAATGTCATATAATGCATTGGGAAGATCATATTGGATGTGAACACGATCCAAAAGTTATTAGAAAAATGGAGTTGAGTAAATTAATAGAAAAAGAACAAGCAGATATTAAAAAACTTAGAGATAAAAAAAATAAAACAACCGACAAGTTTAGGAAGAAAGAATTAGGTGATGAAATACAAATTCTTGTAGATGCTCTTAAACCATATGTTAAAGAACGTTCAGATTTAAACAAAAGTAAGCCTAAATTTCCTATGTGTGCAAAAAGATATTACCGGTTTTTGAAAGAACCTCGCGGGGTTTTACCAACTATTATTCAAAATCTTTTAGATGCTCGTGCGCACACTCGTAATGTTGATATGGTTAAGACAAAGAAAAAGATCAATGAATTAGAAACAAATGGTCAAAATAACACTAAAGAAATTGAATCTCTGAATAGTTTATTAGGTGTTCTCGACAAACGGCAGCTAGCATATAAAGTTTCTGCAAATAGTATGTATGGTGCTATGGGCGTTAGGCGTGGATATTTACCGTTTATGCCGGGTGCAATGTGTACCACTTATATGGGTAGAAAAAACATAGAAATTACAGCAGATACTATTGTTAACAAATTTGGTGGAGAGCTTGTCTACGGAGATACCGATAGTAACTATATCAATTTTCCTCTAATGGAAGGTAAGTCTGACGAAGAATTATGGGACTATTCCGAATTTGTTGCTGACGAGCTCACAAAGTTGTTTCCGCCACCTATCAAGCTAGAGTTTGAAGGCTGTATTTATAATTTTTTTTTTATACTTACCAAGAAGCGCTATATGCACAGAAAGATTGAGAAAAAACGAGGACAATTAATATACAGTGATAGCATTGGTAAGAAAGGTGTTTTGCTTGCTCGTCGTGATAATAGTAATTTTGTACGTGTTGTTTATGAAGGTGTTATCAATTATATTGCAGATAAAAAACCAAAAGATGATGTTTTGTATTGGGTTCTAGAACAAATTAATAAAATGTTCTCTGGTTGTAATTCTTACACAGATTTTGTTGTTACTAAATCAGTTGGAAATTCTGTTATTCCGAAAGAAGAAGATATTATGATTATTAATAACGAGAAAGGCGTTAGAAAAGCTAAAATAGGTGATTACACCGTTAAAATGCTTTCATCTAATCCAGTTGAAAGAGAAGAACAACTGAAAGAAAAGGGAGCTAGTAATTATGAAGAATATTATTTACTTTCTTTACCAGCACAAGTACAACTAGCAGAGCGTATGCAACGAAGAGGTCAAAGAGTAGATGCTGGAAGTCGTTTAGAGTATTTAATAACTGATCCAGAAAGACATACTGCAAAACAATATGAAAAGGTTGAATGCGCGGAATATTATTCTAGACACAAAAATGCTATCAAAATTGATTACTTTTATTACTTAAAAGCTTTAGCAAATCCATTGGATCAAGTACTGTCAGTGGCATTTCCCGGGGTTGTTGATTTCGTGTTGGAACAATATAAGTTCAGATATAAGGTTAGGCGTAATTTGTTGAATGAACTTATGGAACTTTTTACACCTAAACTCAAATTTATTGACTAAATATAAGTAATACAATTGCATAATTGAACAATGGCAGATAATTAAATTATATAATTTAATTATTGTTACAATAGTCTTATTTATTTTTTTGGAATACAATAAAATTATCGTCTTGAATAGGAGTAAAACCAAATTCAGTATACTTCTTTATTATATTATTATATTCGGACGTCTCAAGAATATTAATTTCTCCATTATAACCAACTTTAGTTATTAGTATATGTCCTTTAGTTTTTAATATATAATATATAAATCCTAAATCCATAATATAATCTGGACACGTTTGTAACACAATAAGATCATAAAAATCTTTATGATTTTTGATAAACTCGTTTGCGTTAGAGTCAGATTTATCTAAAATCATATTAAAATCAGATTTATCATTATCAGGATTCTCAAGATTAACCATGTATTTTATATCAACATTTTCAGTATCAGATATTTTTAAAAAATCTTCAATAATATATTCTAGTTTTGGAATTACAGATTCTTTTATAGACTTATCATTAAGACTCTCTTTACGTTGACAAAGTACCAATACTTTTTTTTCTTTTCCTTTTTCTAAATGATTATATATTCTCTGTTTTCTCATACGATCTTTTTCCCGTTTTTGTAGTCTTTCTTTCAAATTATTTGTTATTGGTTTTTTTATTGTTCCAGAAGAGAAAGAATCAGCATTTTTATGTAAAAATTCTTCTTCCGTATGAAGATTTTTTCTACTCAAATCTGCACAAATGCGTGATCTCCACTTGTCGTCATCACCAATTTCAGGTGGAGGAAGCCCTTTTGCTTTGTTAAATTCTTGTGCAAAACGCAACAAATGCCTATTAGATTTATATTCCATACAATCATTATAAGAAGAAAAAGGATCTTGATTACTTATGCCCTTAAAACGACCCATTGAACCAGCAAATCCGATTGATTCAGGATGAACTGCGTTTTCAGCTATTGTTCTTGTTGCATTAAGAAAAGTAAGCCAACGACGTTTTGCAAATGCAAAGTACAGCCTTTTTAATATAGGATTTGAGCGAGATAAGCCATAATATCTACGATCATCATTTGCACGAATAAGAAAGCGTGTTAGAACTAGAGGTGCCCCTCTTATAAGTGATGCACGCTTTAGAGAGTATGAAATAACTCCGTTTGATTCAAATTTACCCGAGTTATGGACTGGAGGATTATCAAAATATAACATTGCACAGCCAACATCTGTTGGATTAGGAAATGCAAAATATAACATTGTACTGTCAATATCTGTTGGATTAGGATTCCGTTCAGTCAGAACCTCGCGATCCTCAGGATGCAAATTCATTTTATATTGACCTTCTTCTACAATCTTTATCCATCTTATGGTTCTTTCCGAACTATGAGTATATTTCTTTTTAATAACTTTGAGTCTATGAAGTATACACTTATCAGAATCATCCAACTCATCATCGTTTGAGTTTGCAAAAATGTCGTAAAAACCGTCTTTGTTAACAACAACAATTGCCGTATTCTGAAAATTATTTATACTACATAGCCAAATTTCTGTGACATCTGTAACTTTTTTAAGAATCTCGTCTACAACATCTTGTAATAGCCATTTAGGAATGTTTCCGGGTCCATAAATAAATGCAGATTGAAACTCAAATTTTTCATTATATCCTCTTCTTGGCCATCCAAAATGAATAAACTCATACGTCATATGGTAATACCAACCCTCAACATAGTTATTTAGAAGTGGTACACTTCCAGATTTTGAGTATAACATTGTTCTCCCATAGATTGTCGGCCCTACGCCATACTTATTTTGTTGCATAAATGTATTAAAGTTTCTGAGAAACGATGGTTTCTGAAATCCAATATCATATACCGATGCAATAAGATCATCATCATCCATTTGCATGTTCGAAATATTCATTTAGTATATAAATAGGTAAAAAAATTAAATTAATAATGATTTATAAGACGTCCTCTTGATCTAGAAAACATATCTCTCCTAAACCTAAGATTTCTTATATTCCATATTAAATCCTGATCAAAAGAAATTGCCTCGCTAAACATATCATTCATATGTTCAACGTTTTGTGTATTCCACGGAAGAGGTTGATTAAAAGAAGTTGCCATTTCAAACATACCATTCATATCTACTACATTGCTTACATCCCATCTATCTAAAGGTTTATTAAAAGAAGTTGCTCTTGAAAACATCCTATGCATATTGACGACTCTTCTAGTGTTCCAACTTGTTCTATTTTTGTTAATATTTTGGTTAAAATTAGTAGCACCACTAAACATTTGATTCATAGATATTACTTTGCTAGTGTTCCATTTGTATAAAGGACTATTAAAAGAAATTGCTGATTGAAATAGTCCAGACATATTTTCTACTTTGCTAGTATCCCATTCTCCGATATTTTGATTGAAATTATTTGCTCCACGAAACATTTCATTCATATTTGTGACTCTGCTAGTGTCCCAATTTGAAATATCTTGATTAAAAACTATTGCTCCATAAAACATCCTATTCATATTTTGAACTTTAGAAACATCCCAATTTGAGATATCTGAGTTAAAAATATTATTATTTGCTAAACAATCCATATTAGTTACTCTACAAGTATTCCAGTTTTTCATACCTATAAAAGTTGTATAACAAGTAAAACTATTAAACATATAAGACATATCAGTCACGTTAGAAACATCCCAATATGTAAGATCTAAAACATTTGAGTATTGTGGTACTCTTAAATTATTAAGATTAAACAAATTTATCATATTTGTCACACCTCTTACATCCCAATACTTGATTGACGGACCTTCTACTTGTCCTCTCATCCATTGTTGAAAAAAATTACTCAACGTATTATTTGTATGATGTATTTGATCCCAAATTGGTTGTCGTCCTAAAAGAAAATTACGTTCATACGGATCGTTTGATTGATTTTCTAGCCTTTGTAACAGGAATATAGCTAATTGATTTCCTTCCCTCAAACAATCAATCAAATCATGAACACGACTTGTATATAAACACTGGTTAATTACATTTCTTTGGTACTCAATAATTGAATTATCCCATATAAACCTTCTATTTTCAGGAATAAAAGTATTTGATTCACCATCGTATCCCATTGAAGAAAGAATTAGTAGCCACAAACGAGTATTCATTAGACATAGAGATTTTTTATTTTTTGCTGCAAACAAACAATTTATTAAATGAAAGTTTGGTGTATTTAAAAGTCTATCAAATATTTCAATACCATTTTCTTGATTTAAAAGTTGTTTTAATATTTCAATTATAGTTTGATATGGCAAATGTGTGAAAAAATTAAAATCAGCATCTTGAACATTTTCCATTTATATTATAAGACTACATTTATTTTTACAAAAATAAAACAAATTTAATTTGTGTAAAATAACAACAATTTGTGATTGTTGTTATATTTTATTTAGTTATTTATCAATGTGCCATTTACCATATTTGTACAAAATGGATTGACGACATAATGGACAAGAAACTTTACAAGATAGTAATTCAATAGTACATTCTGTACAAGTTACATGTAATTTGTGACAAGGCCATATGAGAACATCCTTTTCTTGTAGACAGACAACACATTCTGATTTCTCATCACCGTATAATAACAAGTTAGGGATGACAAGACTTGCGATTGTTTCTGTTGCAAATTCTGGATCCAATATATCAAACATAAATTCTCTCAATATCTTAATATTTGGTGTTTGATTGCATTCTTTTAAAATTTCACTAACAGAATTATTGTTTGTTAAATAACCTTCAGTAAAATACTCTCCGTATCTAAACTTACCTATACGATCAATGACTTTTATATTTACGCATAAATCGTTAAGCCGAGGAGATATTGAATCAATATACTTAAACATTTGCAAATGTTCTCCATGCTGATAATTTAACTGATTACGAAATATACTAATTCTTTCACGACATTCAAAACTATATCTGATATAATATCCAAATGAATTACGTAGTTGCAAATCATCTTCTTGGTTTAATAACGATTCAAGACGCCATTCAATTGCACGTTCAATTGACTTTGTTACAATTTCAGGAATATTTGGTGCAATAAGTAAATTTCCAGTTCCATAAGACCAAATATGAGGATGATGACATAAAATAATATTAAGGCATCTATCAAACAATATTCTAAGAATTATTGATTGATATGGAGTTACACCATACATGACTCTTTTTCTGCGTCTTGTGCAAACAATTTCGAAAAAAGTACCTTGAACTTCAACATTTATGAATGTCATTTGCTCTAATCATTTTAGAAAATTTTGTTTCAAAAATCAATTTTATCAATAATTGATTTTTATTAATTTACTTTAGTAAGAAAATCTTGTTTATTCACAAATTCAATTGTGAAAAAACCATTCGATTTTTTAAAAGCTTCATTAATGGTAATATCGTCTGGATAGATATCATTGTAATGACTATCCATAACAGAAATAAATATAGTAGGAATAGTTTGATTATATTTATATAAAATAAACTGACTCATAAAATCTCTTACATCTTTTATTAGTGTATTTGGCATAAAAGCTAAATTTTGCAAATTATTGTCATCTACGATTTTCATCTTGAATGAAAATTCTGTTGCATTATCATTACAATTTGATAAAAAATATCGACTATTTGAATCAATATATGGTAGCAATACTCCATTTGATGAATACACTCTGGAAGCCATTTTATTAACGTGTTTTACACTTTAAATAATATTGAATCTTGTGTCAACACAACCTTATTCTGATACATTTCAAATAATTAGGTTGTTGACTATTCAATATTAAATAATTATATTTTTTTAATTTTTTCACCGTTTATTTTTGGTAAAAACTTTTCGGAATTACTTTGCCAATTTTCTTTGTAATTAAATGTGCAATTATGATCGTGCATATGCAAATTACAGTAAATATTTTTACATCTACAAGTATGGATGTTAACCATACAAGAATTAATTTTACTTTTGCATACAACACATTTACTCATTTTTTTTATACAAATGTTTTTTTAAATTTTAATAAAAGATGTTAATAGCTCGACGATCTCGCCTTAACCATCGATCTCTCATTCGTATTCTGTTTTCTGTAAACCTACCGTTTGAACCTTCAAACATATTTCTTATAAATACGTTATTAATAACATTATTTATGTCCCAATCAAGAACTTGATTAAAAGATCTTGCCTCATAAAACATACTATGCGTATTTAGTACTTGACTCGTATTCCAACGAAGTGCTTGATTAAAAGAAATTGCATTGTTAAACATGTTGGACATATTAGTGACTCTACTTGTGTCCCATTCTCCAATATCTTGGTTAAAATATCGTGCTAGATTAAACATTTGACCCATATTTGTGACGCTGCTTGTGATCCATCTTCCAATATCTTGGTTAAAATCTCTTGCCCCATTAAACATTCCCATCATATTTGTGACTCTACTTGTGTCCCATCCTCCAATATCTTGATTAAAAACATGTGCGTGACAAAACATTCTCTCCATATTTGTGACTCTACTTGTGTCCCATCCTCCAATATCTTGATTAAAACGAAATGCTTCATTAAACATATCACTCATATTTGTTACTCTACAAGTATTCCAATTTGCAAGACCTGTAAAAGTGTGATCATGACACTCATTAAATATGCCTGACATATTAGTCACGTTAGAAACGTCCCAATACCTAAGATCAAAGTTCATTTCTGGACAACGAGAAAATAAATTTGTCATATCTGTTACGTCTCTTACATCCCAATATTTGAATGGACTATGTAAATCTGGTTCAACAAGCCATTGACGCAAACGATTGTTATCAAGTCGAATAGTTGGTTGTTGTCCCATAAGAAACATACGTTCGTGATGATCTGTTGTTCGATTTGCTAGCCTTTTTAATAGGGATCTCGCAATTGGATTTCCTTCCCTTAAACAATCAATCAAATCATGAACACGGCTTGTATATAAACACTGGTTAATTACATTTTGTTGATACTCAATAATTACATTATCCAGCCAATCAAACGTTTTATTTGCAAGATTAAACCTATATGATTGGCAATCATACCCCATTGAATGAAGACATCTTAACCATAAACGAGTTCTGATTAGACATAGGCTCTTTTTATTTTGTGCGAGAAACAAACAATCTATTAAATTAAAGTTTCCTATATTGAAAAGGATATCAAATATTTCAATACCTCTTTCTTGTTTTAAAAGACTGTTTAGTGTTACAATTAAGATGTCTTTTGGTAAGTGCGCCAGTTGAAGAACAGAATCATTTTGATCCTCCATTTATTAAATATAAATAAAATAATAAAATATTTTATTTATATTTTATAAATGGTAAAATGTCCTGCTGGTAAAATTATAAATCCAGAAAGTGGAAGATGTGTGAATAGAGATGGTAAAAAAGGCAAAGAGATACTAAAATCTCGAAAAAAGAAATCTAGTACTAAAAAATGTCCTGTTGGTAAAATTATAAACCCAAAGAGTGGAAGATGCGTCGATAGAGATGGTAAAAAAGGCAAAGAAATATTAAAGTCTCTAAAAAAGAAATCGAGTCCTAAGAAATCGAGTCCTAAGAAGTCTAATCCATCTGATTGTGTAATACAAACTTCCAAAAAATATACAACTCGAAAAAGTCCTCCTTATCCGGCAAATAAATGCCGTGGTAAAATTTTGCTTGGAAATGATGGAAATATGTATAGAAGTGCATCAAACATTAATGGAGTATATACATGGCGTATTAAAAAATGATTTCACAAACAATTCTCAAAGTATAATTTTGTAATTATTTACTATGTGCAATAATAAAAGTAAAATGATACACTCAAATATAAACAAAATATTTGTACGTTTTTATCACAAAAATGTAATTGATCATTTTGAAAACCCGAGAAATATTGGTTCGTTTGATAAGTCAAAAAAGTCTGTAGGTACAGGTCTCGTTGGAGCCCCAGCTTGTGGAGATGTTATGAAACTCCAAATTGAAGTAGACAAAACAGGAAAAATTATAGACGCTAAGTTTAAGACTTTTGGATGTGGATCTGCTATTGCCGCATCATCGCTTGCGACAGAAATGATTAAAGGAAAAAATATAAATGACTGTGTAAAAATTAAAAATTCTGAAATTGCTTTTTACTTACATTTACCACCTGTAAAACTCCATTGTTCAATGCTTGCAGAAGATGCAATAAAGTCGGCCATCTTAGATTTTAAATCTAAGAACCTATAAACTGTTAAAATTAAATATAAGTCAGACATAAAAAAATATTATTTAATTTTTAAAATTAACGCTTGTACCACAACCACATTTGCTTTGTATATTATCGTTCGCAAAATCAAATCTTGATCCCATAACATCTTCTATGTAATCTATTTTAAGTCCTATTAAATATATTAAGCTTTTATTGCATAAATACAAGCTATGTTCATCTAATTTATACTCTTCATCTAATGTGTTTGGTTTTAGATTTGTGTCTAAGATTTTAAACTTGTATGAAAATCCGTTGCAACCACCACCTTTTATATATAAAAGGGCACTTTTTCCGTTTTTACTAATTAATTCAATTAGTTTTGATTTTGCAGTATGTGAGATGTTAATTATCATTTATAATTATTGTTTATTTTTAAAATAAACAATAATTATACTATAAAAAATAAGTTTATTTTTTATTAATCAATAATTGTGTTAGTATTTTAAGAATTGCAATTGGTGGAAGTAAAGAGAAATGAAATCCAGATAAAGATGGTCTTGACATAATGTTTTATATTATTAATGATTATTGCACTTTGTGTACGTAAAAGCATATTTAAATGAGTTTGTACTATAAAACATATGATTAAACAAATCTCTTCTTGAAATATCCTTAATATATCATTCACATACAACAAAAAACATTTCATTATAAAAAAATTTAGTTGATTGACAGAAATTTCCATAATAAACCTCCAATAACACCTGTGACAGCGCCAACCGCATGACCGATTAACGAAACTTTTGAATTTTGAACTGATGGCATTGCGACAAGTCCAATAATTGAAATAACAATTATTAAATTTAAACCTTTTTTAGTTATTAACTCCCAAGTCATAATTCCAAAAAGTATTCCAGAAAACCCAATTGAGCAAGGAAACCCATCAACTACTTTGTGTACAATAACTTCAATAATTGATGTAAAAAGTATTAAAAATAAAATTAAACTTCCAAAACGTTTAGGTCCTATATCTCTTTCAATTCTTGTAAGAGCATAAAGTGCTAACAAATTAGCAGCAAGGTGATATGGTTCTATATGAACAAAATTACTACAACAAAGCGACAAGACATTTTTACCACACGGTACTGTTTTTATAACCGCTGTAACATATAATGCAAAAATAACAACTATTGATACAGCAAGAAATAAAGACACCGGTACATCTTTAAATTGACAAGAATCCATTTTCTTTTGTGCAAGATTTTTTTATCATCTATATATAAAATGAAAAATTTTGAAAATACAAAAGAAGATTTTTGTGGTGCGTGTGTTTCTTTACCAGTTGCAATGGTCGGAGCCGGAATAGCTGGAGCTTCTACTAAAAAAGGTAAAACAAATAAAAAAGTCAAAAAAATTATGTTTATTGTAGGCATTTCAATTACAATAATATCATTAATAATAGCATTACTTTACCTAAAAAAATGCAAATCATGCCGTTAAAAAGTGCCATTTTATATTTATTTTAATATAAAATTACTATTCAGATACACTATCAAGATTTTTTGGCGAAATTTCCTTTTCTTTTATTTCTGGCAAAATTTCGTCTGTGTCAATCGTTGGAATTGTTATATCTTCTACCATATACTTCATAAAATTATCTTGTATATCTCTTATGTTTTCATCAAGACCTGACTTTTTGCGAGCGTCCATATACTTTTCAAAATATTTATCTTTAAATTCTGGATAATTTTTATCCATAACACTCAACGTTTTACGAGTCTTTATAATAATATCTCTAACTTCTTTTAATTTTTTCAAATGTTCCAAAAAAGTCCAAGAAAGTTGGGCTTTCTTAACTGAGAGTGTAATATACTCTTCATAAGGATCGACTTCCGGATCACTCTTTCCATCATCTTTTCGAGCTTTTTCGGATTCGGCAAGCATTGCTTCTTCACGCTCCTTCATTTCTTTTACCGTTTTTTGTTCCTTATCCCTTTCTTGTTTAATATTTTCAGAAATAACTCTTGTTGTTTCTTTACGAATATCAACCTCGGCTGTTTCGGCAGAATACTTTGAAGAAGAGGTAATCGGAAATGGTCTTCCAACATACAAATGATATAATTGATGATAAGAATCTACATTTCGAATTAAAAATTCAGCTCTTTGATTAGCTTCTACATCAGTAGCGTAAGTACCTCTAACTTTTGCAAAACCAAATACGCCATTTTCGTTTGGAGTAGCACCTTTGGCAGGTGTAAAAGAAAAAAGAGCAAAATTTTGCATAGGAATAGCCGGATCTGCGTATGTTCGATCCACAGAAGGAAACTTTTTAACAAAATCTGTATTATTAATAGTTTTCATAGCTTCTATTGTTTCTTGATTTGTAAGAGGAGGTACATCTTGTTCTGGACGCCACTTATTATTAATATCACGATCCGAAGGACTTGTAAGTGATGATTCCTTTTCCCATTCAGGATGTTGTTCTGTCATTTCTCATTCAAAATTAATTCTTTAGATTAATAGATTAATAATTAAATTGAAATTATTTGATATATTTATTATAAAATTTTATTTAAATAAACCTTCTAATAAATGGATTATTTTAAAGAAGAAACATCCGGTAAAGCATACTATAAAAATAAAAAAATATTAAAAAATTCTTATGCTTATTCACCACAAAATTATTCAGATACAACTCTGCGATATGCGACAGAAACAAAAGTCCCATCATCTTTTATTAGGTCGACTAGAGAAATACCTGATTTACGAGATGTTTTTAGACATCAGATCAAAGGTCTTCGATATAATGAAAAGGAGCCAGATATCCTTATGCCGCCGAGTAGAGAACCCGCTTTTGAAGTTCGACCTAAGTTTGAAGAAGAAGTTGATTACAATGAAATTTGGAGACAGGCGTTTACAAACAAGTGGGATTTGGAGCATCATACACCTACTTCACCTACTTCACCTACTTCACCTCCAGAGTGGAAAAAATTGACAGCTAAGAATGGGGATGATTACTTCGCGAACATGCTCACAGGCGAAACTCAATGGGATCCGCCAACTACACTTGTTTTGATTAAAGACGAGCCAGTGTGTCAACGTCGATCAAGAAACCAGGAAGAGATCGAGAAAGGTCTAGATGAAATACTAATTCTGTTATCTAATTCATTTATGAATAATGACCAGAAAGGAGTGATATCACTTAAACTTCTTGTGTTGCAATTTCGGATTGCAGGAGAAGACCCGCCTTTGGTGATATCAGAGGAAACAGTACAAAAGGCTTTCCCATTACATTTCAAAAGATAGGATAACTGTAAATAATCTTATTGTACACCGTTTTTCTATAACTTTTTCTTCTCCTAATGTAAATAATATTTTTGATAAGTCACAAGGACTATTCATTAATAAAATATTCTTTTAATAGATAAAAGAATATGCCAAAACAATCTAGATTTAATTTTTATTGACTAGTCAATTGAATTTTTTCGTTTTCAAATTACATATTCTTGTAATTTTATTTATATATGACATATCAATATTTATTCTAAGATAAAAAGTATCTTTACTTTTATTTTTGTGATTAAAAACTTTCTTTAGAACTAAAATTCAAAAAAGGCGGAGGATGAAGGAGCAAAATAAAAAAGATAATCCAAAGGAAATTTTCTACGAATTTTTGAAATTATTTAGAAAACAAAAAAATAAAATCTTTTTTCCTCCTCCTCCTCCGGATTTTTTAAAAAGTTCGGCGGAGGAGGAAAAAAGATTTTTTGGAGAAATGGCTTTTTAAAAAAGAGTCTTACACACACACATTTCAAAAAATGATGAAAAAATAAATTTAATCAGAGAATAGTGACTAATTTTTGATGTTTAAACGATTTTTAAACGATTTTTAAACGATTTTTAAACTTTTTTAAACGTTTTTTATTTTATCAGAAAAAAGTGATATTTTATGTTAAAAAAGAATAAAATTTTCATTCTCGGTTTAAACAAAAAGAATGAAAAGAATAAATATGGAACAATGTAAATTTTGTAATAATATGTTTGGAGATACTAAGATGCTAAAACAACACCAGAAAAAAACCAAGTATTGTTTAAAAATCCAAGAAGATCAAGCTAAAAAAGTTGAAACAGCAAAGCTTCAACAGATAACTACCGAATTAACTTGTCAGTTTTGCAATAAGCAATTCAAAACAAAATACTTATTGCGTATTCATCAGACACAAACAAAATATTGTCTTAAGATACAAGAATCTCAAAATTCAGAAGAGATTATACCATCTTTGATTGTATGTATATATTGTTCTAAAAACTTTTCATCTGGAAGTTTTAACAGACATGATTTAATATGTAAGAAAAAAAATGCAAAAATAAAAGCTGATAAAGATGACGAAATTTCTAAGTTAAAGCATGAGAAAGTAGAGAAGGCTGAAGAAATCGCTAAGTTAAAGGCAGAAAAGGCTGAAGAAATCGCTAAGTTAAAGGCAGAAAAGGCTGAAGAAATTGCTAAGTTAAAGGCAGAAAAAGCCGAATCGATTAGTTTGATATATAAAGCATCTGCTGAACTCGCCCAAGCTACTATCAACGAGATAGCTAAACAACCAACTTATCAGAAAAACAGTACAAGAAATATTCAAAACAATTTGATGATCTCAAGTCTTACTCCTCTTGATTTATCTCAGGCTCGTGTTGACAGTATAATAGATGAAAAATATACAAAGAACGATTTTTATGAAGGTCAAAAAGGAGCGGCGCAAATAATTCATAAACATATCCTCACAGACTCAAACGGTAAATCTCAAATCGTATGCACTGATACAGAACGTGGTACATTTCATCACAAAGATCTTAATGGTGAACACGTTGTTGATTATAAGAATGCTCATTTGATAGATAGAGTACATTTACCTCTTAAGAGAAAAGCGAGTAAATTTGCATCAGAAGAATGTGTAAAAAACCCAACTGCTTATAAAGATATTGTTATGAATGAGAGTTATATCAGAGAACTAGAAACAAAACCAGGTTTGTTCAATAGAACAATGGCAAAACTTACAGGAAAAAATTGTGCAAGACCATTATTAGTAAAACCAGAATCAAATATTGATTTGACAATTACGGAAGAGTGGTTAATAGAAAATGCAAAGTTTTTAACGATAGATCATATATTAAGAGGAACAGAAGGATATGCGGATTATGCGTTGTCTTATCCTTTAAATGATCGGCTTATCGAAGAAGACTATTTAAATCCTACATTTATAAAGTATAAGGATAGAAAAGGTAATATAATAACAGACTATGGTGGAAAGATGTTGACGAAGATGCTAATTGATTCAGTAAGAGAAAGAACATACGAGTTAATAGAATCAAATGATAATGTAAGATTTGAGTGTGAAGATATAGAAGATTCTAATTTTCAGGAAGAGTTTATAAGTATTCTTATGGCCAATATATAGATAAAAAAATTATCAAATGATTTTTTTAATCAAAAACTTTCTTTAGAACTAGAATTCAAAAAAGGCGGAGGAGAAGGAGCAAAATAAAAAAGATAATCAAAAGGAAATTTTCTACGAATTTTTCAAATTATTTAGAAAACAAAAGGAAAAAGAAAAATCTTTTTCCTCCTCCGACTTTTAAAAAAACGGAGAAAATGTTCCATTTTCAGAATCTATCTTTTTATTTTCAATGGATATATATATTTCTATTTTGAATTTCATTTCTTGGATAAAAGTCACTTTATCTGATTAAAGTTACTTTTTTTTCATCATTTTTCTTCCTTTTTTCATCTTTTGTCATCATTTTTCATCTTTTTATTTTTTATGAGAAAAAGTATTGTTTTATCAACAAAAAAAATTAAATTTTCATTCCTAGTTTAAAAAAGGAATGAAAATAATAAAGATGGAACAATGTCAATTCTGTGATAATATGTTTGGTGATATTAAGATGCTACGTCAGCATCAAAAGAAAACAAAGTATTGTCTTAAAATACAAGAAAAGTTGACTAAAGAAAGAGAAGAGGCATCAGCTAAAGAATCAGCTGAATTATTAACATTACAATCTCAGACAAAAGAATTAACTTGTCAATTTTGTAACAAGCAGTGTAAAACCAAATATATACTCAACAATCATCAGACACAAGCAAAATACTGTCTAAAAATACAGGAATCTCAAAATTCACAAAAAATTATATCATCTATAGTTACCTGTAAATATTGTGAAAAGAAAATTTCATCTGGAAATTTTAACAGACATAACTCAATATGTAAGAAAAAAATGAATTTTTTTAACCAAGAAATAGACAGAATAAAAGCTGAAAAAGATCAAGAAATTGCTCTGTTGAAAGCTGAAAAAGATCAAGAAATTACCAAATTGAAAGATGAAAAAGTTGAAATATATAAAAATATAGCAGAAAACTTTCAGGCAGCTGCGGAAAGAGCAAATTATGTTATTGAGGAGATAGCTAAAAAGCCTACTTATCAGAAAACAACCACTAAAAATATTCAAAACAATCTTATGATTTCTCAACTTACACCGTTGAATTTGACTAAACCAAGTGTTGAGAGTGTTATAGATTCTAACTATACAAGTAATGATTTTTACGGTGGTCAAAAAGGTGCAGCACAGATGATTTATAAGCATTTTGTTACTGATGATAATGGTAAATCTAAAATAATTTGCACAGATATGAAACAAGGTGCTTTTCATCACAAAAACTCAAACGGTGAACATATTATTGATTATAATAATTCTCATTTGATAAAGACAGTTCACGCTCCTCTAAAAAAGAAAGCGTGTGAGATTGCCGCAAAAGAGTTAGTTAAAAACCCAGATATGATGAAAGAAATCAATAAAAATTCGACTTCTATATCAGAGTTGACTTCAAGACCTGGGGTTTTCAACACAGCAATGGCTGAAATGACGGGAAAAAATTCAGCTAGAGAATTGTTAATTGAAAAAATATCATCTGAACATAATTTGTCAATAACAGAAGAATGGTTATTAGAAAATGCAAAGTTTTTGACTATTGATCATATATTAAGAGGACCAGAGGGTTATGCTGATTATGCATTATCTTATCCTTTAAATGATCGGCTTATTGAAGAAGAATATTTAGAAACGACATTTATAAAGTATAAGGATAGATTAGGCAATATAATAATAGATTATGGTGGAAAGATGTTGACAAAGATGATATTTGATTCAGTAAAGGATAGAACGTATGAGTTAATAAATTCTAATGACAATGTAATCGTTGAATATGGAGATATAGAAGATTTTAATTTTCAGGAAGAGTTTATAAATATTGTGATGAGCAATATATAAAGAAAAACTTTATTTGGTTATGATTTTATGAATCATCTAAAAAGAAAATAGTATAATCAATTATGAGTTTACATATAACGTGTGATAAAAATCCACCAATAAATTATATGATATCTAACAAAAATTTATCGTGTAATCAAGTTGCTATGCATCTGTGTAGCATAGGAATTTCAGGGACCGTAACATCTCAATTTACAATTAATTGTGAAAAGTCTAAAACAAATTGTAAAATAGAAAATGGTTGTTTACTTACAATTTACAACACTTCTCTTGAAAATTTTTATAAAAATGTGGTTTGTCCTCTAAATATAAAAAATTCTCTTACTTGTGGATATGTTAATATTGATGGTGTATATACTGGATGTGTAAATAATTTGTTTAGGTCATCGGATTGCAAATAAATTGTTCAATGATTATAAATTATATATAATTTATAAATTATTTTTAAAAACGTATTCTACCAAAAGAAACTACTAAAAAATCCGGATTTTTGCGGAGATGGTATTTTGGGAGGTGTTTGAGTTTTAGGCATTGTAGGAGTTTTTATTGTATCATTTTTACATTGTTCTAGTTCTCTTATAGAAGAGACAAGTAATCTACAAATAACACGATCTACAAAAAATATAGAAAATTTATGAGTTCCAACTATTTCAATACGGTTCTTATCTGGACAAGCTCTAATATAGGTATTGTATTGAGTTTCTTGTATTCTGCGTGATTTGGCGTAATCCCACATAAGTGTTCTCGCATCTTTAAGATTTTTAGTATAAAAATTTGGAACACCATTAATTGACAAAACAAACATTTCTGAATCATCTTTTACCAAAAAATTAACACTTAACAACATTTCGTCTTCACTATCATCTTCATCGTTCTCAGACTCATTGTTCTCAGAATCATTGTTCTCAGAATCATTGTTCTCAGAATCATTGTTCTCAGAATCATTGTTCTCAGAATCATTAATTTGATTGTCATTATTGTCAACTTGATTATTGTCAATATATTCGGTACATGAAAGATATTTTACATTTTTATCTTCAGAAGTTGAAACATTATAATTATCCTTTTCATTTGTTGAAACACAGTTTGTATTCATGAGTTAATTTAATTATTGCTAAAAAGTTTTTAAATAACAAATTAGTAAAATTTTAAGACTTTTAAAAATGGTTCAAATTATAAAAATGAAAAAACATTTATGGAATGGAATAATAAGATAAATGAATCCACCAGTTGAACAAATACTTCGAGAAAACTATGTAGATGGAGTTTTTCACACTCATGTTTCTATGTTACAACCTAGAGGAAAATTTCAATTTAATAGAGAAAAACTAGAAGATTTTTGGAACGCATATTGTACAAAAATTTTTGAGGATGATGATGCTATTGTAGGTGTTGCTGAAAAACCGCAACATTATTTACCTGTACTTGCTGATATAGATTTAAAAGTCAAAGAAACGGATGATCCATGCCTAGAAGATCATCTTTATACAAAAGATCAAGTAAGACAGGTGATTGATATATACCAATCAGTTCTTAGAAATATTGTAGAAGAATGTACTGATGATCATTTGATTTGTGTTTTGTTAGAAAAACCAATGTATTATATTTCAGCTGGGGAAACAACATATGCAAAAAATGGATTTCATTTGCATTTTCCAAATCTTTTTTTGAGTAAAGTAGACCAAGAAGTGCATCTCATTCCTAGAGTGAAAGATGCAACACAAGAATTAAAGATATTTTTAAATCTTGGGTATGAAGATTCTTCAAGTGTGATTGACAAGGCTTGCTGTACAGTTCCGTGGTTGATATACGGAAGTCGCAAATCAGAAGATATGGATCCTTACAAAGTAACATCAGTTTTTTTATCTGATGGTTCTGAATTGAGTATTGAAGACGCTTTTAAAAATTATAAGATTTATGATATGAAAGAAAAGCCTATTCCTATTCAAGGAAATATAAAATTTTTTCTCCCGAGAATTTTAAGCATAATTCCTTATGGACGTTCAACACAAGAATTAATAAACGGTTTAATTTCGCCTCTTAAAGGAAAATTACAACAAGAAAAGGTAAAGAGTAAAAAACCATTAAAAGTTTCTGTTGAAGAAGCTCTTAAAATTTCTGAAAGACTTCTTCCAATGCTTGCTGATTTTCGCGCTGAAGAAAGAAATGATTGGATTACAGTAGGGTGGATTTTGTATAACATTGGTGACGCAAGCACTCAAGCTCTTGATCAATGGATGGATTTTTCTGCAAGATGCGAAGATAAATACGATGAGGCAAGTTGTATTTATGAATGGGAAAGAATGGTAAAAAAAGATCTAACACTTGGAACGTTAAGACATTTTGCGAGCATTGACAGTCCACAACTTTATAAAGAATTTAAGAGTGAACAAGCAGAACATTACATAAAAGAATCTTTAAATGGTTCACACAATGATATTGCAAAAGTTTTATTTTCAGAGTATGGAAATGATTTTGTATGCGCTTCAATAGCTGGAAAAACATGGTTTCAATTTAGAGATCACAGATGGGAAGAAATTGAAGAAGGTGTGTTTTTACGTGAAAAAATTTCTGAAGAAATTGTTTTACGATATTCAACAATTGGTTCTGATCTATTTATGAAAATAGCTGGTATTCAAGACAAGGGAGAAGAGGCAATGTTTAACGCACGATTAAAGCAAGTTCAAAAAATTATAAATAATCTTAAATCATCTCCTTACAAATCTAACATTATGAAAGAGTCAATGGAAGTATTTTATGACAGACGTTTTAAACAAAAATTGGATCAAAATCCTTACATTATTGGTTTTAAAAACGGAGTCTACGATCTAAAATTGAACGAATTTAGAGATGGTCGTCCAGAAGATTTTGTGAATAAGACAATGCCAATTAATTACATTGAGTATAATGAATCAGATGAAGTTGTACAAAATGTAATCGACTTTTTGGTAAAAGTTTTTCCTGATCAAACCATTCGAACTTATTTTCTAGATACATACTCTGATATTTTTGTTGGAGGAAATAAACAAAAAAAGGTATATATGTGGACAGGAGAAGGAGACAATGCTAAATCTATCACTCAGAAATTTTTTGAATTAATGTTAGGAGAACTTGCTATCAAATTTAACACACAATATTTTACGGGCAAAAAAGTCGCATCTGGTTCTGCTAATCCAGAATTATCTAGAGCTGCGCCTCCTGTGCGACACGCTACGATGGAAGAACCAGACGCAGATGAACAACTTAATATCGGAGAATTAAAAAAGCTAAGCGGTGGAGATAGTTATTGGGCACGTGATTTGTTTGAACCAGGAAAAAGTACCAGAGAAGTTTTTCCAATGTTTACTCTTACTTTTATTTGCAATAAACTTCCTAAATTAAAATACTCTGACAAAGCAACTTGGAACCGTATTCGTGTTATTCCATTTGAGTCTACTTTCGTTGAACCAAATGAACCGTGTCCAACTACTCTTGAAGAACAACTCAAACAAAAACGTTTTCCTATGGATAAAGAATTTGGCAAGAATATTCCAAGTATGGTTTCCGCATTTGCATGGTATTTGCTTCAGTGGAGACAAAAAGTCAGTGTTAGAATTGAGCCAGAAAAAGTACGTGAGGCTACAGCTATTTATCGTCGTCAAAATGATATTTATCGTCAATTTATTGAAGAATGCATTGCAGAAGACAATTCTGGATCTCTAAGTATTACAGAAATGTATTCTCATTTCAAAGATTGGTTCAAAGAAGGTTGGCCTAATATGTCTTTGCCCATCAAAAACGAAGTCAAAGAATATTTTGAACGTTTGTGGGGAGATTCAGAACGTGGGGTTAAATGGCATGGATATCGAATCAGGACTTTGCAAGACGATCTTGATTCTGGAGAAGTTGTCATTCTTGATGAAAATGATTTGGTTAAATATTCAGACGACGGAAAAGCACTTCCTCCTATGTAAAAATATTTATATTATATTAATCTACAAATTAATATAATTTCATTCTCCGTTTGTCATTATAAAGCGAAGTATATTAATTATAAATAAAATGGATTCTTTTTCTAATGCAGGACAACACTGGTTTCCAAGAGAAGATGAACTATTGTTAGAAGAGTTAAATAACAATATTGATATTCAGACAATCGCATATGATCATAAAAGAACATTGGGAGCTATTAATGCAAGACGCCGATTAATTGCTGGTAAAATGTATTTGAAAAAATTTTCTATTGAAGAAATAATGAGTAAAACAAAATTAGATGAAAGAACTATTATAGAAATAATGTATAAAAAAGATAATTATAAATCAAAAAATAGTTTGTTAGAAAATGATATTGAACAAATCAAACATACTCTACAAAAATTGGTTGATTTTGTTTATAAATCTTAAATAAGATTTTTTTGCATTTATATAAAATTAAATATCTTGTTTCTAAAAAAATAAAATTGATTTAAAGATATTCATTCTATAGAATAGGAAGAGAGCATAAGATAGATCATTTGATTGATCTTATGTAACGTTTTCCAAAGTCGTGTACTACCAGCAATTCAAATATCAACTTTTTTTTGAGAAAAAATGTACGCAGACAACTTTGGAAAACGTAATTATATCCAAAAAGATAATTATCTTTTTGGATCTGTAGCTCAGTTGGTAGAGCGCCGGCCTTTTAAGCCGGTGGCCGTGGGTTCGAGTCCCACCAGATCCGTACAATTCCAAACATGTTTTTTGAATTGTTTATAATACATAAAAATTGATTTTATAATAGCAAGTCCTTTTAGCGTTTGTTCTATCAATGTTTATAATTTAGAACGTGGATTCAATTCACACCTATTTAATTCAGAGTGATTTACTAATTTGTAAGAATATTTTATTACAAATTTATATTATTAATTTTAATATCCATTCAGTTGCAGTAGTTCTATCTACGTTGTATTTAAGTCCTATTTGAGTATAATTTAGTTTTAAAACATTTCTATCATATAAAAGTTCTTCGTCACTTGGTTTCTTTATACTTGATTTTGGTTTAATACTTTTAATACAACTTTTGGTTATGCCAAGTTCTTTTTCATACTTGACAAACCATTTTACAATTGATTTATCAGAAACATTATGAATTCTTGCCAATTTTGTCATATTTTTACCACAATCTTCATATTGCTTTTTCAATGTTTGATAATCAGGTCTATCTATTACAACTCTAGATGATTTTCTAGAACAAGGCTCGCACCTAGCTGCCTTATAAGTTATCTCTAGACCGCAATCAATGCAAAAATTTTGTTTTTCTGTTTCCATTACATTTGAAATATATTTGTCTACAATTATCTTGTTTTTCTTTGCATATTCACGAATTCGTGTCTTTTTTACATCCTTGATGCCACTCACTGGTAATTTGAATTCTAATAGCATTTTTGTTAATTGTTTTGCATCGTACTTCTCTATTTCCTCTATCATTTCTACTTGTTTTACATCATACTTTTCAATTTCCTCTATCATTTCTACTTGTTTTACATCATACTTTTCAATTTCCTCTATCATTTCTACTTGTTTTACATCTGATTCTTCACTGTCAATCTCTTCATTATCTTCTTGTTCTGAATCTGTGTTTTCTTCATCTGTCTCTATAAATTTTATTTCAGCAGACTTATCAGTCAAAATTTCTGTTTCCTCTATATCCTCTTCGTCCTCATAATCCAATAATTTTCCATCATCTACAATATTTTTATTCTTCATTATACTGTGTTCTTTACATGGTAAACCAATATAATCACATAGATATCTAATAGACTTTATTATCTCTTCTAATTTTACACCTTTTATCCATTCTCCGTTGATTGGATTACGCTGATCTTTGAATTTTAATTTGAGTATATCTTCGATTAATTTGTTATTCTCTACATATATCAAGTAATGAACTTTATAATCACAAGGTGCACCTTGTTTGTATGATGCTAGTCTAATTTTAAATGCTGGTGTTGTTTCTGTCATTGATTGAGTCGAGATACCTATTTTATAGTAGTCATCTTGGTAGTGACTAGTGAAAGCAACGTGCGACATTATATACACCACATTTCCGATTTCGTACACTCCTCTTCTACGTCTTTTTAAGAGTTTATTATGATTTTGCGTCACTGATGAGAGACGACGAGTAATATTTGCTTTTTCTAGTATAACTTCTTCTTTTTCTTTTATAGCTTGTTGTTTTTCTTGTGTCAATAACTTTATCTGCTTTTGAAATTTATTCTCTAGTTCTTTGTTTGATTTCTCTTGACCTAACTCAACTTTACCAAATAATAGGAGTTCTTCTGTCCAAGCTGCTACCTGTACTGCGAAATCAGCGCTTATCCACTGCGCTATTATAAGAGCTAATCTTCTATGAACAAAAGTACCTCTGCTTTCATTTTTTCCAGTCTTAATATCCTTTATAATTAGGTCCCTCGGAATTCCGAGGGACCTTTCCAAAGCCTGAATTGTAGCTTCTGAATTTTTATTTTCTTTCCAATGAGAATATTCTTTACCTCCAGCTTTACATAATTTAGTACAGTTAACGTAACCATCTTCTCTCATTGGAATTGTAATAGAAGATTCATCTGGTAACTTTAAAGAACAGATAAATAAACCATCAGATTCTTTTACTAATTTAGTATTTGATTTAAAGACTTCGAGTCTATTATTTGGCAAGAAAAGATCTTTGGTAGGGGAAGTTCTTGTCATTTCAGTTTTCTATTTATATAATATAAATAGAAATCTTTAGATGTCCATATAAATTTAAAGCAACGTGTGCAAATCTCGTACACTCCTCTTCTACATCTTTTAAGCCAGTGGTTGTTGGTTTAATCCCTACCAAGTTCATTTCAAACAAAAAAGTTTAGAATAATTCAGAAAACTAATCATTAGTCGCGGGGATCGAACTCACAGGAATATTCAAAAACTAGTGGCCGTGGGTTCATCTACCCGATTTCATTTTTTTTAAAAATTTAGTTTATGATTATTTTGTAATATTAATTAATATTACAAGTTTACAACGATTTAAGGAAAAATGCTTAATTCTTTTCTAGACCGCTACTAGATTCATACGAATTTATATGAATCAACTCTTTCGAGTTTCTAAACCATGTGTAGCTCCATGGTAAGAAGTAAATCGAGGCTAGAAAAATACTAAAAGGTAATTTTCTAGCAAAATGGTATTTTTTAGGGTTTGCGAAAAGATTTGGTTTTCATCCTGTCACTACGCCCTTAACCGCTTTAACTCGCCGTAATATACTTCTTACATATAAGAACCTTATCTTTAAATAAGAATTTATTTTAAAATTAGTAATTCATATGTAATGAAAGTAATTTTCTGATTAAAAAACTTACGAATTAAATATTCTTTTATTTTTAAAAAAGAATATTCTTACTAATTCATACGAATAAGAACAACAGTTATTAGCCTTGAATGGAAAGTATTCATTATTTTATTATATCAATATTGTGATCACACAAATTTTGATTACAAATAGCCAAAAATTAATTTACAAATTTTTTCTACATTTGTAGTTTTAAAAATAAAAATGATTTAAAGAGAAGGTTTTATAGAGTAGGAAGAGAGCATAAGAGATTATGTGAAGTCCCCAAAGTTGTGTACATCCAGCAAATTAAAAAATTCAACTTTTTATTGAAAAAACTGTACACAGAAACTTTGGGGACCAGTAGCTCAGCAGGTAGAGCGCGTGCCTTTTAAGCACGTGGCCGTGGGTTCAATCCCCACCTGGTTCATCATTTCGAATATTGTTGTTCGAAATGATTAAAATAATTTTGTCCCCAAAGTTGTTTAAAACTAGCTTTGGGGACCTGTAGCTCAGTTGGTAGAGCATCGGTCTTATTAACCGAGTGTCTTGGGTTCAAGCCCCAACAGGTCCATCATTCCAAACAAAAAGTTCGGAATGGTTATAAAATTTACATAGGTACCTTAAGAAAAAATTGAATTTTTTTAAAGATTAAATAATTGGTAATTAATTCTTTGGATGACATTGAAAGATAATCTATCATACATAGATTCAATTTTATTGGAGCCATCTACTAGTCTTTATTCACTTTATCAAAAATGGGGTGCACATTATATTTCTGATAATTTAAAAGATGAGATATACGAGATATATATTTCAAAAAATCAATCATGGTGGTGCGTTCGATCTTTAAACAAAACTGAAATTGATCCAGTAAAGTCAGAAAAAATTTCACAATATTATTCATCTTTAATCAGACATTTATTAAAATATAACAAAAAAATTGTATTACATTGTAAGATTCGATGGGAAAATAAGCATAATACACACTCAAATGCATTAGTTTTCACAAAAAATGAAATTACGAACGAATGCAATGTCACTCTTGTTGAACCAAATAAAAAATTATGTTACTCATTTGTAAGACTAATTCGTAAATTAGTTTCGTCATTAAAATGTGATCTACGATTGGTAGCAGCTAATTCTCATTTACAATATGCAACTTATCTTCGTTCACTTGGTTATTCTAATTATCCTGTGTGTAGGCATTTGACACTATTTTTAGTATATCGTTTACTACATAGAAAAAATATTCAGTATAATTCCTTCAGTGATTTAAAAAAAGAACTACACAAACCTTTTAATTTATTCTGTAAAAATCTAGTATAAAAAAACGAAAAACTCTTTGAATTATTTTTATGTTATTTATAACATAAAAATATTAATTAACTATGCCCATCTACCCAGAGAACCAACAAAAATACCAGACGTATTAACTTCATCGGATATGTCTAGTTCTAATACTTGATTAAAAGAACGAGCATTATGAAACATATCTTCCATAGTATTTAGACTACTTAAATCAAACCATTCTAATGGTTGATTAAAAGATGTTGCCCATTTAAACATATGACTCATATCAATTACTCTACCAGTTTCCCAACCATTTTCCCATACTAATGGTTGATCAAACAAAATCGCTAGTTCAAACATATGACTCATATCTTCTACATAACTAGTATCAAATTCTAAAATACTATTAAAGCTATGTGCATCTCTAAACATACAACTCATATTAATCACATTACCCGTTTCCCATACTAATGGTTGATTAAAAGATCCAGCATTTCTAAACATATGACTCATATCTGTTACATTATCAGTTTTCCATTCTAATGGTTGATCAAAACAAACGGCACCGTCAAACATACGACTCATATTTGTTACTTTACTTGTATTAAAATCTAAAAATGAATCAAAAGAAATTGCCCTTTCAAACATACTTGACATATTTTCTACATTGCTGGTATCCCATTGTAATGGTTGGTTGAATTCTTGTGTATTTTGAAACATATAACTCATATCAGTTACACTACTTGTGTTCCAGTTTAATGGTTCATTAAAAAATGATGAACCCTGAAAGCAAAACTTCATATCTCTTACTCGACATGTGTTCCAATTCGTTATGTTATGAAGAGTTATATTTACATAAGAAACTAAAGAGTTCATAGTTCTTACATTACTTGTGTCCCAATAAGTTAGATCTATATCTAAATGAGGTCTCTGATAAATATTAAACAATCCACTCATATCAGTTACTTTTCTAACATCCCAGTATTTTATATTATTAAAGTTATTAGCGGTAAGTAATTGCGTAATTGTTATGTTGTTAAGAGAAGGCATAATCATACGACCTTCTAAAAATTGATTTTCTATTTCATCTGAACTATCAGTTATCAAGTTCAGAAGAAGGTATTGGGCTACATATTTTATGCTGACGAATCCAGATCTGAATATATCTATTAAATCATGAACTCTACTAGTATACAGACCTTCTCTAACACATTGGTGCATGTATTCCTTGATAGTATCACACCATTCTGGATGTGCATCATCTCCGATTACACCCATACTAATCAATAATCGCACCCATAGTTTTGTATCAATAAAATCAAGTATTCTAACCCTAACAAGATTTCTTTGAATTGCCAAATTTATCATACGAATAGAACCTGTATTTGCGATATTAGATTGAAACATTTGGGAATTTTCTTGTGTATCATCAAACAAAGAGTTAAATATCCTAATAATTGCATTATTGGGAAATAAAAAAAAATCAAATTGATGAGCACTCATTTTATATATACATACACAAATTAATATTTTTTAATTCAGTTTTAAATATAAATGTAGTTATATTATATTCAGAATAAAATTGTGTGTGATATATACTTTAGAATTTTTATACAGGATAATATGTCATATATAACTAAATAAAATTATTTATAACATTAAAAAACTCGTTTTTTTCAATATAAAACTTAGTTTAACCATAATCCGTCCAAAGAAAGTTTCAGAAAAATGACATAGCGTATATCAGTTTGTTTTTGAAAAGTTTGGCGGACATTCGTCCGTCTTGGACGGATTATGGTTAAATATAAAAATATTTAATTAGCAATGGAGAGAATCAACATTTTAAAACAAAAAATTCAATTGACTGATTAGATAGTAAGTGGATAAAAATTAAATTCAGATTGTTTTGGCATATTCTTTTATTTATTGAAAGAATATTTTATGAATCTTCCTTGTGAATCATCAAACATAGTTATATGTTTTTGAATCTTCCGTGTGAATTACGAAACATATACGATATATCAACTGTAGTTTTAACCTTATCCCAATCTAATTCTTGATTAAATGAGGTAGCATCATCAAACATATGACGCATATTTGTTACTTTTCTTGTATCCCAATGTAATTGTTGATTAAATGAAGTTGCTTCTGTAAACATAGCAAACATGCTTTCTACATTTTTTGTTTCCCATACTAATGGTTGATTAAATGAAGTTGCACAAGTAAACATATTTGACATATCTTTTACATTATCTGTTTTTAAATCCAACGGTTTATTGAAAGTTGTATTATGAGCAAACATACCTCCCATATTTATTACATTATATGTATTCCATTTCAACGGTTGATTGAATGCAGTTGCACCTGAAAACATTTCTTCCATATTTATTACATGAATTGTATTCCATTCCAAAGGTTGATTAAATGAAGTTGCTTCTGTAAACATACCCATCATGTTTTCTACATTACCTGTATTCCAACGTAATGGTTGATTGAATGATTCTGCACCAGAAAACATAGCAGTCATATCTTTTACATTACTTGTATCCCAATGTAATAGTTGATTAAATGAAGTTGCATTTGAAAACATTCCTGACATATCAGTTACATTACTTGTATTCCATTCCAACGGTTGATTGAAACGAGTTGCATAATCAAAACAATAGGACATATCTCTTACTCTACATGTATTCCAGTTTGTTATTCCATTCATCTTGGTAATACTCATACATTCAGACATATTTGTTACATTTTTTGTATCCCAATAAGTTAAATCGAAACTAAATCTATGGTCCTTAAATAATTTATGCATATCAGTAACATTTCTTACATCCCAATATCTTATGATATCGGTTTTTTTACCAGAACGTACGAATTCTACAATAGTAGCGTTGTTTAATCTAGGTATATCAGTCATGTTACCAGCTAAAAATTTCTTTTCTAATGTACTTGAATCTGTCTTTATCAATTTATCAAGTAAAATTTTTGCATAATTTCTTATAATCAGAGACAAATCACGTTTGTATAAATCTATCAAATCATGAACTCTGCTTGTATATCTAAGTTCTCTAACAATTCGATATAGATAATTTCTAATCGTATCATCCCATTCTTTATGTACTAGTTCTGAACCATTTTGACCTAGATAATGCCTAATCGTATCATTCCATTCTTTATTTTGTTTTCCTAAATTGTAAAATATACCAGTGCTTATCAATAATCTAAGCCATATACGTGTATCCATAAAATCAACTATATTAACTTTACTACTATCTGCTTGAATAGCCGTATTTATAATACGAACAGAACCAATATTTGCAATATTAGATTGAAGAGTATCTGTTTTATCATTAAATAATTCTGTTAGTATTTTAAGAATTACATTTGATGGAAGGAAAGAAAACTGAAATCCAGGTGGTATAGTATCGTCTTTTTCTGATTCAGAATCTTTTTTTCTGATTAATGATGTCCATTCCAACTTACTAACTTTTTTATCTTTTTCTGATTCAGAATCTTTTTTTCTGGTTAATGGTGGCCAATCCGACTCACTCACTTTTTCTGATTCAGAATCTTTTTTTCTGATTAATGGTGGCCAATCCGACTCACTATCTTTTTCTGATTCAGAATCTTTTTTTCTGGTTAATGGTGGCCAATCCGACTCAGAAAAAGATGCGGTCGCTCGTGGTGAGTAAGAATAAGAAGCTATTAGTGATTTTTTTTCGCGATCACCAATATATTTGTATATTTTTTTTCCGTTTAAAATTAAACCAACGAATCCTTTAGGAAGTGGAATTTCTGTGTCAAAAAAGTTTTTAGATCCCCATTGAGTTTCACCTGTAAATATATTTTTGTAATAGTATTCACCAAAAGAACTTTTTTTTTCTTCAAATTGCATTTATTATTAATAAGATAATAAATTATTTAATATACTTTAACAAATGGTGTTTACGCCGGTTAGTTTGGTTAACAATTAATTCTAAAGAATTAATTTTGACTTATTTTACTAAAAATATTGTTACGACGATACTCTATCAAGATATAAATAGTAATTTTACAAAAAAAATATTTTTTTGTAAAATTATATATTTAATTTGTTACTTAATTATAATAATAAATGGAAGAACTTTGTAAAAAATTAATTAAAACGTATAATGCAAATTTATTAGATGGTGCCGATATTGAATTGCAAAAAGCATTTTATAAAGTATCAGAAACAAAACACAATTGTATTAAAGACAGAAATGTATTGTCTGATCTTATTTTAAATCATCTTTACGTAGAACAAAAGCCATGTCCTGAATTTATAGGAGGTCCAAAAACTCTTACTGTACACTGGAAAGAAGAAGAGCAGAAAATGATATATATATTTGGAGAGACTCATTCTGATAAAATGGATTGTGAAAAATTTGGAGAAAAAGCAAATGTTGAGTGGGATAAACCTGGTTCAAAAAAAATGTCAATCGAATATTTTTTGAGTGAACTAATTCGAACTACAGATGTTTTTATTGACGTTTACTTTGAATTTCCTGCATATATGAAAGAACCAAAAAAATATGAAGATTCTTTTGAACCTTTTAAACCAGAACTACGTAGCAATCAACTTTTAGAAAAATTCAAAAAATGTGTTCAATATGCATCTAGACAAGCAAAAGAGTGTAAATTAGCAAGAATTCATTTTTTTGATGTTAGATATGAAGATAATGAAGGTTATAATGAAGGTGTAAACGATGCATCTTGGTTTAAGATTAAAGTAGAAAGAATTTTAAATCTATCATACTTAAATAATCTCGATAAAATAACAAAACTTAAAAAAATTCTATCAAGTGATCAACAAATTATAAACGTGTTGAATGAACTTAATTTATCTTCATCTAAAGATTTTTGGATAGGTCAAATTAAAAAAAATAAATACGCAGAAAAGGAAATAAAAAACTCGTATTTATCAGAAGAAATTATGATATTTATTGAAAAAGAAATGGAAGATTTAGAAGAATATTTAAACAAATGTAAAAAACATGTTTCAAATATTTTAAACCCAGAAATTGATAATGATTATTTTTTACAATCTTTTGAATTTGTTTATTATGTAATTGCACTGATTAATACAATTGTAGCTGACGTATATACTCTTTCAAGAGTTTTTAAAATATTTAAACTTGAAAAAAAGCCATATGAAGGAGCTTCGTCTAACGATCAACCATCTCAACCTCATAATATAATAATATATGCTGGTGATATTCATTCAGAAAGATACAGACGATTTTTAGAAAGCGTTGGTTTTCAAAAAATAGCTAGTTCTGGTGGATCTTTAGAAGATCCGGTTAATTGTCTAAATATGAAAACAATACGACAGCCATTTTTTTCGTTTTGGCCAATGACAATTTTTAATACAAAATTATAACGATATACTCTATTTGGTAATTAAATTTTAAACACGGAGTCCTAAATTTTCTAATGCAATTCTTGCATATTTTTTAGCATTCTCATTCTCGTGCAATAATAGTTCGTAAATTGGTTCAACTATTCCAGAATCCATAATTTTATCTCGGTATGTTAAGGCTATTTTAGCTATTGCGATTGTTGATATAATTTTTGTACGAATAGTATTATCACGAATGAATAAATCTCTCAATATGTTAATTCCATCTTCTAACACAATTCTTTCACGAAGAGTCTGATTTATTGCAAATGTAGCTAGAACACGTGCTGCAATCCAATTATTAGAAGGAGACTCGTTATTGTGAATAAATAAAAGAATTGGTTTTATAGATACTTCTAATGTGCCTATATTTAGGTTCGACAAATTATCAAATATAGTAAGAGAATGAATAGCTAACAAGACATGCTTTTTTATTTTAACGTTTCTATATCTCAAAAGATTTATTAATGGTTCTATTGTGTTTTTTGACAAAACAAGTTCTCTGTAGACTTTATAATTAATATTAGTATCTTTCAACAAATTTTCAATAATTACAACTGTATCTAAAAGTATATCATCATTGTCATCTACACTAGCTAAATTATGATCATCTGACATGATTTCCACAAGTGTATCGATTATATCCTCGTCTACAATTTGCTGAATGTAGTCTTTATCCTCTGCTATGTAGGATAATGCAAAGGCAGCATTCCTTTTACATACTAAATTATCACCTTTTAACAGAACAACCAAAGGTCTGATAGCACCATTTTGAGCAATAATACGAGTATGTTGAGAAGAATTAGTAAAAGTAGCAATAATAATTGAAACATATTGATTTATATCTTCATTTCCTAAACTAAAAAGCTCAATTAGTGGAATTATTCCATTTATTATCCTACTTCGATTATCAACTATTATTGACAATTCAGCTAGTTTTTTTACAGCTTTTTTTTTTGCAGTTTCACTATCGTGAGATAATATCTCTATTAATTCAGGAATACTTTTTTGATCAAATTGTTCGTTAACAAATTGTATTCGTTGATCCCAACGTTTAATTAAATCTCTATAGTTCATATCTCTATTATGCAACTGTGGAACAGTTCTCGCTACACGTGATTCATCTTGAAATTGCCAATGTTTTTCTAAAGATCCAAGATCTATATATTTTATAGCATCTACGCCTGTTGATGTTGGATGCCGAAAGACTCCTATCATTTCGTAAGGCAATATTGAAAATGGTTTCAAAGATACAGAATCTTCTAAAACACTACCGTCTTCAGAGACAAAATTGGCTCCTCCTCTCCGTCTCCACGCAAGATCACGAACATTAATCTCTTTACATAATTCCTCATCAGTCATATCTTTAACGTGTGCAGGTGAAAATTCAGGTGCTATTATACCAACCCATCTTATCATTTTTTCTCTTTCGTATTCTGACAATGTGTCTTTCCCACAAAATTTTCGCCAATTTGGTAAGTGCGTTTCACATCTACCTTCTTCTTCAGCCGTAGTTTCACATTCATAGTGAAATGGACAATTTCCGTCAAGACATTTTCTGCATATTGACATCTGATTGATCGACGGATCAGTGTTTAGAAGTGGTGAAAAATAAGCCGATGACAATCTTTCACGATTTTTACGACTTTTATTTTTAAGTACATGTTTATGATCACCTACATAATTTGTCATTTTTTGTCTGTCATGTTTATGTCTAAAAAAATCTTCAAAATCAAGTCTTCTTAATAAATCTTCTGGTTTGTCTTCATATTGTCTTTGCGATTCTATAAGAAATTCTTTTATTCTTGCAACTGATATTAACCCAATTCCAATAATATTATCGTTGTTGCACGAATAGAATCTCTGTGTTTGATTTGTTCTTAGTACATTTAATATCTCATTTAATCTACCGTAAACCAAACAAGAAACTGGTCTGCGTTTATCGTCTTTATGACTTGTTAACCTAATAGGTGTATCTCCTCTTGGATTATTTCTTGTTCTTGGATTAATTAATCTTGTTTCATTTATATTAAGAGTATAGATTGCTCTGAATTGATAACCATTTTGATGAACATAAACATAATGTTGAGGTACGTTTTGAGTATTATACTTTAATCCTAATTCTTCTTCAAGTTCTAAAAACATTCCATCATCGTATGATTGATCTTTTTTACATTTACCTGACATTCCTATTTGAATATCATAATTGCCATCGCTATCAAGTTGAATTGGTCCTAATATATACATACTATCATCTAAAAATTGAGTATTAATTAAATCATTTAAAAATTCAAGTCCGTATGTGCTTATTTTAATATCGTTATCATATTTCCATACTGATATTTGAGTTGAAACATAATGAAGAGTATTTTTGGGAAAATCTGGACATGAAAGTGCTTTTATTCTATTATGGGGTGGATCAAAAAACCCAACCATAATATCGTAAGACATTTTATTTATTTATAAGAAAACTTATATTTTCTTTTAAATAAATGGAAGATCATAAATCTAAATGTGAATTTGAATGGCTTTGTGATACTCTTATACAAACTTATAACACATCCGTCTTAGATGTATCAGATACAAATTTTAAAGATGCATGTATTGAGGAAGCACATAAATGTGTGAGGAAAGATAAAGATTCTGAAAGAAAAGTTTTATCCCAACTTATTCTTAATCATTCAAAACAGAATGATCCAGACGTTCCAAAAGAAGAAAAAAAACCAATTACTGATTTTATAGGAGGTCCGGTATCTCTAACAATGCATTGGAGTAAACAATACAAAAAATTAATATATATCTTTGGTGAGAGCCATAGCAAACTTAATGACTGTAAGTGGGCGATTGGTTATAAACCTGAACAAGTAATGTTAATAGAAGATTATCTTGAACAATTGTTTAAAAATACAGATGTTTTTATAGATTTTTACCTTGAAACGCCCAGAACTTATCCAGATTATGGCGACACAAGAATTGGTGTAATGGCGACACGTTTTAAAGATTGCTTTTATAATCCTAATACTAAAGAAAATGAAAATAAGTGTAAGTTATCTAGAATGCATTATGTTGATATTAGAGGGGAAAGTTCTGATTTAAAACCCAATCGTATGAGTTATGCTTCTCTTGGAATGACTTATATTTCGGGTAATAAACTCCTACAGAATCTTACGATTCTTTTGGATAAATATAATTATGACACAAAAATTAAACCAATTTTTGAAGAATTTTCTAAAATTAATATTTATGACGACAAAGAAGATGACGAAAAATATGCAGAATATGATGAATTCTGGGATAAACAAATAAAAGAAGTGAATTTTGTTATAAAAAAAGTAGCTAGGTCTACTATACACGATAAAATTAAATCTTTTATTAAAAAAGAATTGCGTGATATCGGGAAATATTCCAAAAAAATTGATGATATAAAAATACTTCTTAAAACAGTTAAAGATTTTATTGCTACAGTAGATAAATACAGCACAGGAACAACAAATAAATATGATTTTGATTCTATTACAGAAAATGATCGTAAGATACTGTTAAATTTAGATTGTTTGGGAATTTTTATAAGCATTAATAGTAATATTATGGATTACTACCTTTTGTGTCGTATATTTAAAGTTTTTGATTTTACAAAACTTAAAAATCATCGTTGGACAGATGAGCCTAAAGAACCACATAACATAATCATTTATGCAGGAGATACACATTCTAAAAATGTGAGACAATTTTTGAAAGAGCTTGAGTTTAAAGAGATTTCTACAACAAACGTAATTAAATCTATAGATATTTGGAAGTTTCCAAAAATAAATCACTGTATAGATATTCGAAAATTTCCACAGCCTTTCTTTTCAAACCATAAAAAAGTAAAATGGAGTGATAAATTAGAGGAAGAAGATGATAATTTATTAAGTGAAGTTGGAGTTGATGAAATTGAACTTGCTCAACTCCAACTTCAAATTGATCATAATCAATCTTGGAGATGGAAAGCCCCACCCAAACCCCAAGAGGAGAAGGTTATCGTGTTGGAAAGAAAAGACTCCTCAGATGATGATCTTTATAATTAATATTATATAACGAGGTATATAATATTAAGTTTAGAATAAAACGATTAACAAATCGCAAAAATAAAATCGAAAATTTGTAAGAAATTTAAAAAAAAAATTAAAATATGGATTATGATACCAGAGAAATTGAATCAATAACATTTGGGATATATTCAGCTGAAGAAGTTTTAAATATGGCTGTGTGTAAACTAGATAATGTAAGAAAAAGTGGACCTGGTAGTATTTATGATCCACGAATGGGTACAACAGATTCAACACAAAAATGCGAAACTTGTAAAGAAAATGCAACTGAATGTCCAGGTCATTTTGGTTATATTGAATTAAACGAACCTATAGTACATCCTCTCTTTTACAAAAGAGTCACTGCTTTTCTAAATTGTTTTTGTCTTAAGTGTTACAGACTTGTATTACAACAAGATCAAATTTCTATTTGCGGTCTTACCAGATACAAAGGAGAAACTCGATTTGCTAAAATATTAGAAAAAATAAAGAAAGTTGATATTTGTTGTCAATATACTGGAGAAATTGATGAAAACGGAGATCCTGTTATATGTGGAAAAGATTTGCCTAAAATTAAGTTTACTGCAGCTGATAGCAATTTTTCTTTAGTGTATGAAAATGGAAAGAATAATAAAACAAGTATTATTTTGACAACGGATGAAATCAAGAAACTATTTGATAATATTTCAAACGAGGATGTTGAATTATTAGGATTTGATCCATTGTTATGTCACCCTAAAAATTTTATTATTTCTGTACTTCCTGTTCTTCCACCTTGTGATAGACCTTATGTTCGTGCAGATAATAAAATGTGCGATGATGATTTGACAATTCAATACATTGAAATTATTAAAGCAAACAATAATTTGATTGACGAAGATGATGGTTCAAAAAAAAATGAAAAACGTGATACGATTCGTCAACGTGCATTAGCTAGTTTACGTTTCCGTATCTTGACCACATTCAACAATGGTCAAGGAAAAGCAAAACACACTACTAATGGAAGACCTATCAAAGGTATTAAAGAACGTCTAACAGGAAAAGATGGACAGATAAGAAATAATATGATGGGAAAACGTGCCATTTTTCCAGATACTCCAGTATTAATGTATAACACCGGTTTACCTAAAAGAGCAGACGAAATAAAAATAGGAGATGTAGTTATTGGAGATGATGGGACTCCGAGAACGGTGATAGATACAGTTAGCGGTACTAGTTCGCTTTATAAAGTCATACAATCAAATGGGGACGACTATGGTATTAGTTGCGAACATATTTTAACACTTAAATATTGTGGACATGCTTGTATCAATTGGAGAGAAAATTTAGGTAAAAATGGGTCTTGGGTTATGAAATGGTATGAAAGAAGTGATAAAAAGATTCACGTAAAAAGAGTATCTGTTATTCCACCAAAAACAAAAGATGATGCATTGAAAGAGGTAGAGGAAAGAAGAGATTTACTAAAGCTAGATAAAGATAAAAAAATTACATGGAATGAGAAGAGAAAAACATATGGAACTTTTCGTTTAAATTATACAGATGATGGGAGTAAGAAATCAATTGAAGTTGTGGTAGTTCCTGGATTAACGAAAGAACAGGCATTAGAAGAGATGGAACAATTTAGAAACACTATCGATGTTAATCCTATTATTGATATTCACGTTGCAGATTATTTATCATTGTCAGAGACTGATCGTCGTTTAATGCTAGGTGTTAAATTAAATACACCTATTCAATGGGAACACAAATCTGTAAGTCTTGATCCAAGAATTTTAGGAATGTGGTTAGGAGATGGTACAGCTGGTGAACCGGTATTTACTTCAATAGATGAAGAATTAATAAATTATTGGAAACTATGGGCATCTAATAACAGAGGTAAGATCGCTATTCACGATAAGAATGGCAAATCTATACACTTTGGTATATCTTCCATTTCTGATAAGGGATATAATTGTAATCCTCTGACACAAAAATTAAGAGAATACAATCTTGTTGGTAACAAGCATATTCCTGAAGATTATATTATTAATGATGTGAACACAAGACTTCTTGTTTTAGCTGGTTTAATTGATACAGATGGCTCAGTTGAAAATGACGGAACAACAATTGCAATAAGTCAATGTTACGATCACAAACAAATTATTGATGGAGCACAGCGTATAGCGATATCTTTAGGATTTAGAACTTCGGTGACTAACAAGAAAACATCCTGGACTAATAAAGATGGAAAACAATATGGAGATGCTTTGAAATTAGTTATATCAGGTTCTGGTATTGAAAATATTCCAACTCTTCTTCCGCATAAGAAATGCTATGCTCCGTCTAAAAAAGATATGTCTTGTTATAACATTAAAGTAGTTGAAGATGGTATTGGAAAATATTACGGTTTTGAAGTAGATAAAAATAATCGTTTCTTGCTAGGAGATGCTACTATCACACATAATTGTGATCAAACCGCTCGTACTGTTATTGGACCAGATCCTACATTACGTATGGGTGAAATTGGAGTGCCAAAAGAAATTGCACAAATTTTAACCTCTCCAGTTCGTGTAACATCTTTTAATATTGATGAATTACAAACTCTTGTTGACAATGGAGAAATTAAATCATTATGGAAACCAGATAGTGACACAGTTATTGATCTTAAACGTTTTCGTCGTGGAACTCGTTTAATGCACGGTGACATTATTCATAGAGCTGGAGAACTTATTAAAGTTATTGATGGAAGAGAATTAGTACAAGAATGTGATCAAGTAGAACGAAATGGAGAATTTCTTACTAAATTAAAAGTTGCAAATCGTAAATACAAAGTACCTATTGGATGGATAGTTGACCGTCCTTTACAAAATGGTAATTACGTATTGTTAAACAGACAGCCAACTTTACATAAATCAAGTATGCTTGCTATGAGAGTTGTAATTATGCCGCATAAAACATTAAGAATAAATTTATCAGTTACTAAAGGTTTCAATGCAGATTTTGATGGAGATGAAATGAATATACATGTACCTCAATCTCTTGAGTCACAAGCAGAAATGAAATATTTGTCGGCTGCTCAATGGAATATGATTTCGCCACAAAGTAGTAAACCAAATATGGCTATTGTTCAAGATTCTTTAGTAGGTGCTTATAGAATGACACAAAATCTTAAAAAATTAACAAAAGGACAGTTTTTTAATATTGCAATGTCTCTGCCAAGAGCACCGTGGTTACAAACAAAAGTTGAAAACGAAAATAGTATTAAAGAAATATCTACATATAAAGTAATGTCTTCAGAAGAAATTTTAGATAGAATTCAACATATACGACGTGTTTTAAAAGAAAAAGAAAAAAAAGTACAATGTTTCAACGGTCATGGTCTTATTTCTCTTTTTCTCCCATTAGATTTTAATTATGAAAAAACAAATGATGTAAACCCAAAAGAACCAACAGTAAAAATATGGAAAGGTGTAATGTATGAAGGAACAATCGACAAAGCAATTGTTGGAGCTTCTCACAGTTCTATTCATCATCTTTTACATAAAGAATATGGTCCAGAAATAGCATCTTATTTTATTGATTGTATACAATTTACTACTAATAAATATCTTCTTATTGATGGTTTTTCGGTTGGATTGGGTGATTGTTTAATTCCTCAAACCAAAAATAAAGATGGTGTTACAAAAGAAGAAGAAATTCGTGATGTTATAAGTAAATGTTATATTGAAGCAGAAGCTATTAAACAATCAACAACACATCCAAATATCAGAGAAATTCGAATTAATGCTTCGTTAAACAAAGCGAAAGACATTGGTTTGCGAATAGCTAAAGAAGCACTTACGGAAGATAATAATTTTCTTTCAACTGTTCTTTCTGGAAGTAAAGGTGATTTTTTTAATATTGCGCAAATTACAGGTTTGCTTGGTCAACAAAATCTAAAAGGTCAACGTGTACCTCTTCTTTTAAATCACGGTAAAAGGTCTCTTCCGCATTATCCATTTGGAGATTTAGATCATGAAATGAAGTATGAGTCAAGAGGATTTATTGCAAGTAGTTTTCTTAGAGGATTAAATCCAAGACAATTTTATTTTCATGCAATGTCAGGAAGAGAAGGTATTTGTGATACAGCTATGGGAACTGCAACATCTGGTTATATGCAAAGGAGAATTGTAAAATTAACAGAAGATATGAAAATACAAGAAGATGGAACAGTTAGAGATACTGTTGGAAAAATATATCAATTGGCTTATGGACAGTTAGGATTTGATCCTGTATCAACTGTTAAAGTTAAAAATGATCAAGAAATGTGTGATATTTCTCGTATGGTTGCTCGTCTAAATATGAATCACGAACTAAAAAAATAATTTCGATTTTTCTCTTATTTATATTAAAATTAATTTTGTTAACAAAATTAATTTATACAATCAAATCATTTTTATTCATAATCAACATCGTCGTCTTCATATTCATCTTCTTCCTCATATTCTTCGTCATCCTCTAATAATTCGTCTTCTACTATTTCTTCTTCAACAGGAATTTCTTCATCTTCTATTTCATCATCATCGCTTTCTAATATTTCGTCATCAAGTTCGTCGACTTTAACATCTGTCAATTTTGTTTTTTTGTCTAGATTATCTGAAATAACATATTGAAATTTCCATTGATTACAAACATCAATATCGTCTTCAGTAAGATCTTCTATTGTGCCATCTTCATTTTGTTTTCCAATTGCTTTCGTAGTCTTTTTGTCAAAAATAAATTTTGTATCTGGATGTTCGTGATTTCCATATTTATTACGACGGATTGCAACGGTTGGAATTGAAGAAGTAAGTTTTTGTGCGACAGGTGTTGATGTTACTTTTTTAGACACCTCGGTTTTCTTTGCTGGAGCTTCTTTCTTTGGAGTATCTGAGATTATTTCTTTACCAAGCAAAAATCCAATTAGTTGTTCTTTTGTACCTGTGCATTTTAAAGAGCGCTGACGACACATATCTTGTAGATCAGTTTTCTTATACTGTGAAAGATCAATTTGATTCAAATCGTTATTTGTATTTTTATCAACAATTGGTGTATCTACAATTTTTTTGTCTGTTGATTTAATAACCTTTTTACCCGAAGTGTCGCTGTCATTCCACAAACATAATAGTTCATTTTGATCTAAATCATACTTAGTTGCTATTTTTTTTACAAAAGAATTAATAATTTCATTTACAGCTTTAGTTACGGTTTGATTCAAAGACATTTTTAATTTTATCATCGATAATTATTCCTTAAACCTCAATTTATTTTTTGCAACATCCAGGATTCTTTGATAAAATTGTTATAAATTTAATTATGATCACATACATAGATTGTTTGTCCAGGAGTAGTTGGTCTATTATGAATATGAAGATTTAATTTATCAACTCCTTCTTTAAGTTCTTCCATTCCGTAGAATAAAAAAAAAGTTTTCATACTACTTTTTATCTCGTTTATGATATCTTGATCAGACATTATATTAACTTTGTCGTTTACTATTTCTATATTAAATCCCCAATATATTTTAGCAGAAATTTGAATTTTGGTATAATTATTCATTTTTATGTATTATTTTTTTCTTAATATAAGATTATCGTTGCTTGGCAAAAAAGTTTATACGATTCTTCTTTACTTTATTAGATATTTTAATTGTATTCTTTTTAATAAATCTAACAGCATTTTCTATAATTTTGGCAATTACATCTTTATCTGTATGATCAAATTCTTCTAACGTTTCTAGGAAATCTTTTATCATAATTGCGTGATTTTTACCAGGTGAATAAGGACTATTACTATCGGAATCATATTTATGACTTCCATCATCCGTTTCATAGCCACTTTCTTCATCACTTTCTAAATTAAAAACTAATTCTTCAGGATCTTCTTCTTCAGGACCTTCTTCCAGACCTTCTTCTTCAGGAACTACTTCAATATCTTCTTCCGGACCTTCTTCTTCAGAACCTTCTTCAGGAATTGTTACATTTACTGTTTCTAATATAATAGAAACAGCTGCTTGTACATCATGTTCTGTTATAGTTATATTTGGTTTTGATTTAGAAATTTTATCATTAAATTTAAAAATTCCACAAATTAGATTAATTATAGCAGATGCAATACAATTACCATAATTATCGTCTTTAATAATTTCTTGACATTGATAAAAAGTATTTGTTAATTCTTGTGCACGTACTATTTCTGAACTAATATCTTGAATTTTTATTTTAGTTTTTAATTTATTTTTAGTCTTGAGATGTTTAATTAAATAATAAATTACTACAGCTAAACGCTTCCATATAACATCAATAATTTTATTATCAAAAGGTGTTATATTGCATTTTTCAACCATTTTAATAAAATAATCAGGTGCTTTAGCTGTAATTTCGTGTGCTGCACCGTAAACTTCTGAACAAGGTTGATAAATATTATCAAGAACCATTTCAGTAAATTTTGGTGATATTTCTACCGTTTTTTTGTATTTATTTTTTAAATAATCTTTCATTATTGTTAACGTTTTACAAGAATCAAACACGCGTTTTTGAACCCAATTTTTCATAAAAGAATCATTTTGGAAAATAAACGTAATATCCTCTGTTTTTAATAAATCAAATGAGTCGTTTATTTCACGTTTTCGACGAATTTCTTCTCTAATTTTCATCAATTCATTCCCAACAACATTTTTAAGAATATTATTATCTTGATCATCATATATTAAGGTTGCATTGCCAGTTGCCAACAGAAAATCTTGTAATACACGATTATCTAAGAATTTTATTTTTAAACCTTCAACAGCATATTTTATTAAATTATCTTTATCAACTTGCTGTTTTTGTCTATTATAAATATTAATAGCAATTGCAGGGTTAATAAAACTATCTTTTGTATATTTGCCAGATACATCTTTTTTTTCTAAAATATATGTATAAGCTTTACTATGTTCAATACCAATGTGAACTAAAAGCTTTACAATAACATAATGTATCACAGTAATATATTGAAAAGATTCAATTCTAAGAATTGTTTTGAAAAAACTCAATGGAGAAAAACAAGTATATTTCAAATGATCATTATATTTAGGATCTAATGGTCTAGAAGAAGGAGGAAAAACAAAAATTTCCCCAGTTGTTTTTTGGTCAAAACTATCTTTTAAATCTTTTTTATCATAAGATAAAGGATAATTGATAGCATCTTCCACATCTTTTCTTGATGGGAAAGAATATGATTTAATAGCAGAATCTTTGTCAATATCATTACATAAATTGTCTGATAACATTCCTTCTGTATAAAGATAATACAGTCTGTCTTCTAAATCAGTTGCCATCAATTGGAATGATGGATCTAAAAAATGCTGTTCTTTTGCTTTTTCATAATCTTTTATGTTTACATGTTTAAATTTTCTATCAAGAAGATAGTCTGCATACATACTAAAAATTCTATTTTTTATTTTCCTTTCATTTTTTTCTAATAAAAGAGGTAATTGCAATTTAAGAATATAAGGTACTAAATTTTGTGGATATTCATATAATTCTTTAATTTCCATTATAACTTTGTTTTTTCTTTCGTATTGAGTTGAAAAGTTTGTTTTAGTAATAAATGATTCCAATTTTTCTTTACCCAATTCTTTTATTATATCTTCTATATTCTTTTTTAAAAAATGTCTTATATCACGACCATTTTTTACAAGAGTTGATAATTCTTGGTAAGTTATGTATATTTCATAATTAGACTGAAGTTCTTTTTCTTTATTTATTGTTTTTTCTTTTTGTTTTGTTTCATAGATTATTTTTTGTCTTTGTTCTTTTAGACATATTCCATATAAATTTTTATCAAGACCGTCCGATTCAGTTCCTAAAAATTCGTTAATATATTTTATATCAGAATTTTTTGTTGATAAAAGCAAACTAGTTAATTCGGGTGAGTTACTAAACATTACATCTAAAGCTGTCATAATTGATGCTTTTAGAACGTTAAAAAGTTCAGAATTATTTAACTCTATGAATTTTTGTCTAACTGTTTTGTAATCTTTTTGTCCACAAATTACTTGTTTGTTAGTATTAGATTTTAAAAGTCTTGCATATATGTAATTTGTGAGAGTAATACAACTTACATTATCAATTTTTACATTATAAGAACTCAACCTTTTCTGTTTATAATTATTACTAAGACACCCAAAAGGTTCGATCGCTGGGTTAAAAATTTTAATCTCTGATGTCATTTTTTGTTAATGCAAATGTTTTACTTTTTTTTAAAAAATATTTTACAGTTTCGATTATTTTCATAAATTAAATAAGACTAAACGACTTTTAAACTGTTCTTAGTCCAAAAACATATGATAAAAGCATTTATTCTTTTCAACCAAGTGTACATAAAAGTTGCGTATTATAAATTACGTATAAAGTATGATTTAAAATAATATATTTTAGCTTAAATGTAATTAATTACTCTGATAAAATGAGTGGATTGCTTTTCCTTACGACTGAAGACTTTAATATTCAACGTGGTGTTAAAGGACATATTATGTGTACAATGATACAAGGATTTTCTTTAATTTTATTTTATTCTACAGAGTGTCAACACTGCCAATCTTTGATTCCGATTTTTAAGCGACTACCTGGTTCTGTAGGTGGTTGTCAATTTGGTATGATAAATGTTAGTCATAATAAACAAACTGTAATTATGTCTAGAGATACTATTGCACCTATTCAAGTAGTGCCTTATATAGTTTTATATATTAATGGTAAACCTCATATGAGATATAATGGTCCATATGTTGCAGAAGAAATTGGTAGATTTATAGTAGAAGTTGCACGAAAAGTGCAAAAGCAGGAAACAGTAGAAAAAGATGAACGAATTACCGAAGATCCAAACGGAGGAATTCCAGCTTATACAATTGGTCACCCACTTTGTGGTCCTGATACTAAAGTATGTTATTTAGATTTTAAAGATGCTTACAGTTCAGATGCTACAGGATCCGAACGCACTTCTAAAAATCGTCAACCTCCTGGGTTTAATCAAGTAAAAAGGTTTTAAAAATTAAATTGAGTTTTAAGAACTACATACTCTTAAAAACAAATATGAGCTTTCCGCTTTTTGATAGTTTAAATAAAGATCTTCCTAAAAAAGATTTATCGATTAATGAAAAAGAAGAATTTATAAATAAAATTCAAGATATAGATAGCACTGGCAGAGATTTAGTATATGCTCTTATACAATTTTACAGCATTTCTGAAGAAAAAATAGAAAATTCTGATGAACTTCCATATAAAGGAATTAAGGAAAAAACGACAAAAGGAATACACGATTTAACTTGGACTTTTACAGATTTTCCTATAAAATTAAGGCATATTTTGTATAAATTTATTAAAATTCATACTCAAAGTGTAGAAGAAGATCAAGAACTTAGAAAAAGAATCGTTTAATTATTATACTCAGTATGAATACAATCATACTAAGTAAACTAAACATAAATAATATTTTATAAAAAATAAAATGTTTAGATCTTTTATTCACCGGAGGTTTATCACTTAACAAAGAATAAGAATTTGTTCCTAATTCTAAATATTTACATACACCCCAACAATTAGGATCTCTGCCAACAGTTACATTTTTATAACGCCCTATATGTCCATTCTTTTCCATATCTTTTATAGGTATTTTTTTACATTCTCTGCCATCACAATAATAACCCATCATATTCGATTCTAATGTAAATTTGTATAAAAATTGTTTATTAATATCTATCTGTTCTAAACTATCTTTTACAATTTCCAGTCGTGACAATTGAGTGTTTATAACAACTATATAATTTTCTGCTCCATAAGTTATATAAAAAATATCTCCGTATGATATTTTATCTTTATTTTTTTTTGGATCAAGAGATCTGAGAATGAAAGTAGTGTTTTCTGTTGAAAAAACAATCGGAGATGCATTCCAAGTCAATATATTTTTATCAGAATTGCTAATTAATAAAGACGTACCTGGTATAGAAATTTGAACTGGAACACCGTATTGCAATGGTATATATTGTGATATTTGACCAAGAGTTTGCGTTGTTTCTCTAAATTGTAAATTATTTTTGTTTTCTTTTTTTAAGTAAATATAATCATTTTCACGAATATTTGTTGTAATAGACATTTTATTTACAACATCAATTATATCTACAACATCTCTAAAAAATACAACATTAGCTTCTTCTGGTGGAAATGGGAAATGATCTGTATTAATAAATGTTGATATTGTAGCATATTTTAATTCTGGATATACATCTTTTTTTTTAAGACGATGAATTTGATTCAACAAAGGATTAACAGTTGTACGAAGTGGTGCACACAATGTACTACCGTTTTCAAATTCAATATGATATCCAGCACCACACGAATCTTTACACTCATCTATACATTCTTTTATTGATTTTCCAGATAAACATATACCATTAACGGTGTCATTGCAATCAGATATGGTTAAAATATCTAATATGGTTTCTGGCCATATAATCCAATTATTTTTATATTTCCAAGGTTTTGGTAATTCTGACTCTTTCATTTGTTTTAATTTAGATAAAGATTTATTTTTAATAGAAATAAGTATACATTTTTATGATTAATCTAAAAACAAAATTATATCTGTTTAAAATTGGAATAATGATAGAAACTACAAAATTAGAAGATAATAAAACGGTTGTTTTTAAATCTCCTATTCAAGGAACTGATGTTCTTGTACGAACAGGTAATAACAAAAAGTCTTTATCTTTTTTTCAAGCAGTGCTTCGTTCTTGTTCAAAAAAATATGGCTCTATGAGCACCGAAGACAAAATAACATTTATTGAAAATTTTCAAAAAGATATTACGTCTAAAGTAGATTGTAAAACTTGGGAAAAAATCAACGGAATGACATCGAAACTTTCGTTTAAAGAAATTACAAATGATATTCTCTTGAATTGTTATCTTTTTTTAGAAGACAATCCAAAAGCAAAAGGAAAATCAACACATCGGGTTATTAAAAAATTAATTGGTGATAATGAAAAATCTCTTGACGTATACAAATTAATTGTAACAACAATTCCATATAAAGATGGATTTAAAAAAAAAATTCTTCCAGACGCTTATTCTAAGACTGAAGATAAAAAAATTTCAATCATTTGTGATGCAATTATTAACGAAACAATGAATTTTATAAAAAATAAAAAATACCTTATAGACACAAACGTAATACGTAAATTCTTGTTAGCTATATTATCTGAAGCAAAAGATCAAGCTTTTAAAAAATTTGTTTCTAATTTGCAAAATGTAACAAACGATGTTAATGAAGATATAGTTTCTCTTGTTTCAAATCATTTTAATCGTGATATATATTTTTTGGATTATAAAAACAGAATGCCATATATACATTGTCAAACAATTGAAAATTTTAGAAAACAAAAATCTATCATCATTTTTTCCTTTGGCAATGGATATTATGAAATTATAGGAAAATTACTACAAGATAATTTTATTCAACGTGAATTCGAGTTTGATGATGATATTATTAAAAAGATGTACACTTTTTTGGTTAATCCAGAAAAAATATTAAAACAATTCAAAGATTTAGTTGAATATTTACCAGAACAATATAAAAAAGAAAATTCAGATTCTGATTCCGACGAAAATTCTGATTCTGACGAAAATTCTGATTCTGACGAAAATTCAGATTAGTTTTTATACAATCGTGTATAAAAAATTACTGTTTAAAATATATATTGATAAAAGAAAAATGGAATTAGATATTGTTAATTTTCTTCCCAAATATCCAAACATAGAACAATTTGATGTTTCTAAAAATAGTTTAAACCCATATGACGAAGATTTTTATAACGTTATTTACAAAAAAAAAGAATTTTATGAAAACAGATTAGAATCTCTAGAAGAAATTCCAAAACAAGCTGGAACTTTGATGAAACATCAAAAACTTATTGCAAGATTTTTTTCATCGAATACACTATACGATGAGCTATTACTATTACATGAGATGGGAACTGGAAAATCATGTTCCGCTATAGGAGCTATTGAACAAATTAGAGAAGAAGGAATGTTTAAAGGTGCTTTATATTTTGCAAAAGGCGAAGCGTTAATCAACAATTTTACAAATGAACTAATTTTTAAATGCACTGATGGTCGTTATATACCAGAAGAATATCAAACTATTAGTGAATTAAAAAAAGTGCATCGAAAGAAAAAAGCTATTAAAGATTATTATCAATCTAATACTTTTGAAACATTCGCTAAAAAAATTAAAGGAAAACAATCACAAGACGACTTAGAAAAATGGTGTGAAAACTTTGATAATCATATTATTATTATAGATGAAGTTCATAATTTACGTATGAAGAGTACATCAGATGATATAGATGAAGATGGTAAAAAATCTGTTTTAAATGTATATGATGAGTTTTGGAGATTTTTACACGCTGTAAAAAATTGCAAAATACTCCTTATGTCTGGTACTCCGATGAAAGACGGAATTGATGAAATAGCGTCTGTTATGAATTTGATTTTGCCAAAAGATAAACAAATGCAATCTGGTGATGTTTTTGTTGACGAATTTTTCACAAAAAATAATAATTTGTATACAGTTAAATCTCAATTTTATGTGAACGAACTTAAAAAAGTTTTCAAAGGAAGAGTTTCTTATTTGAAAGCGATGCAATCAAGTGTCAAAAAAGAATTTTCTGGTGATAAACAGGGAACATTACAACATTTGACAGTTGAAGAAGATCGAATGAGTGATTTTCAAACAAAATATTACAATTTAGCTTACGAAGAAGATGGAAAAAATAAAGGAGTTTGGTCGAATTCAAGACAAGCGGCTCTTTTTGTTTTTCCAGATGGTCAATGGGGTAAAGAAGGATTTAAAAAATTTATTAAAACAAAACAACAAACTGTTATTAAAAAAGAAACGAAAGGTAAATTAGCATTTTTTCTCTCTCGTGATCTAAGAGACCAAATTAAAACAAAGGAAACAGATACTTCAGAACAAATGTTAAAACGATTAAATGTTTTTAGTAGCAAATATGCTAAATCAATTCAAACGATTCTTCAAGCACAAAAAGATAATAAATCGGTTTTTGTTTATAATGAATTTGTTACAGGATCTGGTATTATACTTTTTGGACTAATTTTAGAATTATTTGGATTTATAAAAGCATCTGGGTTAGAATTAGAAGGTGATCAAAAACCTCGATATGCAACTTTAACAAGTGATACATCTACAGACAGACAGATAACTTTAATTTCTGAACGTTTTAACAAAGCTGATAATATGAACGGAAAAATTATTAACGTTATTATTGGATCTCGTAAAATATCAGAAGGATTTACGTTTAAAAATGTGCAAGTTATAGATATTCACACACCTTGGTTTAACTATAGCGAAACATCTCAAGTTATTGCTCGTGGTTATCGTCTAGGTTCTCATAGAGATTTAATTGACTCGGGTATTGTTCCGCAACTTACTATTTATCAACGTGTGTCTATTCCTTCTGATGAAGAAAAAACAAGTATTGATTTAGATATGTATAAAATTTCAGAAAGCAAAGATATTTCTATAAAAGGTGTTGAACGTATTATGAAAGAATCTGCTTGGGATTGTGCACTTACATATAGACGAAATTTAATAATTGGAGAAGATTACAACAGAGATTGTGATTATACAAACTGTTATTATGAATGCGACGGTTGCGATGGAACACCTAAAAACTTGACAAAACTTGATTATTCAAGCTTTCATTTAAAATATAACGAAGATAATATTCGACTTGTTATTGACAAAATAACTATTTTGTTTCGTAATAATTTTAGACTTGAATTGACAGTAATTATAGATCAGTTTCCTGATTTATTGAATTCGGATGTAATATCCGCATTGCGTATCATTATTAACGAAAGTAGAAAAATTATAAATAAATATGGGTTTCCATCTTATTTGAAAGAATATAAAAATATTTTTTTTCTAGTTGATAGTTTATCTTCTTCTGAAACAGATTATTATACCGAACATCCTCATCTAAAAAACCAAATTTCTTTTACTAATATTGTAGAAAATTTGTATGTTGAATCATTACCTAAAATTGTTAATAAATGTTGTACAACAGCAAATAATATAGAAGATATTCGTACATTTATGGTTCGTCTTCCAGTAGAAGTAAATGAATATTTCCTAGAATCTGCTATAAAAAGCGAATTTCTTAATCGTGTAAAAGGCAAACAATTTACTGCACGAGAAGAAAAAATTAGGAAACTCATCCTTGAGTATTTTGTAAAATATTATATTAATCTTGACGGAGTATGGGTTTCTTGGTTACTTGAAGATAATTTTCGTTGTTTTAATGAAGAAATTGGCGAATGGAATGATTGCGAATCAGAATACATTCAACAAATTGAACTTCTAAACGATAAAAAAGAAAAAGAAATCAAAACAAATATTTATAATTTTTACGGATTATACAATCGTGAAAGTAAAAGTTTTTGTCTTCGTGATATGAGTAAAGATGATCCAGAATTAAAAGGACATCAAAAAACGTCTGGCAGAGTATGCACAACAATCAAAAAACCAGAATTAATAAATCTCGTACTCAATAATTTTAAATTTAAATTACCGACATTAGAAGAAATTAATGAAACAGAAGAAGAATTAAAAATATTGATGGATGACAGTGAATCAAACCTTGATAATATGAGAACAATTTTAAGACAAATTAATGCACAAACAAAAGAAAAAATATTAAAAGATATCAATGATAACAAATATGTTAGATCTGTAATAGATGATACTTCCGTTTTAAATGATCAACCAATAGATGAGTTAAAACGTATACTTTTTTGGTGCAAACAAAAATCTTCTCCTTTATGTGGATATATTCACATTTGGATGAAAAAAATGAATTTCTACATTGAAAATAAATCTTGTAAATCTAAACATAAAAATAAATCGGGAGATTAAATTTAATATTCAAATAAGTTTTTCCGTCTCAATATCTTATATTTACCAATATAAGATCTATATTTAACATTTTTAGAACTAAAATTCTAAAAAAGCGGAGGAGGAGGAGGAGGATAAAAAAAAAGATAATCCAAAGGAAATTTTTTTAAGAATTTTTGAAATTATTTAGAGAAATAAAACAAAAGTTTTTCCTCCTCCGCAAAACTTTTTTTAAAAACTGGAGAAGATAATTTTGAAAAAAATCCGATTATGTGGATATAAAAAATTGTCAATAATTTACTTTTTTTTGTAAATCTATTTTAAAAAACCACATAAATTAACAATAATATTTACCTTTTTTTGTAAATCTTAACTTAAAAAGGTAAATATACATATAAAATGGAATGCGAATTTTGTAAAAAACTTCTTAATAGTAAATCCGCACTAAATGTTCATCAAAAAAATACGAAATATTGTCTTAAACTGCAAGGAAATTCTCAAAAAGGACAATTTGTATGCGAATGTGGAAAAGACTTTCATAATAAACATCATTTGATTAGTCATCAAGATGTATGTCGAATCGTAAATACAGTATATGTTCAAGAACTTCGAAATAGAGTTAATACTGCAGAACAAGAAAATATTATACTTTCTTCCAAGTTATCTGATGCTTTTAATACTATTAAAGATCTACAAGATAGGCTAGAAAATATAACTATAAAAGCTATTAATCGACCATGGCAAACTATTGTACAGATTGAAAAAGAAAATGAGAATCCTGAAGAACCAACTGATGAACCATATGAACTTGTACCTCTTGAGCTTGATAATGGTTATATTATAGAAAGCAGAGAAGATGGATATATCAACATTACAAACCTATGTAAAGCAGGTGGAAAAGAATTCAACGACTGGAATTATCTTGATAAAACAAAACAGTTTCTTAAAGCTCTTTCTAAAGCGGTAGGAATTCCTACCTCCTTACTAATTCATTTAACGATTGATACTTGGGTTCATCCTCAGGTTGCGATTAATATAGCACAATGGATATCTCCTCAATTTGATATTAAAGTATCTGCTTGGGTATTTGAAGTTATGATGAGTGGTAAAATAGATATTACAAATACTAAGAGTTATAGAGAATTAAAAGAAGACAATAAGAATAAACAACTTAAAATACAGCTAATGACTAAAAAATATGTAAAGAAACAACCTCGTATTAAGTACGAGGAGAAGAACGTATTATATATCTTAACAACTCCTAATATGAAAAAAGAAAGGCGTTATATACTTGGTAAAGCAACAAATTTAACATCTCGTTTATCTGTATACAACAAATCAGATGAACATGAAGTAGTATATTATCAAGAATGTCAAGACGAACAAATAATGAGTATAGTTGAATCTCTTGTATTTTGTAAGCTAAACCAGTATAGAGAACAAGCGAATCGTGAGAGATTCTTACTTCCAGAAGATGCTTCGGTTAATTTGTTTTCAGATGCCATTAAACATTGTATTGAGTTTGTAAAATAAAAGACTAAAAATGTTCTTTAGAACCAAAATTTTAAAAAGTCGGAGGAGGGGCAAATAAAAAAGATAATCAAAAGAAATTTTTTTAAGAATTTTTGAAATTATTTAGAAAACTAATTTCAAAAAAGTTTTTCCATCCGCCAAACTTTTTAAAAACCCGGAGAAAATATTTTTCAAAATCCGATTCTGCGGATATAAAAAAATCTCAACACACACAAAAATTTTATTTTTCTATGATGACTATTTTGACGGTAATTTTGTCTAAATTATTCTCTTAAAAGGGAAAAAAAGGAAAAAAAATTATTTCTTTTTATTCCCTTTTAAGAGATTTCTTAATTTAAAATAATAAAATATATTAAATAAAATGAATTGTGAGTATTGTAATCATTCTTTTGTTAGCAAGATTTCCTTATCTGCTCATCAAAAAACAGCTAAATATTGTTTAGCTCTTCGCAATGTAGATATACCAGTTGATCATATATGCGAAGGTTGTGGTAAAAAATTTACACGTTCGTATCATTTAGAAAGACATCAAAAAACATGTAGTGTTAATGAAAAATTGTATACACTTGAAGAACAACTAGAAATACAAACCAAAGAAAATAGAGAGAATAAATTAAAATTAGAAGAAATGAAAACCAAACAAAATAGAGAACATAAACTAAAATTAGAAGAAAAAGATAATTATATTCAAAAGTTAGAATTGACTATTAAAGATCTACAAGATAGGATAGAAAATATAACTCTACAAGCTATTAATCGTCCTACCCACCAAACAAAAAATAAACAGATAATAAATCTTGCGCCGTTTGATCTAACTCAAGATAAGGCAAAAATAATTTTTGCCAATAAATATACTCCAGAATATTTTCTTCAAGGTATGAAAGGTTTGGCTAGGTTCGTTAGCGATCATATAGTTAAGACTGATACTGGTGAAAGTATTTACGCTTGCTATGATAGAAGTAGAGATGTTTTCAAATACAAAAATGAAGCGGGTGAGTATATCAATGATATTAAGGCAGTTCGCTTGGTAGAAATTATACACCCTGCCGCAGCAGAACATAGTAGGTCAATGAATGATAAATTCCACGAGGAATATATGTCTGCCTTATCAGAATACGATGAAGAAAATCTAACAAATAAAATAACTCAAAATGAATTAGATTGTAAAGAAATGAAAGCTACACAATCAAGAGATTCCAATTTTTTACATAAGTATCTGAATACAGAGTTAGATTCGTTTTCAAAAGAGCTTGGTAATAATATAAAGATATAAAAATTATATTTAGCAGACTACTTTTTTTAAATAAACCAATTATTTGAAAAAAAAAATTTCAAATCTGATTTCTATTATATAAATAAGAAATGAATTGTAATGATTTAAGACAAAATTGGCGTAAAACATACGAAAATGGTGAAAAACTTCCTGAATTATGGGAAAGAAGAATTAGTAAAACCTACAGTATACTACTAGAAGACTTGATATTTTATTATAAAAATCTAATAACAAAACAAACACAATGGTGTGAACCAGAATTTTCACCTAACGAATTGTCTATAAAAGATCCAAAAATTACAACTCATATGGTTAAAGGTTCTAACACAAGTCAAGATCTTGATCCAACAATTGTAAAGGATACTAAGAAAACTCCTAATCAAGATGAAGTAGCAACTCCAACTCCTGTTACTACTCTTGATACCAAGATAATTCAAGATGCGGTCGCTGATCCAATAATTGTAAAGGATACTAAGAAAACTCCTGATCAAGATGAAGTAGCAACTCCAACTCCTGACACTACTCTTGATACCAAGATAAATCAAGATGCGGTCGCTGATCCAATAATTGTAAAGGATACTAAGAAAACTCCTAATCAAGATGAAGTAGCAACTCCAACTCCTGACACTACTCTTGATACCAAGATAAATCAAGATGCGGTCGCTGATCCAATAATTGTAAAGGATACTAAGAAAACTTCTAATCAAGATGCAGTAGAAATAATTACAACTCCTACTCCTAATATGACTCCTAATACGACTTCTGATACCAAGATAAATCAAGATCAAGATGCCGTTTCTGATCCAATAATTACAACTTCAATTCCTAATACTACTTCAACTCTTGGTACAAATACAATAATTGATAACAAGATAAGTCAAGATCAAGTTGCTGATCCAATAATTGTAAAAGATAACACTACAACTCAAGATAAAGTTTCAGATCCAATAATTGTAAAAGATAACACTACAAGTCAAGATAAAGTTGTTGAACCAATAATTGTAAAAGATAACACTACAACTCAAGATAAAGTTGTTGATCCAATAATTGATAACACCACAACTCAAGATAAAGTTGATGAACCAATAATTGATACCACTACAACTCAAGATAAAGTTGTTGATCCAATAATTGGTAACATTACAACTCAAGATAAAGTAGCTGATCCAATAATTGATAACACTACAACTCAAGATAAAGTTGTTGATCCAATAATTGTAAAAGATACTAACACAACTCAAGATAAAGTTGTTGATCCAATAATTGTAAAAGATACTAACACAACTCAAGATCAAGTAGCTGATCAAATAATTGATACCACTGCAACTAAAGATAAAGTTGTTGATCCAATAATTGTAAAAGATACTAACACAACTCAAGATCAAGTAGCTGATCAAATAATTGATACCACTACAACTCAAGATAAAGTTGTTGAACCAATAATTGATACTATTACAACTCAAGATAAAGTTGTGGATCCAATAATTGATAACACTACAACTCAAGATCAAGTAGCTGATCAAATAATTGATACCACTGCAACTAAAGATAAAGTTGTTGATCCAATAATTGATACCACTGCAACTAAAGATAAAGTTGTTGATCCAATAATTGTAAAAGATACTAACACAACTCAAGATCCAATAATTGTAAAAGATACTAACACAACTCAAGATCAAGTAGCTGATCAAATAATTGATACCACTACAACTCAAGATAAAGTTGTTGAACCAATAATTGATACCATTACAACTCAAGATAAAGTTGTTGATCCAATAATTGATAACACTACAACTCAAGATAAAGTTGTTGAACCAATAATTGATACCATTACAACTCAAGATAAAGTTGTTGATCCAATAATTGATAACACTACAACTCAAGATAAAGTTGTTGATCCAATAATTGTAAAAGATAACACGACAACTCAAGATCAAGTAGCTGATCCAATAATTGTAAAAGATAACACGACAACTCAAGATCAAGTAGCTGATCCAATAATTGTAAAAGATAACACTATAAGTCAAGATAAAGTTGTTGATCCAATAATTGTAAAAGATAACACTATAAGTCAAGATAAAGTTGTTGATCCAATAATTGTAAAAGATAACACTATAAGTCAAGATAAAGTTGTTGATCCAATAATTGTAAAAGATAACATTACAACTCAAGATTTGGTAATAAATACCGATCCTACTAATGTACGTCAAGATATTAGAATTATTGTTAGTGATTTAAATAAGTTGATTGAAGAAAAAAATAATAGTATCGAAACAAAAAATAATGAATTAGAATTTGTAATTAATTCGATGGAAGATTTTATATTTGGTCTTATGAGTACAAAATTATTTATTGTATTGTTAGAAAAAATTGGCATAGAATATAACAAAACAACAAAAATATGGATTAAAGATACTAATAATGGTTTGAGTATTCCTCGTTTTCTAATTCATTTAAATTTATTTAAATATAAAAGTAGAATACATGATTTGTTAGATATAATAGATGACTCAACAAATTATGATAATATTATAAAGATTGCAAATGTTCTTTTAGAACATATTAAACTTGATCCAGAAGGTATAGAAAATATAATTGATCATATTAAAAATCAAAGAAAAAAGCAAACAAATGAAGTAGAATTTATTGAATATTGGGATGTTAGAAAAATTAGTCCCATCAATATATTAAATGATTTAGAAATAGTAAATAAAGTGATTAACTTGCAGTACTGGGATACTTCAAACTTTACAAGTATGAAAAATATGTTTTCATTAAAAGACAATGATAAATCTAAAAAAACTCAGTCTATAACATTTATGTTTGATATTAAAAAAATAATAAAGACTAAAAAAACTCAGAAAGTTGAGTCGGTTGTTGATTCGCTTGAAAATTCGGTTTTAGTAAAAGGATTAAAGTATTGGAACACGTCTAAAGTAACTAATATGAGTTCTATGTTTAAAAATAATAAATTATTTAACGAAAAGTTAGAATGGGATACTAGTCAAGTTGTAGATATGAGCTATATGTTTAATAATGCAAGAAATTTTAATCAATCAGTAGAAAATTGGGATATTAATAAAGTTATTAATATGAAATATATGTTCAAAAATGCGATTAAGTTTGATCAAAATATATCGTGGGAAACAAAACTAATTTTTGATGATGATATAATTACTGGCTCAAAAGCTCAACTTACGTTTGATTATTATTCTTAAACAAAAAGATATTTAATTTTTAATCACAAATTATGATTAAAAATTATGTATTGTTTATCGGTACTTTAAAATTCCGGCTCTGTTTGACTCTTTATTATATATTTGTCTTAATAGTATATTTCTGTTTTTGTTTTGAAAAAGTTTATCCCCAAACGAATTGTAAATAACTTCATTTGTAGGTTCAAACTCAAGAAGCTGAATTCCTTTATAAAGACAATTTGAAGGTACAAAATTTGTTTTTTCGTTAAAACCTAAATATTTTGAGGTACACAAACCTAATAATCCAGGACCTGTAAAATTTAATCCTTTTTGTGGCATATTTAGTTCTACTTTTTTTACAATTTCATTAATACATATAAGCATTACTGGATGTCGTGGAATAATAGCTATAAAAGCATTGAATAAATCTTTCGGATTTAAATCAACAGGAGTTACAAAAGTAGCATTTTTATCTATAACTTCATCTATTGGACCTAAGCATACAGTATCTATATCTATATAAACTCCGCCATTTATATAAAGCTCGCAATATCTCCAAAAGTCTGCTTTAAATGCGCCAAAATTTATTTTATCGTACACATTTTCAAATCTTTTTCCAAAATTTTTTCTGATGAACTTTTTACAATCTATATCATCAAAAAGAGTGTATGTAAAATTTGGGTTAAAATCCTTCCACGTTTGAGAAAACTGTTCTAAACTACCAATATCGTGAGTACGCCACGTTTGTACAATTCTTTTTGGAATTCTGCTATTATTTTTAGAGAGTAATCTCTCTACGTTTTTAGGTTCATAATTGTAATGATAAAACCATAAAAAAACAATTATAATAAATATACCACTAAAAACAAAGATTATTTTTTGCATTATTTCTTATTAAACAAGAAAAATTATTCAATAATTTTAAACTTATTTTTTAAATGCTCCTCTAAGGCTTATGTTATCCATACTCAAAACAATTAAATTTGGATAGTATGGTACTATTTTATTTTTACAAAATTCACCAAAATTAGATAGAGAATACAAATAATTTACATTTTGAACTGCAAACTCAAAATATTCAGTTTGGTTTCCTTGACTAGGAAAAATGAGAGAATATGTTACTGTACCAAAAGACTCAAGTGCTATTTTAAATTCTTCAAGATTTAATGACATTCTTTATTACTACATAATATTATTTCTATATTTTTATAATTAATTGTATATTTGGACGACCTGTATTGTCTATTGTACCAATAGTTGTTGGGGGTGGCATTGATTCATCTTGAATACTGTAATAACTATTATTCAATCCATTTGAAGTGCATTTACTATTTGGAATTGATGAAGTTCCTGGAACATAAGCCCCGTTTCTGTTTTCCCATAAAACTAGCAAATTATTTGTAGGATTATAATTATAAGGTGTGTCGAATTCTATTTCTAGCCAGTTATTAAAATCTTCAGGTACAATCCAAACAAAATTTGATTTTACAGTTGTAAAATTATCTGACAACTGACTCATATTATTTTGTGTATCTGGTGGAAATATATTTGAATTGACTTGTGATAACTTTAATGTTTGATTATTAACTTCTCGGTTAGAAGTAGCGTCACCCACCATATTAAAACGAATACCTGTAATCCATACGTTTCGTCCAATTCCAATTTCTATATTTGTGTAGATGTATGCAAAATATCCAAAACGATAATACATATACATTGGAAAAACGGCTCTTGTAATAATACCATTATCAATTGTTTTTTCAAATTGACTTTGAATATAATTAATAAACATAAACACTTTTCTTTTACAAATTAGTAAGAATTTAATTTAATTTAAGATAAATTTCCAATTAAATAGCATTTTAAACCTCTAGCTGTTGCGGGTGCGCCAACATTATCGACTCTTATTGAAATAATACTATCTTCGGTATACGTGTAAATATTACTAGTATTTACAATAAGATTATTGTTTTGGTTTATTTGTGCTACTACAGTTGCAGCCCCAGTAGGTCCACTTATAACAGAAAATCTAAAACCAGTCGCACCCGCACCAATTGAATTGAGATATGATTTAATTTTAGTAGTAGTAAATTGTCGTGGACACCTAAAAGAAACCTTTTCACCAGTTGTAGTTATATTACTTACTTCGTCAGTGCAAACAATACCAATATCATACTCTGAAGATCCCAAAGCAATACCAGCAGGTCCTTGGTTACCTTTGTCACCTGTTGGTCCAAGAACACCTTCTAATAATATAGCTGATAATATTACATTTGTATAAGAATAAGGGGTTCTTGCAGGCTGATTGTCGCTATTTTGGCTAGTTTTTATTGTCACAATATCATTTGCATTAAGAGAAACTATATAAGAACCAGACATAGTTAAATAATAACCACTTAGAGCATCATATCCTGATACAGTTCGTGATAAAGTATCATTAACACTATTACGAGCAAATATATTATAAATTATATAATCACAAGTTGTTCCAGGAAGTAAATTACCGTCAAGAAAGTCTGGACTTGCGACTGTATATGAATAATTAAATAAATAAGTAGAAGTTTTTAAAACTCTAATGCCTCCTGTTGCACCTGTTGCTATACTAAATGTACGATTATCAGTATTTATTACCTCTCTTTGAATAGGTATTTCTATATAGTTCTTACTTCCGGTAGCTTGATATCCACCAGTCGGGCTTATTGTTGTAGCAGTCATTGTACTTAAAACTCCTGCTGTAAAATAAGGTCCTGTTGGTCCTTGGATTCCTTGAATTCCTTGAAGCCCTGTTGGACCAGTACGACCAGTTAGTCCTGTATGACCTTGAACTCCTTGAGGTCCTTGAACACCTTGAGGTCCTGTACGACCTTGAACTCCTTGAGGTCCTGTATGACCTTGAACTCCTTGAGGTCCTTGAACACCTTGAGGTCCTGTACGACCTTGAACTCCTTGAGGGCCTGTATGACCTTGAACTCCTTGAGGTCCTTGATTTCCTTGAGTTCCGGTTGGTCCTGTACGACCTTGAACTCCTTGAGGGCCTGTATGACCTTGAACTCCTTGAGGTCCTTGATTTCCTTGAGTTCCGGTTGGTCCTGTACGACCTTGAACTCCTTGAGGTCCTGTATGACCTTGAACTCCTTGAGGTCCTTGAACTCCTTGAGTTCCTGTTGGTCCTGTACGACCTTGAACTCCTTGAGGTCCTGTAATACCTGTTGGACCAGTACTACCAATTGCTCCTTCTAATAATACACATGACAATCTTATATTTGTATAAGGATAAACATTTGGCCCTTCAGGTCTTGTTAATATTCGTACGGTGTCATTTAAAGCAAGATTAAATATATATGAACCAGATATGCTTATATATGATCCAGACGAACTTTCATAACCTACAATATTTTCTGTTTGAGGTTGATGTATATTATTTATTGAAAATTTGTTACGAACTATCAATTCATCTGCGACTTGTGTATTTTGCACAGTATACGAATAATTAAATAAATATGAACCTGCTTTTAACACCTTAATACTGTCACCTGTCATACTAAATATAGATAAATCTGTATTTATTAAACTTTTTCGCAAAGGTAGTATAGAAAATTCTCCTGTAGAACCTGTAGCACTAAAACCACCTGTTGCGCCTGTTGCACCTGTTGCACCTGTAGAACCTATTACAGATATCGTACTTATCATACTTGTCGAAAAAACAGGACCCGTTGGTCCTGTAGTACCTTGAAAACCAATAGGGCCGGTAGCGCCTGTATTAGAAGCAGAACCAGCTATTCCCTGTTGTCCTGTTGGTCCCGTAACACCTCTAATACCTGTAGGACCAGTAGCACCTGTACTTGAAGCAGAACCAGCTATTCCTTGTGGACCAGTTTGACCAATACCTTTTTCACCAGTTGGACCGGTTATACCTGTAAATCCTTGATTACCTTGATTACCTTGATTACCTTGAGCACCTTGATCACCTTGATCACCTTGATAACCTGTAAATCCTTGATCACCTTGATTACCAGTAACACCTTGAGGACCTGTAAATCCTTGATCACCTGTAAATCCTTGAGCACCTTGATCACCTTGAAATCCTTGATCACCTTGATAACCTGTAAATCCTTGATCACCTTGATTACCAGTAAAACCTTGAAATCCTTGATCACCTGTATGACCAGTAACTCCTTGAGTTCCTTGATCACCTGTATTACCAGTAACACCTTGAGGACCTTGATCACCTGTATGACCAGTAACTCCTTGAGTTCCTTGAGGACCTTGATCACCTGTATTACCAGTAACACCTTGAGGACCTTGATCACCTGTATGACCAGTAACTCCTTGAGGACCTTGAGTTCCTTGATCACCAGTAACTCCTTGATTACCTTGATTACCTTGAGGACCTTGATCAC